ATCGGGTGTATTAGCTATGTAGATGCTGGCGCATGTAATGTAATATTGCGAGGGTGGATTGAAACTAATTAGGAATTATATAGGAGATAAAATATGGCAACTCAAACACAAATAAGCGATATTGTTAATATATTGCGCGATTCTGTAACTGAATTATTGGTAACAGCAGATAGGTTATCAGGAATAAATGTATCATACACTGCTTTAGGCTTGGCTTCGGGAGGTACAGCGTTGGATGACAACGATATGATTGGCTCTAATGATGGCATTACTGCTACTCAAATAAACGATGCGCTATATGCAATAGGACTAATATTAGCAGTTGTAAATAGCGGAAACAGAACAACCCTTGAACTCATTCGTACTACATATTAATTAAAACTAAAAGGAGATTAAAAACAAATGTCAACAACTTTTTCAAATACTTTAAAGGTTCATCCTGCAGAAGATACTTCTTCAATTGAAATTACTGAAGCGGATGACCAAAACGCAAACACTATTAATTTATGGGATATGAACGGTAATCTAATTGGTTTTCTCGCTCAGGGCGGACAAGTTATTATGCCAAGTTATGTTGGCAGACAACCATCGGGGGTAAACGGGAATGCTTTTGAAGTACAATCACCTTCTCCTACTACTTGGGTAGTCTCTTCTTGGAAATATAACGGATGCTTTCTTCCTGGTAAAGTGAGTGGTAGTGAAGCATATAACGGTTCGTTATATATTGATTCTACTACAGAAAAGCTAATGTTTAAAGATTCTTTGGGAGTATCACACGAATTGTATTAAGGAGTAACATGGCAGAATCTTGTACACGCAATATTGCATTTAATAATTTTAAAGATACGAATATTAGTTTTGTGCCAGACAAAGAATTGTCAATGTATTCTCCTGGTCTTCCGAGCTTTTTATATCCCTGGATATTACAATATACTGTTGAAAGATTAGGGTCTCAGGTAGGCTTTTGGAGAGAACTTGGTATTTGGAAATCTGATGCTATTTGGTATGGAGGTACAATGTAATGGCAATTAAAACTTATGATTCTGCTAAAATAGTATCCGATGTAACAACCGGTGGCGAAGCAGAAGTAACATTAAACGAGGTAGGAGTTGATACGGAACGCGCTATAAAATATGTTGAATATGCGGACTTTGATGCCGTAAATTATGCAGACACAGACACCACAGTTATTATTAAAATGACCGATGGTACTACTCAAGAATGGTCATGGGATACCTCATATGCTGGTGGTTGGGGAAGAACAGAAAATGTTTTACCCAATACTTTTTTAGCAAGACAAGGATGTGAGCTTGAGCCAAATTGGAATGTCGTTGGTACTCCGGAGGTATATGCCCTGAGTGGTTTAAATACTACCAAAATTCAGGTAGGAGTTGCAAAACCAATTACAACCACACATACTGTTACATTCCCTGTAGCATATAGTTATGCTCCATTAGTGTTTTTGCAAACTGTTAGTATTGCTGGTGTTTCACCAATCACATATGTTGCAACTATAACAGAAACTACTGCTACTACAGTCACATTTATAACTGATACTGCTGATTCGGACTTGGTAGTAAATTGGATGGCTATTGGGCCAAATAATACCTATGGAATTTAGTTAAATAGAAAATAAGGTAGTCAAAAAGACTACCTTATTTTTATATCAAAATTTATTTACAGATTATGAATACCGCCGGTTGTACCGCGATCACTATTTGTTCTAAATTCTTCCAGTGTTACCTCTTTTACTTTTGGTGTAGCAATTGGAATATAAACCCCTTGACAAATCTTTTGATTAGCACTAACTCTAATAACAGTATCAGTAGTGTTATACATTTTTACTACAATTTCTCCTTCATAACCAGCGTCTACTACACCGCTACCAGTTATTGCAATAGCTTTACCGTTATCTAATAACTTTAGCATATAACCTTTTGGTGTTTCAATAGCAATACCCGTGTGTACAAGAATAAAGTTGTTAGGTTGAATATAAGTGTCAGTGTAGTCTAAAGGAGTATAGAAATCTAATCCCGCGTCAGTTGCGTGTTTGCGAGTTGGAGTTATTGCTGTTTTGTTTAATTTTACAAACTTGACTTCAAGAATATCATCCCATAAAAAGTAACTTTTATTATCAAGTTTGACATGATTTTGGTCAATTACTTCTACCCATTGATAATTTTTAGGTTGAAATCTCAAAGTAGGGTCATATTGAACCCATAAATCCTTTGAATTTAACAGGCATGTATCAGAAGAAGGCGGTTTATTATTAAGTGTTATAGTATAACTCGAATTAGCCATATTAATTGCTTGTGCTAATGATTGAACATCAACAGGAGTATAATGCAAATAGAGTTTGTGTCGGGGATCATTTGAAAAATAATCGCATTTTCTTCCAATAATTTCACCACGAAGATTTAGAACATTATCATAATCATCTAAATAGTATTTAATGTTAGATGAATTTGCACTACTATATTCGTGAGGCTCTATTCTTGCTACTTCCGAATATGGAATTGTACATATATTAGTATATACAAAAGGAATATTATAGAAATGCGCATATTCTTGTGTACTCATATACCCGTCGAGTTCATAAACATAAATCCAATCATGTTCGTCTAATTTTATCCATTCATCATTATCGTTTAGAATTTCAAGACAATGTTCAGTGTTATTGTTGCGGATTGCATGTACTTTTGGTTTAGTCATTTGAGTCTCCTTTTGGGTACAATTGTTTAGAATAGATTTCCCCATTTTCGCCATATACCGGAATATACATTAGATTGGGTTTAGTATTTTGCTTATTGCTTTTGTTAAACTGATCAAATTCAAGATTAGTTTTATTTAGTTCTTCTGTTTCAAGAAACTCGCTGTCCAGTTCTTCTTTTAATCGAGTCATCCATAAATCATCTAAACCTTCAGGATTTGTACCAGCAACCATTTGAAGCCAAGTATTAGATTCCCCAAGTTCAGAAAAGAAACCCGTAACACTTTTTGCTTTTCCAATAGTTAAAGAAGTTACTTGTTTGTTTTTCACATCTAACATTACCAAAAGAAGTGTTGTAAAAACATCGTCTTGAATTGCACTATAAAACATTTTTGTTGTAGTATCCATTTTACTCCAAATAATCAGAAAATAAAATCGGATGATTGTTTAGCTTTTTCATTGTTTTAAAAATTTTCCATATGTATTTCTTTTTTCCATAATCGTCATATAATATGGTGGAACAATTAGTAACAATTAAATTGGAAATAAGACAATAATAAATATTAACAAGTGTTTGTTCTTTATTTATTGGGTTTATACAATATACTAATAACTTTTTATGGGTATAGTTTTGATAAAAAGACACATAATCATCATAGCTTTTTTCATCTATCCAAATGCTATTGCTATCATTATGATGTCTTTTTACTTCAGCCCAATATAGACTTTCGTCCGAATTGTCTCTCATCAAAAAATCAGGCAAAGTCAATGTTTCTTCACCATATTCCCCAAATAGTTTCAATTGAGGCCCGTGACCGGGGTATGTCATTTTAGCAGGTATAAATTCTCCGTGTTCAAGTTGTTCGATAAATTCTATGTTTATTACATCCCCGAATCTTTCACCAGCGACAAATATTAAATTATAATTCTTTTCTAAATAATTTATAAGAAAGTCTTGCCCTTGTTTACCAAAATTCAGTTCTGCTAAGAAATCAATGTTAGATGACATCAGTTACTTCCTTTTTATTATATTCTTTTTGTAAATTACAAAGAAGCAAAAAAGAATCTAAAGGTATCATAGGAATAATAACGCGACTTTCCATTTTTGTATAGTCGCCATCAGGATAATATAAAACACGACCGTATCCCAAGTCATTGTTAAACCAAGTGAGAAGAAAATATAGTCCTAATTCTTTAGACAACTCCCAAGTTTTAGTAACCATTTCATCAGGTAAATTATAGAAACAGCCTGACTTTTGTTTTATTTTATTATCCTCAATCTCAAACACACCATCTTTAGAATTAAACTTTTTGAATACACTATTTATTTTAGATAAATCTTCTGCTGTTGGTGTTTTACCAAATAAGGTTATCCCGCTGTCAATCTGTACACTCATATTTGCTTCTCCTTTGACTCTTGTGTTTATTTTCCAAATAAAAGGTTTATTTGGAGATCAAAACGGCGAATCATATTCCGTGTTTTCTTCTTTTGGTAAATCATAGAAATCGTTCAAATTAAGAAAATCAACAATTTCTTTTTCGTTTTTCCAATTTTTGAAATCAGAAAATTCCATTTTACAATAAAGATCAGAGGGGGCATATTCTACAATATATCCATATCCTTGTGACTCTTCCATCCAATACATCAAAAAACAAAGATCAAAGATTGAACAAATTCGTTTAATATTAGCAATTTCATTGTCAGTAAGATCATTTAAGCCAACCGAAACTATTTTGTTTTCTACAATTTTAAAAGAAGATTTGTTTTCAAACAAATTATTAAAAACATCAACTAAAATTTCATGGGTTTTCCAATTGCCGAATATTGTAAAGTGCATATCAATTTGTACGCTCATGTCTTCTCCTTATCTTAGTATATTATCAGTATACTCCATATTCATTCTTTTGTCAAGTAGCAGTTTACCCTCTCGTTATGAGAGGGTAATTTTTATGCCATGCCTATTTATAAAGCACAAGTATCGTTGGTGCAATACTTTTCATTTTCCTTATCGCTATCCTTAGCATACATTGTACTAAAATCTACAGGTGTAAGTTTTGCGCTTAATTCTTCATATTTTTCTTTAGTAATAGTTTCATATGGCATTTGAGGATATATGCCATAATCCAATCTCGCTAAGAAAGAAACGCCCTTTAATTTATACTGGAAATAATTTAATGCCTTGTGCAAGTCTTTGGCTTCTGTTTGTGGATCAAATGTTACGGTAACTGATACTCCATTATCAGACCAGTTTTCTTGCATAAATGCAGCCAAGCTCAATTGTTCCCACATGCTCACGTCTTTAATTTCACGGACACCTTCACCGGCATCAACTGGAATTTCTACAACACTTGTAACATCCTCTTGCCCAACGCAAGGTTCAATTGTATACCCTGCTTCTAACAGTGGAGCTATAAGTTGAGAATTGTTAGCTATTCTAACGCGCCTAATATAATAACGACTTTCGGCAGTGTGGATTCCTGGTGTACTTCCGTTTAGCAAAGATACAGTACCGGAAGGCTTGACAGTTGTTAGTTTTATGCTTTCGGGTATACAGAACCAAGAGCTATAGACTTTATCATATCGTGATACGGTATTATACCCTTCTTCCATCCAAGACTTCAATTCTCCCATACTATGATTGGCGATAAATTGGGCAATACCGCTAACTGAAATTCCAAGCCTACGGTTACGCAGCATAACCCTATTTGTGCCAGACCAACTTGTATTTAAAAGCGTAATTGTTTTAGCATATAGATAAGCATATTTAAGTGTAGTCAGATAATCTTCAAGATTTTCATGCTTATTTGGAAATGTTTCCACAAGGTTGCAGAGTTCTCCATTTTCAAGGAAGATTTCACCGCAATTATGCACAACAAATCCATTCACTACACCCCAATGCGGCAAAAGCGCGTCAGTAATGCTAAAATCGTAAACTTCTTCTTCCTCATTTTCTTTTATTTCGACAACTTCCGATTTATCTTCGTGAAATACTCTTATATTTTTATGAAGGGAATCTTTTGCTTCAATACTTGTAAAATTATCTACACAATAGATAATATGTTCGGGCGTGCATCGTAAAGTTTTACCATTGTCAAAAAACAAGGTGATTGTTTTTTTGACGCCAGTTTTAGTAACACTTCCCAAACTATATGTACCAGTCCATCCATTAATTATATCAAATGATTTTCCTTCCAATTCTCTTATTTCAACATACCCGTTTTTTGTTAGCAATAGAGAATCACCTGAAAAGCAAGGATTCACTCCTTCAACGCGAAAGTCTTTTTTTGTTTTCTCTGTCTCGCGCATTCTACCATAATCTTGTGCATTCTTTATCCACACAAACCCCGGATCGCCCGATTTTACAATTGAATCCGTATATGGTTTGTAATCCATTCCTAAATCTGCGTAAATCGAATTATTGCTTGCCCAAGAAAAAGATTGTCTTTCTGGATATACGTCAAAATTCTTTAGATTTAAAAACTCTTGTGAGTGATAATCACCTAAAATAATTTCACTACTTCTACGGACATTGCCTGCTACAACAGTTTTCCCAATATTATTAGCAATATCCGCAATAATTCTCTGGGATAGAGGTTTTCCGATATTCTCATCAAGTGTTTTGCGAACAAAAACATGCAACTCTTCTAATGGTTTATATCCGCTTGAGATTCCGCCAAAGGTTTTAAGTGGCAAACCTTCTGGTCTAATCTGGCTATAATCGAACTCGACTTCTGAATATAAACCAAAATAGGAATTGATTAGAATTCTAAGCGATTCGACCCAGCCTTCACGAGAATCAGGAATAATATAAATCTGTTTCTTTCCAGAAGGTTGTTTGATTTTTATTTTGTCTGATCCTTCAAGATTGATTCCTGCTCCTATTCCACACATTTCAAAATCCATGCAATTTGCAAATACCTTGCCTGGTTCTTCTTTAATGTTTTCAGTACTCAGGAAAGCACAGTTAAACAACGCTTCTGCTAATCCTTTATCCATAATCACAGGTGCGCCCATCGCCCATAAAGAACGACCTGCTGGTAAGAATTTCATATTGAAGATTCTATCATACATGATCTCAGCACTACGTTTGGCTTTAGCTTGATTCCAGCCTAATTGATAGTCGTCTATATGTTGCCACTGGATGCTATAAATTCCCTCTACTACGCGGCGAACAGTTTGCCACCATTCTTCATTTTTACCATCTTCCAATAGACGACTATAAGTTCTGTAGTAAATGATTCCTCCAAGTCCATTGAAACCCCAGGCTACAGACTTTGTTTTATATTCCTCTAAAAAAGATTCAGACAATTTGAAATGTTTTTCAATTGGGAACTTCATATATTATTTCCCCTCCAAGAATTTAACTAAATCAGCATATTTTTCCTCTTTTGGTAAACCAATAAACTTAGCATTATCATTCTTTCTAACTAAAGTTGGTACACCAATAATATGATTCTTTTCAATAAATTCAGCATCATCTTTAGCATCAATATATACAAAATCCACCGACTTAGCTACAGACAAAGCACTAAGAATCATTTTTATATTGCGGCAGGGAACACAGCCAACTTTAGACACTAAATAAAACACTGGTTTTTCAATTTCTTCCAATTTTCACACTCCTTTTGATAATTTCTCTATATCCGAATAAAACACAACTTTCTTTTTGCCTTTCAAATTCTCTTTAGTCGGTTCTTTGAATAAATTATTCTTGTGCAACCAACTAACATGATTCGCGGCTTTCACTTCTACTGTCAGAGTCTCTACATTAACTAAGCAAAAAATAACAGCGTCAGTCTGACTATATGTATTAAATATTTTCGTATCAACATTTCCTTTACCATCACCTCCCCATTGAAATGTCCAGGATAAACCAAAAATGTTTGCTGATTGGATGTCCTGACTTTTTACGTGAACGTTTTTGTTTTCAGTAACCAAATCTGCATCAAAAGACTTACCGTTTTTAGTTATACTAAAATCAACATCGCTACACTTTTTTCCTAAACCCATAAGATAATTTCTCGCAGCAAGCTCTCCCATTTTACCTGTAATAATTTGAAGCATTATTCTTGCAACATCGGTTTGTCCTCTTTGCGCATAGATTGAATTTGTAGCAATTACATCTTTTGCAAATTTAGCACACTTAGTAAAGTCCTCTTTGCTGATAAGAAACTCTTTGTTTACTAACATCTTTTGGTATATCCTTGCTGAATATTAATACTTCTTTAGACTCCTTCTCTTCTCCCATACCATATAACCAAGAAGGTGTAATTATTTTATGATCTTTGTACAGTTCGCGTATTTCAGTACAGTCGTTATAACTCAATAACCAATGTTCTTTATTAGATATTAAATTATGAAAGTCAGTATGGCTAAATTGCTTATGCAGGTGACCAGAAAAACCATAGATATAGTTACTACCGATAAGGTAGGGCGGATCATAATATCCCCAAGAGTCCGTGTGCTTTTCTATGCTTTCTTTGTAATCCATTAGCTCTACATTGAAATCAATCCCGTTAAAAAGTTGTAACATTTCAATCCCGTGTCTGGTAAACCGTTTATCTGCAGCTTCTTGCGAATAACCTCCGCTATGAGTCGTTCCTGAAAATGAACATCTGTTTAGTGCATAAAAGCAAGCCCCTTGCATAATCTTGTCATCCATATCAACACTTGTTTCTTGTAACTCATAAAACTTTTCTTTAGATAAAGGGTATAGAGACTCTATTACTTTTATTAGTTTATTGTTATATTTTGTCAAAGATTGCCAAAAGTTGACAAGTGGTGGGAATAAGTCATAAGCGTAAACGTGTTTACTGATTAGATTGAAAGTGGCTAATTCAATAGAACAGCCACCACAAAAAGGAAATATGTAGTTTTTAGCATTACGAGGAATATATTTGAGAATAGAGTCTATTGCGCGACTCTTTCCGCCAGGATAACGCAAAGGAGTTTTTAGATATTGAGACATTATAACTCAGACTTTGTATTACACTTAGAATACATTTCGCACTGCTCTTTTCTAATATTCTTTGTTTCACCCCATGCGCTGCCATTTTTATATTTTAATAGAATATTGTTTTGATATTCCTTCGGTCTTTCGTCTCGTTTGGATATTATATGGCTTTGCCATTTGTCAATAATCAAAAAAGCAATCAATTTTGCGCAATAATATGCTATTGCCGCTTGTCCAAATACAAGAACTATAGACCAAAACATATCTGCTTCATTCATGGTTATTATCCTTATATAAGTCCCAAAAAAGCAAAAACTTATTTCCACAACTTGTAAAACAAGAGCAAATAGTATATGGTTTTTCCATTTCCCTCCAATCAAAAAACAGACAAGTTTATTATAATAGCCCTTCTTCAATTCTTTTTTTGGCTATATTGAAGTAGCGTTCTTCTTTTTCAATGCCATAAAAATCTCTGTTTGTGTATTTACACGCAACGCCAGTACTTCCACTTCCCATAGTAAAATCTAAAACTTTCATACCATCGTTGGTGTATGTATTAATTAAATATTCTAATAATAATACTGGCTTTTGCGTTGGATGATAGCGATGTGACAACTCCCTATTAAAGCGCAATTCGCTTGTCGGGTATCTGTCACCGTTACTAATAGTTTCAGTTTCTTTTGCTATTCCGTTATATAGCAACAATCCCTCAGTTTTTATATTGCGCTTGATTGAATATGGTTTTCCCTGTGTAAATTGCGGATTGTATATTGGCTGTTTTTTGTAAAACACTAAAATATTTTCGTGTTTACGCAAAGGTTGTTTTTTTGAATTTAGTTGCCCGCTGCCCTGCTCCTTTAGCCAAATCCAATCATACTTGTACATTTCAATATTTGAGCAAGCCAAAGGTTTGTCAAAGGGATTAGCTGCAAACAACAGGATCGCAGCATTTGATTTAGATATACGTTTTAATTCAACCCACATTTTAGAAAAGTCAATTGCAGAATCCCATTCCAAACAAGTAGTTCCGAATGGCGGATCACACAAAATCATATCAAACAAACCATCTGAAAAATCTTTCATTACATTTAAGCAATCGCCTAAATATAGGTTATTTGTTTGCATTTATCTCCTTTATTAGTCCTTCTTTGCTATAGACTTTTGGCATAAATGTTTTACCAGTATCAAACAAATAAATCACATAACAATCGCATTGTTTCTCATTTAGATATTTGAGATTTTTTGTTAAGTTTTGATAATAATGATATTTGTAATACTGATCGAGAAATGATTTTGGCTTTACTTGAATAATAAATTCTTTGTTGTTTTTCGTAGCAAATAAGTCAATCGCATAATGGTAATCATAATCCTCTATCGCATGTTCTATATTGGCATACTCGTGTAATGTAAGGAATGTGATTGCCCTATCTATACGATTGACAAATCCTTCCCAAGACTTAACAAAAATTAAATCAAACAAATAATTATAAATATCTAAAGATGTAATATTACTAAAGTTGAATCCCACATCATTGTATATCTTTAGCGACAGCTTTTCTAATTTTTCATAACTTAAAATATTACTTGTATAATATTTACAATATTCTTCAAAAGAGGTAAATCTGTTTTCTGCAAATATTTTAGAAATTGATCCTATAATTTTAGGAGAATTATATTGAGTGATAGAATATTTTGTTCTTCCGTTTATAATATCGTTCAATGTTTTACTATTGTTACTCATTTAATCTTTTTTCCATTAACATTTTCTTCGTTGCCATTTATGTACTGTCTCTTTTGTATTAGTTTAGTATATCATACTACCAATCGTTTGTCAAGGATCAGTTTAAATTAATCTTTCAATATTTTCTACTTCTACTTCTGTTCCCACGAATAAATCATCCAATCGAGGATATAAAAATACTACTGGTAAATTTCTACTGTCTAAATATAGTTTATATGGTCTTTTGTGAATAAACGGGTTATACTCTTTAGTAAAAGCGTCTGTGCAAATTTCTTTGTTTATAGTGCCAGTAAAAATAAGCATATTCCAAGTCAATGTAAACATTATAATTGTAACAGTACCGTCAGATTGTATAAACAAAACAACGTCATTCAAGACATCTATATCAGAAGGAAAATCGGGCATAATAGAATAAAATGTTTCGTCAAACGTTTTTTCTAATTCTTGTTTTCTATTTCCTGTATATTCTACAATATCTTCTGAGTAATGTCCATACTCATTATACTCTTCTAAAACATCATTCGCTTCGTCTTCTGTAAACACATGATTATCTGATGCTATAATATTATAATTTGCATCTGTGTTACATTGAATAATTCGCAAGCAATCATATGAACCTAAAGTAATAATGCTTTTGTTTATTTTTTGTCCATACGCACTACCACAGAAATAATCTTCTACACTTATATCAGCAGATAGATAAATATTAGGATATAGTTTCTGCAATTCAATAGCATCATCTATTGTTTTAACATTTGCATATTTGTCGGCAATTTGCGTATTTAATAAAATCTCACTTAGAGGCGGTGATTTTTCGCCTTTGTTTATTAATTGTGACCATTCTTTTTTTTCTAAACTTCTTTTAATTTGTTGAACTACAAATTGGTCATAATTACTATAAAAAGTAGTTAAGAGGTTGTATATATCAGGATTAAGTTTATCTTTGATTGATTTTAACTTTTTTAAGTTTTGTAGTTTTGTGTCTTTAAATGTTTTCATGTTTTTGTCCATAAATAGAGATAATTCTATTTATTATCTCTTTGCATTAACATCTTCTTCATTGTTTCCGTCGCTTCAAATTGAAGTCCATAGCAATATAACAAAGAAGCAATAGTATCACGAATAGCAGTAGTTTTATTATTCAAATTTAAATAATAACTGAAATCTATAAACTTTTTAATGTCGCAGGCATTGCATATTCTACTATTACTATTGACGCATTTCATATAAAACGCAACTGCTGTTTGTCCATAATCATAATCTAACAAACTATCCCATTGTTCTGCTATACCTTGTCTTAAATAAACTAAGCAATCATAAATTTCTTGAATAGCATCTTTCATACAATCTCTGCCATTATACATTTGCAGATGAGTGTGATATTTCGCTACACCATCATTGTCACGCTGCATCATGTCTGCTACTACATCGTCTACAAAATCGCTCTGAACCTTTTTAGTTGATAGAAAATCTTCGATAACCAAATCCCAGATTGGAGTAGTATCATTTACAATAGGTTGTGGTTGTTTATCGTTTGCTGACATTAGCTTTCCTTTTTTCTTTTATGGTTGTTTCAATTTGAATAATTTTAGTCAAATTGCTTTCTTTCAGCCAATCTTTAGCTATTTCCAAATATTCTTGCGCTTGTTGCTCGGTATCAAATCTCATAGCCCAAAGCAAATTGTTAACAATCCCGTCTGGCTGGTCTGTTAAAAACAAATTTCTATCGTTATTAGTAATTAGCCAAGTTGTGAATACTCGTTTGTACATTCTTCATCAATCTCCCATTTATAATATGCTTTGACTCCTACTATATATCGCAGTTCTGGAAATTTGTTATCTTTAATAAGCAATTCTATTTCTTCATTAGCATCGCTTTGCCACCAGAATTGTGTTGCAGAACCCAAATTATTAGTTTGAGCATCATTGCAACTATAATATGCTACTTCTAAAAACGAGGTTCGATCTTTGTTGCAAACAATAAAGTAGTAATCGTGTTCTTCGGTCATTTTATTCAGCCTTATTATAACTAATACAAATTCTAAGAGGTTTATATTCATACTGATCAGGAATATAAATATCCCGAGTGTCTGTGACAAACTGATTGTGTTCTATCTTTTCTTGTTTAATATCTTGTATCCAACGAATATGATTATGAGCAGTAATAACATCTTGATATAGTGTCGCTTTTTCTATATTTTCCACAAGTGAAAATGTAAGTTGATTATCGTCATATCTAATATATAATGCCTCATCTTCTGTAGTAATTATCCAGTAAAATCGTTTTTCAGTTCGCATCATACACCTTCATATATTGAATTACAACATTGATCACTTTATATTCTCCGGTATAATAATCGCTTAAATCTGGTTTAATATTTAGCCGAATATCCAACTCCGCCGCTTCTTTAGTTTCCCACGTAGTAGCCATAGTAATATGGGGACTAAAGAAAAATTCCCAATCGGAATCATCATAATAAATATATTCGGTTTCATCAGAATTGGTGATTAACCAAACATCATAACTCTCAGAAGTTTTCATCTTGAATCTCCTTAACTCTTTTCAATATTCTCACTAACCTTTGCGCTTCATACTCTTCTTGTTCAGCAACATATTTTCTAACGCGACTTTCAAAATCAGTGTCGCTTATGCCCAAATGAGTCTCCCAATACCACGTCCAATATTTATTCCAAAGTTTATTTACATATCTTAGAAAATTCATCTTTGCATTTTGCCTAAAAGCTAATAACACCAAACATAAATAAGCATAAGACATAATCCAACAACAGCAAAAAGAAAACAAGCAACCCAATTTAATAAAAAGAGAGTGTTGTAACTCTTTAAAAGATTATAAAGTTTTCCTGTGATAATACCTAATCCATAACCATATATAGAACAAACAGTACAAAGTAGTATGAGTTGAACAATAAACATTTGGCGTCTCCTTTACTTTTATCTATAAAAAGAAATAATTAAGTTTGGCTGTTCGGGTTCTTCGCCGCGCATTTTACAAAAGTCAAAATAGTCATCAACTGAATCAATAAACACTTGACCAATATCAGAATCGTTTGTCCCTTGAAATGTAATTAGGTCTTTAGTATTGATTACATAGCCGTAATAATCAGAGTCTACGTTTGCCAAATATCCTCTATATTCTAATACAAGCATTTTAACCTCTTAAAATTTTCCAAAACTCTTCAATAGTTCCAATATATGCTTTTGATACAGTTATCTTTGCGTTTTCAATTTGTTTCCGTATAATTTCAGGATCAGCAGTTGCAATATCTTGTCTTACTTCTGTTATTGTATTACCAACAATAGCTCCTGTTTCACTCTCAGCTACAAAAGTCTTACCGTTTGGAGAAATAATTAACCAACCGCTGTATCCTAAACCAAGATCATATTCTCCGGCCACATCTATCTCTACTACAATAGGAGCGCGACAATCACCGCCTAAAATAAAAGGTCTATAATTTGGCATCCAAACTTTTTGTTTCATTTTACATCCTTTTTATCATAACAGCAATATTGGCAAGAAAAAAAAGCACCAGAAATACAAACAACTGCGCAAATAATAAACCTGAACAATTCGGACGTTCTGTGTCTTTCTAAAAAGCCATAAACACAAGCTATTACTTCGCCTAATGCAATTCCAGATAATATACAGAAAAGCAAATAGTACATAATTATCATCTTTTCTCCACGTTATAACTTACCAAATAATACAATTATTTTTGTCTACATGATACCATTCTGCTGTTTCACTGTAATAACCGTTGCTTATACCATACCACCGAATAGTCACATAACCTTTAATGGTTGCAAGTTTATAAAATGTCCAAGTAAAACTCTGAGGGCTGCACCCCTCATCTTTTGGGTTTTCATTGCTTGAGGTTTCTTCTGCCATTAAAATAGGAGAATTTATTAAATCGTTTAAATCACCAATAATGTCTTCAATATAAACGCTTTCACAACAATCCTGATGATGCGCTAATTGGTATCTTTCGCCGTTATCTAATATAAAAATTAACGCTTCATCTTCGATGTTGCCTTCTATTTTAGTTACAGTATGACCAATCAAGTCAGTAAAATAGTCACATTTGCTCATTGTCTTTGTTCTCCTTATACTTTCATTTTACATCACTTCTGTTTATTTGTCAAGTACCAATTTACTCATTGAACAATGATTGCTGCTGTAAACACTTCAACAGCCTTTCTTTAGCTATATCGTAATACTTCTGTTCTTTTTCAATTCCAATAAATCTACGATTTAAGTTCTTGCACGCTTCTCCTGTAGTGCCACTACCCATGCAAAAGTCTAACACTGTGTCTCCGGGGTTAGTATATGTACGAATAAGATATTCATATAGTTCTACTGGTTTTTGTGTTGGATGTAGCCCTCCCACAGCCTTATTGCCCTGTCCTTTATATGGAGTAGCAAAATACTGAATAGATAAAGGATAACCCACATCTTCCGGCACAGAGCGATCTACAAAATCTTTGAAGCTATTGTAAGAGTCTGTCGTTCTTACAACTTCAGGGTTCTTTTTACCGTTTCTGATTTTAGCAGGGTCTTTCTTGTACATTTGAGGATTATAAGTACACTGCTTATCGTAGAATACTACGATGTCTTCATGCTGCTTCATTGGTTTCTTTTTACAATCGAGAAAACCTGTCGCGTGACTCTTCTCCCACACCCAACAATATTTAAACATTTCAAGATTACTTAGAACGAGTTTGCTTGTAAACGGTTGACTTGCACTTGTCACAAAAACTCCGCTTGGCTTTAATACTCTCTTTACTTGTTGCCACATTCCTTCTTTCTTTTCGGATTCCCAAATTAGTTTAAACTCTTGATAAGTGCATCCTCGTTCTAATAATTGTTGCAATGCTTCTTGATAATAACACGCTTCGTTATCAAGAATTATGTACTTGTTAAATGGGATTATCAAGTCCCACTCAGATCGGGTGATCTGAAACGGGAGGTCTGTGAGAATTGCATCTATACTCCCTTCTGGAATAGAAGGGAGTATATCCAAACAATCTCCCAAAGCAGTAGAAATCGTATCGGATATACTCTCAAACATGGTTAACCTAACGTTAAAGGCATCAAAATATAAAATGTACCTTTTACAGCCATTTTTTCACTGATTCTACACGGACTTTTGTTGGTATTTAGCTCTAAAACAACGCTTTCGCCATCAATTCTTGCTAAAATAGCAGATAAAAAGTCCACATTAAACGCTACTTCAAGCTCATTACCAATCAAAACACCATCCATAATATTCTCGCTATTACCCACTTCTTCTGATATACTTGACACTGTTACTTTGTCTTGCTTGATATTCAAAACAACCGCGTTATTTCCCTCTTTGGCAATAATACTTGCTTGTTTACAAGCTGTTACTAAATTTTCCAAAGGCATTGTTACGCTTGTTTCAAAGGCAGTTGGGAGAATCACTTTCCAGTTAGGAAATTCGCCTTCTGACAATTGCGCAGTAAACACAAGAGTCTCGATTTGGAAAATTGCTTTGTTATCTAAAATAGCAATATTTACAGTCTCATCGTTTTTGTATCCTGCTAAAATCTTACTTAGTGTATCTAACGATTTGGCTGAAATTAACGAATTGATTCTTTGCAAGTCATAATCAATGTTGTTATGTGTAGTATGAGCAATGGAATAACCATCAGTTGCATTTAATGACAAAGCATCTTGCTCGCCTACTAATTGTACATTCTGTAATGTTGGTCTTGCATCATCATCGCTTGCACAAAACGATGTTTGAACAATCATATCTTTGAAAATAGTTACAGGCAATGAGAAAGTATTTCCAACAGTCATAACTGTAATTGGAGGAAACTCCTGTGCATCAATACCCTTCAGCTTCGACTTAGATTTACCAGAGGTGATGGTAACTGAGAAATCCGTTGAATCGAATTTGAGCTTTACTTCTTCTTCTGCCAATGATGAAACTAACTCGCTAAAGGTCTTTGCTGGTAGTGTACATTCGCCTTCTTCTTTTACATCCGCCTTGATTGTTTTTGTAATACCAATTTCTAAATTGGTGGTACTTAACACTAATTGTCCTTCCTTTGCACACAGTAATACACTGGACAAAATAGGCAAAGGACTCTTTGTAGACACAGCCTTAATAACAATAGATAAGGCTTTAGACAATTCGGTTTTTGGCACGGTTAAATTCATAACTATTTCTCGTTTTCCTTCCATAAAATTACAAAATCACTATTGGTACTATCTTCATCACAATCGTTATCAATATACAATCCTCCAATATCCCAAGAATAATACATTATATCTGGATATTGAGTAGTATATGGTACACAATCATCAAAAAAAGTGTAATACCCACGCCAATATGCAATAATAATAAAGTTTGTTTTCTTATTCCAATTTTTAAGCCTTTCCTCTTCTAAATCCTTTTTAGTAATATCTGGCAATAGAATTTCAAATTCGTCAGCAGTATGCCAACCTAACGGAACAAATATATCGTATAACTCTTGCCTGTTCATATGACTCCTTTCACACATTGTATTATATACTATTTTGTTTTCTTTGTCAAGTATCAATCTAAAACATCGTGACTTGTTCTGCTTTAGATTTGTTATCAAATATTTCTTCTTTCTCCTTTGGCGTTAAAACAGTAAACTTATCTAACCACCAATTGTCACCATCTTTTCTAAATACTTCGCAATATAGTATCATTCCTTCTTTAATATTGCGCTTATTGCTGGCAGTAACCTTTAGTGGCATTAGTCTACCATTAGCCAAACAATAGGTTTCCACTAACTTATCAACTTTGGTAACAAAAACATATCGTTTGTCTACATCAGGATATAAGAAGTCTTTGTAGTTATCAACCTTCATTTGTAATACACTTTTCTTTTTAGTTGTAGCCTTTTTTCCTACAGTAGCAGGTTTATCAGCAGATTGTATATTACCAAACAGATTGGTTTGTTCGTGTTGTTTTCCTTTTTCAATCTTCTTGATATACTGATATGCTTGATCCTGATACCATTTATAATTTATGTCATATGCGCTCACAGGAAGACTGGAGTCGTAATCATTTAAGATTTGGGTAAGATAACCCACCACTAAACCATCCCGTCTTCCTGTGGCTTTCTTGACCTTTACAAGACTACCGCCGTGATTGCTAACATAAAACCGATTAGTCTTTTGTAGTTCTTTGGTTTCTGTTGCGGTTTGATAAAGTAATACAAACTCCTTATCCATTTTCTGCGATAAACAAAAGTCGAGAATATCAGTACACTCGTGTAGTGTTTCGTCTACTGGTTTGTTATTCACAAAATATTCATACATCGCGCGAGCAACTATTGGGTGATGATACCCCTTCTTTAAGTCAATATCCGTAAGATAGCGACCCTTTACCTTAGTTTCACCATTGGTCTTTTTAGTAATATAATTGTTTACATCGCTGCGAACATATAACGAATAATCTGTAAATTCTAATTCAAACTTAGTTTTTTGTTGCCACCAAGTACAAACTTCATTATATACTGGTTCTAACTCTTTTGGAATAATACACACAATGCCATCAGTATTAGCACTAATTGTATGAATACCAACCAATTCTAATGCCTCAATAAGCATTAATAGCATCAGTTGACCCGACACCGTAACAGATAACATTGCACGATTATCTTGCAACCAGAAAGTTTCGCTGCCAAGTTTACCAAAAATAGAATTAATGGTAATTTTCAAACCGTTTGCTTTTGTTTTGTCACCGCTTTTCTTTGCGGCAATACGTTCTTCTGTAATTCTACGCAAAATATTAGTGAAATCCGAACTAAGATGTGCAGGAACAATGTTATAATTAATAAGAATGTTTGGATAATAACTGGCAACATCCGCGTCACGAATAATAAAGTTTTTATTGGCAACAAACTTACCTGGCGCATCTACACTATGCAAACCCCCGATGCCAACTTCGTATGATGTGCCATTAAAATTTAATTCTGAAACTATTTGAGTTATTTCTGGTTTTAATAGCCATTCTTTCATATAATCAGCAATTGGTAAATCTTCTACCCTTTGCTTTTCACCATAAGACAATTTTTTGCTATATTTATACCCATCTTTAGCAGTTACAACCAAAGAAGCAATATCATCATATACAGCTTGCATTTCATTAGTCTTAAACTCAATTCCAGGCACAATACAATCAGCCAATCGAATAGACTCGTGTACTGTACGCAAATCTTTAATATCATTAATGTTGATTCCAGTTTCTTCTTGATAGAATTTCTCTAAAATAAGATTTGCCATTTTACTATCAGAAGCATTTGTAAAATCAATGTTGTAAATCTTACCCAAATCAATTCGTAAGTTAATTTCTTTTTGTAAAGATTCATATAATTTATTTGAAATCATAACATCATTTAGGTTATAACTCCAAATTAATTCAATTTCATCTTTGGTTACATTATGGTCGTATTCTAACGGTAAGTCTTGAATTTTATACCACTTTAGATTAATTGCAATTTGTTTTAGACTAACTTTCAATTTATCAAATGCCATTAGCTTCATTAAGTCTAACTGTTTGCAAGTCTCTAATTTAGCATATCGTAACTTGCGTGTATCATTATCGTTTCGATTATCGTTGTCCACTAACTTTGTGGACACGTTGAACAAGTCTGTGTTAAATCGAGGCGAGTTATAATTCTTATAATTGTTAGCATATGCAAGCATTGGCAAATCGTATGACAGATTATTGTAGCCAATAAGCAAAAGATTACCAGAAAGAAACTGTCGCAGTTTTTCAGTATCATTATAACCCAAAGCAATTGCAATAGTAAACACCTTAACCTCTTTGGTTTCAGGTGAATAAAAAGTGTAGCAATTGAAATTACGGAATGTCTCAGCGTCATACACCCAAGATTTTAATTCTGTTTGTGTCATTATCCCTCTCTATAAAAGCGCAATATTTAGAAACAAGTGATTTGTTATTGTTTCTTCCTTCCATATCTTTGCAAACTTTTTGTTTCCCGTTCTATTATGCTCTGTTTTATTTACCTTTTGCAAATAGGTTATAAAAGTATTAGCTATACTTTCTGTTGTACAAATTGCAACAATTGTGTTTATACCGTCAAACGATTTTACCCAAATTATCCATATATGAGGAGTATCATTTAATGTTGCTTTCTCTAAAGAGCTATTAAGCATATCTTCGCCAATCATAAAAATCTCCATTTATTCATTATACCAATAGACGTGTGTTTGTCAAGACTATTATCCAAAACTAAAACCGTCCGCGTCACTCATGTCAGGTATATTATCATAGCACTCTTCTTGCGATCCAGGACGGGATGTTATATTTGTTTTAATTTTCTTTAAATCATCGAGTTTCCAAATAAAATATTCATAACCTTTACTTGATATTGCTTGTTGTTTATGTTTGTTTAGCCAATCAATTGTTTCTGTATACCAAGAGCGCATATCTTCTATAACAAATATAACCTTAACTTTAGTATTCATTACTTTCTGAAACAAAACATAATCGTTAAACTGACGGCGAGACATCTTAGCACATAAAACAATTTCTTCTGAAACAGAAAACATTTTTCTGTCTATCCAGGCAAAACTGCTACTTTTTGCTTCGACATATAAATCAATATTTCCGTTATTGCTTAAACTAACTTCAAAGTCTGGTTTGGAGTGGTATCCTCCTCCATATAAAAATGTTTGTGCGACCCGTTTACCACTATCATTGTAACACACAATTTTATTGACTTTGGTACATACTTCTTTTAAAAATTCTTCAATACGAACCTCCCAATAAGCTCCCGTTTTGGCTTCTTCTGAGTTTTCATCATAAGTCATTTAAAAAGTCTCCTATATTTTGAATAGGTGTTTCTAAGTTTTCATATGAATAAAACAAATGACAAAACTCTTGCATTTTTTTATTTTCTTCTATCTTGATATTCTCATAAAAACTATCCTGAGCAACATCTAAATAAATTGACTTAACAGTATCCAATAGAAATTTTACACGTTCCATTACATTGTGCAAATTACAGACAAAGTATTCTGACGGTTTATCTTTTAGTATCTGGTCATTCCCCAAAAGAGCATACAATTCCATTAATAAACACCCTGCGTTTGACATAATAATAGATTTATCACCAATAAACTGATCTACATCCAATCTCACAAACGGGACAACGGCGTTAATACGATAAATACTACGCATAACGGCTTCTGAGTATTTATTTCCTTCTTTTTTTGTTGCCATATCTTCTCCTTTGTAAATATTCTATCCTTTAACTCAGTATACCCCATTCTGATTATTTGTCAAGCGTTTTCTATTCTCACACAGCTTGTAATAAAATTTTGATTTTACCTTCTCTTTTTTCAATTGGGATTCTATCAAATCCATTTCTTCTTTGAAAACAAGGGTAAATAACCAAAAGAGATTCAAACAATACGTTTTAATAATCGTATCCGGGGATTTGTCCGATCTCCCAAATGTCTGTTCTCAAATTATCAGTATTCCAAAACAAACACTGTTCCTTTCCTTTATTGCCTTTTTTATATTGTATTTCATATTTTTCTTTATATAGAACAGTGTTTCTTAGATTATTAAGAGATTCCCAAAAATAACAGCAAACGTTATATTGGGTTAAACTCCAAATAACAAATACAACCTGAATTTCTAATGCTTCATGTTTTTGTACTTCTAAATAATTATTAAAATGCCGCTCCAACATTGCAACAGTATTTTCTCTTTGATCAAAAAATCCATCATACCCTTTTACTTCTATTAGCAATACTAATTCGTTTTCTATATATCTTTCAAAATCAGGATATGCAACCGGATCATCTAAATCAGAATACCTTTTAGTTTGTGCTTTTGTTATATTGTTTTCTTTAATCTCAAAAAATCTAAAATCTTTACCGTTGTCAAAACGAGTTAATAGTTGATATACGGTGTCCTCGCTCTTATTCATTTGGATTTTCGCCTTTCCAAAAGATTTGTAACATTGTTTGAGGCATATGATCTTCGTCAAAAGCCAATACTTTTTCAATAAAAGAATCAGAAAATCCCATTATTCTTAACCATTGTTTTTCAATTTTGGTATCTCCCAGACTAAATCCTGTACTATCAGCAATTATAGTTACTAATTTATTATCTTCCTTAATATAATAGTAACTTTGGGTATCACATTCACCATAAGCGTAAACACAAAAAGTTTTGTCTGAAAATAATTCTTTGCAGTCAGTAATAAAAGAAGTACCAACCCCATCAAATCGAATAAATACATCGTTATTACAAAAATCTCTATATAAATTAAATCCTGTAGATGCGATCTTCTTTTCCCAAGATTTGTAAACTTCTTTTTTGTTATTTTCATTTGACAAAACTTTAATATAACCCAAGTCAACTCCGTACATAATTTCTCCTTTTCGTTTATAAAACAAATTCTATTCCCAATCGAGATCGGAAGCATCTTTAATTTCTTTTTCTAATTCTAAAATGTGTTTATTTAATTGCTCTATTTCATATTTATAACGAATTTCTTTAAATAATAAATCTTCAAACCCCTCCAATAAACAAAATAATTCGTCTTTTAGTACAATTGAAAACTTCCAAACGTTTATATATTTCACGGTTTCCTCTTTAAATTAAATTGTAAACATTTTGTTCATAATGTTTTCGCCAGGTCTGTTGTTCCAAAAGTCAATCATTTCTTGTAACTCTCTTTCAGTATATGCTGTTAATAATACTCTATTACTACAACATATACTCCAATTATTTCCAAAGTGCATATCAAACCCCAACTCTATTTGATGATTTTGGCCACAAAAAGGGCATAGCTCAGTTAAAGCATTTGTAATATTTATCATATTGTAAACCTGCTTTTTAATTGTTCAACTATTTCTTTTCCTGCTTCTGTATCTTCGATTGGATAGCAATAACTCCCTGTGGGATTTTCAGGAGATACAAATAAAGGTTCAAACCCCACGCATTCCACATCTCTAAGATAGGGATTTATTGCAGAATATACCAAAAGGGAATAATTTATTTCCTTGTTTCTTGGATTAATGGTTTTATGCAAATAAAAATCATATTTCCGTGTATTTTCTGTTATAACTCCCTTTATAAGTTCGCAGAAAGCTCCCGATTTAAAGTCACCCCAATCGAGATCAACTAATTCTTGATTTGTAACAATTATATTCATAACAGCCTCCTAAATTGTAAATCTATCTTTTACCATATCCACAATCTTTTTACCTGTTTCGGTTTGCATAGCTAAATTGTTGGGTCTTAGGTTATTCCAACGACTCGCACCATCCAAATTATTAAATCCTACTAAATAATAACAAGGGCTGTTGTCATTCTGAGTATAACTTTTAGTTACTACAATTGTTCTTTTTTGAGTACAAACGGTTTCGAGGATGTTGTTGTAATATTCAAACTCTAAAGTAAAAGTAATACTCTCTTCTTTAGTAATTTGAATATTAGAAATTCCCAAGAAAGATAGTGGCTCAAAATCTGTTTCTTCTTGTGGTACATACTTGTCATCAAACATTTTTGTCTATCCCTTTCTCATAGTATATTTATTCCAAGCATGTGTTAATGCTTCAAATTTATTATTATAATGCTCTTTATGCCTTGAAAATTCTTTATCAATTACATCGCCATTAATAATGGCGCAATAACCAAGTCCCTCATCATAAATCCACAATATAATATTCCCTTTACTGAATATTTCGAGTTCTAATTCGTAAAACTCTTGATTTTCTAATTCTAACATATTACTCCTTTTTTTACAATATGTTTTTCCCAAGTATACAATAATATTCTGTGTTTATTATCAAAATATTTCTGGCGCATTGATAATAATTTATCATATTGTAAAATATCCTTTAAACATTTCAACAATCGCATTCCCCATTTCTGAATTTGTAATATCGTATCCAGAAACATGCAATGTTTCGTCATATACTGGTGTAAAGCAGGTGTTATTATTTGGAGCAGTGTTTGTATATATTTCATAGTTGGTTTTAAGTTTTCCTCTTTCTCCAGATAGAAATTTGGTAATATTGCAGGTAATCTTGTTGTGTTTATCATAATCTAATTCAATATCAAACATGATGGTTTCTTGTTTCATAACATACGTATCACGATATATTTTCATTACTTACTCCTTTACACTCATTATAAACTACAAATGCCAATTTGTCAAGTATAAAATTGGCAGTAAATATTCATCTATAATTTTCTAATAAGACAAAGTGATTGTTTTCAATACGCAACACACAATCTCTCATGGTTTTCATATATTCAAATAATTCTTGTATTGTACTAATATCTAAATAATGAGCCGTCTGACTAATACAATCAACATATTCGACTTCCATATAAATGCTCCTTTTTTCAACCATAGATGGGATGTTTGTTTTGTGTCTATTCAAGAAAGCCCGGGTTCAATTTAGAATACGCAAAGGTAGTATTTGACCTATACCTAAACTTCCTTCGCCTTAGTCCTTCCTGGTGGCATACAGAGTCATTATGATAAGCTATGAAAGCAAAGATTTAGTGTTTCTGATGGCTTGTACAAATAAATCCAAACATTCGTCTTTTTCTTCTTGTAACGCTGCGGGATTTAAAACATGCTCTAAATACCTTTCACACTGAGCAGTCAAATCTTTCCAGTTTTCGAGATAGTAATTTGACAACTCTTGCTCGTCTTTTAATTCACGTTTTAATGCTGTAACGTTATAGTCATCATCAAATAAAGCCATATTACAACTCCCTTCGTAGTGCTTCAATATTCTCTCTAAAAGATAAATACTCCTGACTGTCATCGCTTGCTTTGGTTTGAGTAATATATTTTTCACAAACTCCAAAAACAGCAATCGCTATCTTAAAATAATGTTCCGCCCAATATTCTTCGCTTTTAGCTTCAGCTTTCCAAAAATCGGCGTCGCTTAATTCTGTTTCAGACTCGTCTAAAGGAATATTATTCATTGCCGCCCCTTATGCTGAAAACGGATATTCTACATTGGTTTTGATAATCTGTAAAAGTACAATATTAGATAATTCAGCAGAAACTTCAAAATCAAGTTTACATTCGCAACAATGTGCTTGAACAGTTACAGAGTCTGTTACACAAAATTTATCCCAGGCAGGACGTTCAAGTATCAAATTCTTATTGGTTTGACATTTAGGGCATTCAATCATTGTAAATTAGTCCTAACGCAGTGGGCGCATAAAATAATGCTTCTGCAACTTCCTGTGGAATTTTGTCACCATCTGATGCAACCTTTTCATCCTCCCAATCAGTAAGACCGCGATAAGCCGCCCAAAATCCTTCGCCGTTATTATTGCTGTAAATCTTTGCAACAATTTTGAAACCAAGCAAGTCACCTGCTTTCAATGTATATGGTTTAACACTAACAGGATTTAATGTAGACATAATTATTCTCCTTTTTGAATTTCGTCCCAAACACGAATAACATCCGCATCTTTATGTGACTGATACTCAACAATAAACCATTCATATGTAATTTCACCATTTGCTTTAGTGCGCAATTCATTTGGATTAGTCTTACTCCAATAACGGCAATAATAAGAATTACCATTCAACTTACTTGATGCAATAAACCCAAATTCCGCGTCTTTATGAGATAAATCTCTTTTTTGCATGTAATGGAACATAAGCGATCTGTGTCAACGGAGGATATTCTTTCATGTTATTACCAATCCTTTTCGTTCAACTTCTTACCATTTAGAAATGCTGCTACAGTTTGCCACTGATCTGTACTATAATCTGTACCATCAAACCGCATTACTGTTACAATGTAGATTTCGTACCCGTTCCACGTTACATATCGAACTGTACCATCTTTGCTCTCGATACGTGCTTCTTCTTCCTTTTCGAGTTGCCGTTGCGATTTTCCCATTCTATGTCTCCTTTTTGAACAGGCAATTAGCCCTTGCAGAACACAAAAAATTACACCAGAAAGCATTTTCGTTATTGGCTTTCCATTCGCTTTCCTTTTCAATTAACTCTATTGTATCCACAAACCAGTCTCTTGTCAAGTCAATATCTTCTTGATTCCATTGCAAATCTGTTACAATATTTGGTCGTAAAAACCAAATTTTAATTTCGTCTATTGCAATATCCATAGACTCCCATATTGCCCAAACATACAAATATGCTTGTCTATCATAATGCTCTTTCTTTACTTTAACCACACACTCCTTTTCTGTTTTTGCACTGGATGTTTTATAATCAAATAAAATGTATTTACCAGTAGCCTTTTCACGCAAAATCAAATCTGGTACACACACAACATCAATACCAAAGTAACTAAACTCTAATCGTTTCTCAATTGCAATTATATCATAATTATCAACTAAAAAGGATAAATACTTGAAGAAATTTAGTCCTGCTGTATAATAACTTTCTGCACTCCCCATTGGAATATTACAAGTGATAAATTCATTATATAGTTGGTTATAATGATCTTCAATACTAAAAAGGTCAATTTCCTTTTTTAAGTATAACTCTAATACCTTGTGCATAACTGAACCAAATTGCCCATAATAGTTATTGGCACGAGTTGGTATACGGTCTACATAAAGCTGTTTATAACTATATGGACAAGTAATGAAACTATTGACACTACTGTTGCTATGCTTGAAATCTGACAATGTGTTGTAATCTCCTTAACTAAAAAAGATAGTCTGTTATTAACAGTGGTGATTCGTTTAGCTTTTTCATTGTTTTCTTTATAGACCACAATAGAGAATATTTTTTCTTATATAGACTTCTTATACAAGGAGATTCAATTAACTTAGAAATAGGACAATAATATATATTAATATGAGTTTCGTTGTAAGGATTAATTAACATAACAAACATATCTCTATCAGTATGATCTTCATAGAATTTCTGATAATCTAAAAAACTTTTTTCAACAATATATAATTTATCAGAATAATAGTGGTGCCTCTTAGCCTCTACCCAATAATCCCCGGTGTCGTTTGGTCTACTCATAAGAAAATCAGGCATGATTATACCTTTTTCTTCATTTGCAAACAACAATTGATTACCGTGCCATTCTTCATCATCATCTCTACATTCTGGTATAAAGAAACACTTTTCAGTTTCTTCAATATAAAAGATGTTGTATACTGTCCCGTCCCTTTCACCAGCAAGGAATTTACATCCTCTATCTTTTTCAAGGTAATTAATAACTAAGTCTTGCCCTTGTTTACCAAATTCTTCTTCAGAAAGGATTTCTGTCATGTTCTTTCTTCCCCTTATTGGGCAACATTGTTTTTTTGTTTGCGTCTTTTGTAACACCATTATTGACAAAAAACATATCAAAAACGGCTGTGTCTTTTTGGTGATCCTCTAATTTATCAGATATAACATCTAACACCATTACTCTACCATCAGGAAAGCACAGTGTTTTTTTACTGTGTTGCAACGATTCATCAATCTGAGAGGTTAATAATATTGCCCCAATGTCTTTGCAGAGGTGCTGTAGTTTTTCATACTCGATGATTGTTACATTGCGCAACGTGTCTTGTTTGTGAGAAATAACAGAATCAATTTCAAAAAATATACACGATGCTCCAAATATTGAATTGATTTGGCTTATAATACTTTCTGTTGGTTTAGCCCCATATATTTTTATTTCGTTATATGTATCACTCATAATCCAATCTCCTTTAAGTTATTATAGTCTATTCTATATCCTTTGTCAAGCCCCAATTCTATCGTATCATTTTCCTTTCAGCATATAGTGTATCAAACACCGCCTTCCCTTTGTCTACAGGAGAGTCTTTGTCTTCCAACAAATCCCTCCCGTCAATATAATACACTTTGCAATAGTGCCTAAGTAGTGTTGTCATTTCAGCAATCTTTTTAGGTGTAATTCCCTTGTCTAAAGCAAATGTTACATTCTCAATGTGATTGCTTATAATAATCTTCACTTGTTCTGTACTCATATTGCTTGTCAATATAGCACACGCATTACTATAGCCATAATCTATTGCTTTGAATACTGACTTAGCCCCTTCAAATAGAACAATCTCATTTTTTTGCTTTATAAATTCTTGATTCTGATACCACCCATAAAAGAAGTCCAAACAACCAATTTTGTTATAATAAACATACTTGGGTATTTTCAACTCTTTGTAGTCTGGGCAAGTCGTTCTACGGGAAATGTTTATAATGTTGCCGTTATTATCCCAAATTGGGAACTCAATAGACTCTTTTTGTATTTTGTTCTTTCTAACTTGAAACTCGTCCATTACAATAGAAGATATACCTTCTTGTAACCACTCTGTTATTTCTTCCGTTTTCTCACCCATTATATCTTCCGGTAATATAATATGAACCTTTTCGCTTTTCTTTGCACGTTTTACTTTAAATTTTCTGCTAACTAATTGGACACTTGATATTTCAACTTTAGGCATATTCATATCATTTGCTAATTTTTCAACTGCTTTATAATAGCTAAGGTTTTCCATTTTCATAACAAACGCAATAATAGTACCATGCCAATGACAGCCTAAGCAGTTGAAAAACTGAATATCGTTTTCAATGTTTACACCAAAAGAAGCGGTTTTTTCTAAGTGTTCAGGATTAGGGCAAATGCCCCAAAAGTCGTTATCGCCTTCATGCCGTTCCTCAAGATTAGTATAACGAGAAGCATATTCCAGAAGGTCATACGCTTCTATTATTTTTTCTATATCGTATACTTCTGGCATAAGGACTCCTAATTATCAAACGGCGTCAAAGGAACAAAAGAATTATGTTGCTTTTTTGCCTGTGTAAATGTAGCATTTTCACCAGTAAACAACAAATCAATATACTCTGTTTCTACTTCTCCCATTACTTTTCCATGTCTGTTTTTAGTTACAAAAAGTTTGTAATTACCGCAATCAACACCATCTTTAGCTATTTCTTTTTCGTCCTTTTTTAGAAGAAAAATCACAGCACTCGAATACATAATGAGTTTCCAAGAGTCTGCAATTGTGCCATTTCTCCCAAGTTGAGCGGCACTAATGCAAGGGATTTTTAATTTCCCAGCAATATTATTTTTAATGTGATTTAGCATTTTACCCATAGAGTTATAAACTTTATTGGCTTCAATTTCATCACCGCTTTTCACATAATCATAAACTAAAAAGTTCATACCGTATTCTAACTGTGCTTGTCTGCATTTTTCCCACACTATTTGCTCGTTTACTTCCGGCAAATACAAATGCACAACTTTTTTAGTTTTTATCCAAGCAATAGCGTTATCAATTTGTTTTTCTTCTTCTTTTGTATAATAGCCGCTTTTGATTTTATTGGTTTCTATGCCTGTAATAGAGGCTAACATTCTATTGAAAAATTCCTGATCGCTCATCTCAGTGTCAATATATAAAACGGACAGTTCTTCATTATTGCTATTTTTTTCTAATGATAATTTGTGAATAACCTCGTTCATACAAATCATTGACTTGCCAGTACCCGTTTTTCCGCAAAAGAGAGTTAGTTCACCAGGGTCATATGTGATATACTCGTTTAGAGCAGGAAACTTAGAAGAAATACCAATATAACCATTCTTAGCCTGCCTAACCAATGTTTGTATCCACAACTCGTCTACAATATCTCCCATCAATGGAATTTCTTCTTTAGATGAGAAGCCATTTTCTACTTTAGTTAATTCGTCATAAATAGCCCTTTTAACATCAAACGTTTCGTTTGTATTGTTGATACTACAATACGCCTTTCCTCGTTCTAATGCTGTATACATATCCCTGCGATATGCCAAATCACAAATATTTTTTACCAGCAAGTTATATTCGGCAATTGAGTGTCTTGCAATACTTTCGGCATAAGATTTAATGTCCCGTAACCCGTCAATAGTTAATGCAAGATTGTTTTTTAATTTAACATCGTTTGAAATAAATTGCCAAAGGTTAAAAACGTCTGGATTTGTAACCCCGTTCTTATATAATTCTGCAATAGCACTATAAATTATACCATTATCATTTTGTACAAAATAGTGCGGTTTCAAATGTTCACTAAACAAACTATATTCAGGATGATAAAACAAAGTCGCTACACACCCCGACTCGCTCACAATATCACTAATAGTTGAAATATCCAAATCCATATTTACCTCCTGCCCTGTAATTTAAAGGGGCAGATAACAATTGCTTGCTACTGCCCCTTGTCTATTATATTGTTAGTAGTTTAGAAAGGAATATCGTTACCGCCATCGCCACCACCAGGCTCTTCTGCAGAGGCGTGAGTTTCTGAATTCGTAGCGGAAGCAGATAAGAAAACCACACTTGAGGCGTTTACGTCGAATGAAGTGCCAGAAGTACCATCCTGACGTTGCCAAATCTTTGGTGCGCCGGTCTTCTCATCCGGTTTCAACTTGCCTTCAACCAACACCTTAGAACCCTTCTTCAAATACTGATTGCAGTTTTCAGCCATCTTATCCCAAACCGTGACCTTAAACCAGGTGGTTTCGTTAACCTTTTCACCAGAAGAGGTTGTATACTTATTGCTTACAGCGACAGAGAAGCTGGTAACAGGCTTACCAGAAGTGGTAAAGCGCATTTCAGGGTCACGACCAAGATTACCTTCAAAAATTAGCGTTTGAAAAGACATAATATATTCTCCTTTAAATTAGTTAGTTGATTGGTTTGTTTGGTTGTTATCGAACTCTACGAGTTCATTATAAAAAGCAGTAAGAGTCTCAATACCGTGTGCGCTTCTCGGATTACCGTCAACGGAGTATTTACGTACTATTGGCATAATTTCAGGATTATTAGTACCTGTCTTTCCGTGCTTCTTGCAGATAGCCATAATCTTTTCTTGCAATTCTGCTTCTTCATCAACCACTTCACCAACATCGTTCATTTTTGGTTCTGTGTTACGATATTGTTCGGCGACTTTTTCTTTTTCCTTAGCTTCGTCTTCTTGTGCCTTCTTCAACTCGTCTGTCTTAATCTGCGCACTATACGCGACAGCAGCATTAAAGGCTTTCAGATATTCGTCAGCACTATGATATTCAGTTGAAAGAAGTTCTACGCGCTCTGGTAAATGTGGGAAGCGAGAACCGCATTTCATTGTACCATCTTCGCTACGAAAATAAACGTAGCGGCTAACTCCATCAATCTTTGCGTTCTTAATAATGTCGTCTTTCTGGTCTAATTTACCAGTACCCTTAACAACATCATGTTGCTCACAAATCATTGCAAAAATATCAGCAATATTCAAGAAAATCTTATCCAAAGATTCGGGAAGACTGCCCACCAATACAGAGAATTGAGTATCATCTTCTGTAATGCCCTTTTCTTTAGTATGACCAATGAAGACCAGTCCATAACCAGATTTTTGCAAGCGGTTAAGTTGTTCAGTGATGATTTCTGAAATTTTAATGTTGCCTTTTCCGAAACCGCCCATAAGAGTCTCGTCAGATTTGGCATCCCATTTGAAAATTTCACGATGCAGTTCATAAACACGCTTACGCGCAATAGCAACTAATTGGTCTACAGTATCTAAAGCAATCAGCTTAAAATTATTATCGGCTTTATTCTTTACAAGATCATCTACATAGAAGATAAAATCTTTCCATGCTTCTGCTTTTACTGCTACAACATTATTTAGTGCTTCATGCCCATATTCGTTCCCTAAAGAAATAAGAAACCCGTATTCTGGACTACCATAGGCTGATAAAATCAAGTCCCTAAACATAGTAGTCTTACCTACCTTTGGAGTACCGCGCCAGTAATGACGGTAAGAACCAATATCAACCTTTGGCTTATTAACTGTATACTTCATAGATTATTCCTTCTCCTTAGTGTTTTCTGTATTATAGTCTTTAGTCAATACACGCAAAATGCGCAAAATCTCACGTTCTAAATCGCCTTCGTAAATTTGAAAATCTACATCAGTATTATTGTCTGGTAAACCTCCCAATCTGATTTCCCAAAGGTTTGCTTCGTTTTCCTTCAGGTCTCGAATATGCTTCGGATCGCAATTGTGAATAAATAACACATTTGCGTGTTCGTCATTGCGAAACCGAGATATTTTTTCTTGTAAATAGCTAAATTCAAGATCACAATCCCGAGAATACTTATTCAAAACAGAAATCATATCGCTGATAAAATACTTTTTTAAAATAGGATTTGATAAATCAATGTTTAAACCAGAGGCAAATCTTTCAATTTGTTCAACATGACTTACATTCCAAGTCCAGTAAACAGGTTTATTATCTTTATTTAAAAAAGCTCTTACAACATTATTAACTTTCTCCTTTAGTTCTTCACTTCCATATAAAATAACAATTACCTTTTCCATTTACATTCACAAAACTCCTTTATTTAATAAATAATGAAAATGTTCCGATAGCCCCAACAATCAAACCAATAAATAAGAAGAAGTACACAAAATAATTATTTACACTTTCTTCTGCTTCAACTGGTTCAGGTTCTTCGTAATTTTCATTTCTGTCACTCTCGCAATGGTCATAACCGAAAGAATCGTTGATACTCATAAAATACCCCTTTTAGTTCAGTTTTGCGCCAGAATCTTTGTATTCTTGCCAAATTTGCTTGCGTGTTTCACGGTCAAAGCCTGCTTCTTTCAACGCATGTTCTAATGATAGTTTCCTACCGGTTGCACGATTGAAATTATCACTGCGCCTACATTCTGCTACACCATCAGCCATAGCAAACAACCAATACTTTTCAGAACTGTTTGTATATGCTTCTTTTGTGGCATAAATGGCGCAAACGGTTTCGTGTGAAAAAGTTTCGTCGTTATATGTTTCACGATGATTGAACCTAAACCAATAGTTTCCTAATTTCATTTCAATTCTCCTTTTTGAAAATCTTTGAATATTGTTCCAATTCTTTGCGAAACATTTCCGTTTCGTTATACCTACATTTACTAAACACCTCTGGGCAAAGACCTGCTCTATAAACACAATTTGGAACACACATTTCAACTAACTCTGGCTGAGTCTTACGAAGTTCTTCTAAGAACGCAATCCATTCATTACGAGTTTCTACGCTTGCTTGAAGGCATAGCCTCACGCGGCTAATCGCTAATACCTCTTGAAAATTTGTTTCGACAATGTGAGATACGGGACTATTTTGAGGGGCTGTATTACGGTCATATTCTTTTTGACGGTCGTTGCGCTGTGACTGTACAAAATGATCAGCAAATTTACTGTGCCTAACAAAGTGAACTGATACCCAAGAAGGAATGTCAATCCATTTCCACACGAGTCGAAGCGTTCTAATAGGACTATGTTCGCTTGCAATAAATTTCTTTTTTAGTTCGCTCGAAGGAATGTTTTCTGTTTCTTTATGCACTGTGTTCAATGCACATTTACGTGCTAACAACCAATCGTTATCATCTGGTGACTTTAGAATTTCTACTGTCAATATTTTACTCCTTTATGCTTATAATATTAAGTAACCGGAAAAGGATTTGAACCTTTACTTTTGGGGAATTACCCTGCGTCTTCTTGTGCCATTGCGCCATCCGGTTAGTGATGATGGAGGGACTCGAACCCTCATGCCTTTCGGCAACAGATTTTAAGTATGTCCTGTAAACCAATTCCAGCACATCATCGTTTGTAGCGAGTTACTTTTAATTCGTGTCCGCTACTGACGAATATTCGTAAAACTAACTTGTGTTTGCAACCACACTTTTACCAATTGTCCGAGTGACAGGGTTTGAACCTGCATGTAATATCCAGTTACTCTTTCTGCAATTTAGAAGATTGAGGAGATACACTCGGTTAGTAGCCCTGGGGGGAGTTGAACCCTATTACCGTCTTCGTTTTATAAGAACGCCGCGCTTTACCGTTGTGCTACAGGGCTATGCTTTTCTCACTCTTACTTTATTATTTTACCACACTATTTTCTGCTTGTCAAGTACCAATTTGTTTCTATCTGATTGGTACTTGACTTTGTTTATTCTATTTCTACAGTATATCATATTCCAAAGTAAATGTCAAGTTGCAATTTCGTTCTTATTTGAATTCCATTCCTTGAGCATCAGAATAAAAATAGTAGTTATTATCCGCTATGCTCTGTATATATAAACGAATACGCTCTTTTTTTGTAATATCACTATAAAATAAGTTTGTTGTAATTTTAATTTTGCTACCTGTAACATACATATGGTAATAGTTCTCTGGTAAATAATCAAAACAATTGCTGACACTGTCAGTAATATAATAACATATTCTGGCATAATGTCCATATTTAAATCCGTGTCTATCTGTACCAGTAACAACTCCTTCTGATATATAACTGGATTTTAGTATTAACCCCGATTCTGTTTTTTGTTCTTCTACTTTCATAAAAACCAATAAGCCAAGTAAACAAATTATGAAAATTATTTCGACTACTAAAACTGTATTGCTCAACCACATATTTATAAAAACTACATTGCTTACTTTTTGTATTTGGACTTTCTCTTTTTCTTCTCTGTTTTCATTATATTGTTTAAGTTTATCCCATACTGTCATAATTATATGTATTCCCTTATTATAACATATTTCAAAGTGAATATCAAGTTACAAATGTATTACAATTCGCCAATCAGAACCTCGTTAGAACTTTCAATAATCAGTAAAGGAGAATACCCGTTATCTGCCATTTCAATGCTCATTTTAGGCATTGGTACATCTTCGTTCTTTGGTTCTACTGCAATACTCCATACTGATTCATGCTTACCGTATATGTAACAATAACAAATGTGTTATTAATAATGTCCGTAATTTCAATGGTAACAGTGTCTTTTGAATCTACATAAAATTCATCAGCACTATGACAACCATCGTTTTCATAATACACATTTAAAACATCATCGCTATGCCCTTGTATCTTAATCATTCTTGTTCTCCTTTATTGTATTACAAACTATCCCAGCCATACCTCTTTAAAGGATGACCATTTATTCTTTTGAGTATATCAACCGCCCAAGCATAATGTGAATTAGAAGAATCATAAAACAATCCTTGAACCAGAATCTTATGAGCATCTAAATAATCAATGCTTTCTGTATACCAATAAGTAAAGCCAGAATAAATTACAAATATAAACTCTACACTTTGTTTGTATTCTTTAGCTATCCATTTATAACTATCAAAATGGTAAGCATCAACCATCATATAGTTTTTAAAAAGTTCCAGTTCTTTTATACTTGAATCAGTGTTATTATAATATTTTTCAAAACTTTTAACTTCAAGTAAAAACTTAGGTTTAGAAAAGAATCCTTTTTCTCCTATCAAGAATACTCTAAAATCAGGAAATGGAATTTCGTCCCCCTTGTCATTAATACAATATTGATGAACCACCTTTCCATTCTTTTTGCATACAACTTTTTCAACATTATAAACGCCCATTGAATTTAACCAACGCTCAACGAGGGTTTCGTAATACTCACCTATTTCAAAATTTTTATCAAATTGTGTTTTTGACTTTTTGGTAAACATTATTTAGTCTCTTTATTTATACTATTTGTAAACAAAACATCTTTAAAATCACTTACAAAAAACGGCATATTTTTCAATTCTTTTTCAACCGGTCTATTAGCAGTTTCGCAATAACCGACAGACCATATATCAATCAATCTATCAGCTCGCTTAAGAATTTCTTCGACTTCTACAGTCATAAACTCGCATTCTGAAAAGTAAATTTCTTGTCTATTTAATAACACATATATTTCTGCAATAATAAAAGCAGCAGACGTTGTATTTTCAACACTAACCAGCGACATATTGCTTCCGCGTATACCAAGCAACAGCAAAGCATATATGCGTTCCAATAAGGCTTGAACATTCTCATTTCCTTGCATTTTAGTCATTCTTATTCTCCTTATTTCTTTTAGCCAAAATATGATCGATTTCTTCTTTGATTTTCTTATAATCTTGATATAAATCAGCCGTTTTACTGCCGCCTGCACCGCCATTATGAGAAGTGTGCATTAGCTCTCTATACTTTTTGCGCAATTCCCGTAACCGTTGTGAAGTTTTGCGCGATAGGGCTTGCAAAAAAGTCTCCATTTTAATTATTACTCCGTTCATCGAAATCTTCAAGGTCATTACCATAAGGGGAAGACTCTTCTAAGTTATCTTCCTGTTCCCACATCTTCTTTACAACATTTTCAAACTCGCACATCTCTTTTTCATGTTGTGAATAATATTCCCAATAAGCGTCATATGCACAGTCACACATTCTCGATGCAATTACTACAAACGACTCCCATTCCCAAAATTCTTTGTCTGTAAAAGTAGCCCATTTTTCGTCTAACACTTTTTCAATATATGACAACATTCCTTCGTGTAATCCCAAAATATCGCCGCGTGTATTTCTATTTGAACAAATCGAGAAATGAGTATCATAGTGTGTGCCATAATTCATTATAAATTCTAAGTTTCCATTGATATGAATAAATGCGTGAAACTTTTCTGGATTTTTAGGTTGCCAGATAGCATGGTTATCAGGAACAATTTTAAATTTCATATTATTTTCCATTTAGAAGAATATTTAGTTTTTCAATAAAATTTTTACAAGCAGTAGCGTGTGTTTCATTGTCTTTAGTTTTTTGTAAATCGTCGCTTGTTTCAAACCAATAATTCCAACGCTCATGCAATAAAAACTCACACTTCCTTTTTAGCTTTTTTAACCGAAAACAGGATTTATTATTCAATTCGATTGAATCTTTGGCTATCTCAGAAATAATATTCATATTTAAACTCCTTTATTCAAGTATAATGCTAATCCCACGTTTGTCAAGTAACAAATTGTTTATTTTGAAAACTACACAAAGGACAGGACAAAAATATAAAATGTGTTTCTTTGTATCATAAAAGAAACCAATCCAGAAGTCATATAAGGCTAAGAGCAGTTCAATTTTCATTACAGCCCTTTTTAGCCACTAATAACCTTGTCTTCACCATAGTCCCACTTTCTTTAAATGTACCTGCATCTAATGAAGTTACATCCACATCATTATCTTCTACCCATCTACGAAATTCCTTAGACAAAGCATTCTCACGGAAGAAAGGACTCTCGCTTACAACAGAAACAAGTGTACCGCCATCTGCAAGCAATTCCCAAGCGTGGAGAATGTGTTTTACGTCTTGTTGTTTAGAGAACGGAGGATTCATAATAATATATTGAAAATCTTTAATGAAATTAAATAGCAAGAAATCAGAGTTATAAATTGCTGCAGCTTTATCACCGAATACTTTTTCTAAATATTCTATGTTAGTATTGTTCAATTCAATCAATACAATATTATTCTTTGGAAAATACTTTGCAATAGCACCTTTTCCCGCCGATGGCTCTAACATCATTCCACTCATTTCAGCAGCAGTTGATAATTCTACCATTTTCTTAGCTAACCATTCAGGAGTCTCAAAGAATTGATATTCTTTTTTAGCGTCTGTGTATTCTCCTGTATTAATAATTTCATCTAATACATCCGATGGATCAATCTCAAATACATGAGCTTTTGCTTTACGATTCCACTTCCCGCCAATAGACTCTAATGCTTTATTCACATCCAAGTATAGTTTGCGGTCTAATTGAAATGCGGGTAAGAACAATTTGTTTTCTTCAATAGTGCTTTGCACTAAAATCTCCATAACCTCGTTTGAAATCTTCATTCGTCTCAGTCCTTTCTGGTTCGTTGTGTGGCATTTTGCAGTTTGAGGTATAATGCGACCTGTTTACTAATTGCTTCGCTTGTGGGGCTTCCTGTGAAGCTACAAGACCAATAATAAAGACTCTTGTAAGAGTCTCTATTATTTTCTAATTACTTACTTTGTAACGGGTTGAATATTGTTTGGATTTACCAGAACATTAGAACTGTTACCCATAGTTACAATTACTGTGCTGTTTGGATTTTCACGAAGCCATTGTAGTTTTAGCCAGTCTAACTTTGCTTCTTCTGACTCTAACTCCAATAGTTCCATTTGTTTCTTTTGAGCTTCTACCCATTGAGTCATAGCTAAAATTTCAGTGTCCTGTTTGTACATACGAGTCTTTCGCTCAACTTCTGCCCTTGCTAATTCTGCCTCTGCTTGAATTGACTGTGTTTGAGCTGTAATGGTTTTATCATATTCTGCGCTCATTTCAGCAGATTGAAAATCCCAATTCATAAATTGTACTGAGTTTAGTTGTACACCTAATTGATTGAACTTAGGATTAACTTTCCCATATAATAATTCGCTAATAGCCAGCTTATTGCCAGTCAAATCAGCAGGCGAATATTCTTTGATTGTATCACCTACAATTCCTGCTACTTGATTATACCACGCTCCCACTAAAGCGTTAGTATCCCAAGAGTTATAACTCTTTACTTGCGCTTTCCAATCAACAGCAGAAGAGTTGATATAAAAGCAAATGTTTGTTTTTACACCATAGCCGCCCTTTACACTTGGAGTAAACTCGTTGCAAATTTGCAGATTCTGTACAGCCGGAAACATATGTAATTCATATCCAATAAAAGGTGTTTCGACTAATCCCGATTGCAATGTGTTTTCAATTTTACCAGCCATTGTGTTTTCAAGAATTGCTATACTATTAACTGGTACTACCCGATGAGTACCGCTAAAAATAAACGCCCACACTAAGAAGATTTCTACAACTACTAAAACCCCTGCTCCAATAAGTCCCTCTTTTGAATCCGAACCAATAGCCCCAATAATACCGCCCAAAACTAAAACGGCTAAAATAGCACTAATCCAAGTAACCCACGCTGACGCTAAAAATTCTAACATATTCAATATCTCCTTTTCAGTCTGTTTTAATTAGTATACATCACAATAATCGAAATTGCAAGAGATTAACATTGCATTTCCGTTGCTAAAACGCGGCTTTTATAGCAATTCAAATTCCCAAGTTTTCGACATCACTACGAAGGTCACAAACATTCCAAAAACAATAAGTTTCTGTTTTCTTTTTACCATAACTCCAACCTTCATAAATTTGGTCAATATGAGGGAGGCGTTTTAGATTATCTAATGTTTCCCAATAGTATTCTGTATGCCAATGACTGCCAGTAATATTCAAAGCAAATACAACTCTAACTTTTACCTTTTCTTGGTCTTGAACTGTAAAATATTGGTTAAATTGGCATCTTTTCATTGCAAGCATACCTTCACAGTTTTCATAGTAATCTGTTTGATCTTTTACTTCTACCAACAAAACCAAACTGTGTTCTGGCATTTTATACTTTTCAAAATCAGGATATGCTGCTCTAAAAGCGGGAGGAGGGTATAACTTTGATTGATATGTTGTTGTTTTTCCATCTTCGCCAAAAACCTCAAAGTATTCCCATTTGTATTCGGGTGTCTTTTTATTAAACTTAGACAATAAATTAAAAATACTAAATTCGCTACCTCTCATTGGCATAGAAGACTCTTTTCATATTCTGCTATAAGCGTTTCATTACGATGATCTACTAAATAAACCATGTCCTTTTCAAACGCTTCTTCTTTGAATAAATCAAAGAAGTTTTCAGGAAATCCAATATATTTTAGAAAAGCATCACCATACTCTTTGTTGTATGGTCTTGTCCAAACAGACTTAGACTCCATGCTCATATATTCCGCTTCGCCGTTTCGCAAATACTTTTGTAGCATTGCGCAATCATCATCATTATCCAAAGCAAAAGCCCACACTTTAGAATCGTGAAATGGCATAAATAACTCAAAACACTGGTCAATGAAACTGCGAGAACATTCCTCAAATTCAATTAATGCCTTATTCCCATTCTTCTTTAAGGTAAATTCCATTACCCAAGCAATTCCCAAATCTCCCCATTTAATTAACTCTTCATTGCTCGGAACTTCATTTTCACCAAAAATGATTCTGATTTCACCCATATCTTCTCCTTTAGCTAATCTTATACTTTCATTATACACTAAAACAAGCGATTGTCAAGATGCAAATTTAACTGACTTTCGTGTACAAACAGCCGCTCAATCCGCTTTGTAGTTGTAGTCACATCTAACCCTACAATCACCTGTTTAGACCATGTGCAAACGAAGTCTTCTGGCGCGGAGTATTCTGATACATAAAGCGCATGACCTTCTGCACACTTCTCTCTACACCACCGCCAAAATGAAATGTGATCAAAGGCAGATACATATTTAGTGCTATTTGCATATTCACAATAGATAATGCTTTGCTTAGGAATGTCTAATTGATCATATGAACAACACCTAAAATCTACATCTTTTAGCTTTGGTGCTTGTGCTAACAAATTTTCTTTATTTTCAAAACAATAATTTCTAATTCTACCCGCTTTTGTTACGCTATTAGCATAACCGCCAAACCACTTTACAGCATAAGAGCAACAAAATCCCACAAAACCAACATAATAATCTTCATAAGAGTCTGGGTTATCTTTAACTTTGTTGTATTCTTCTCTGCTAATGTTGCTTGGTGGTATCCACCCTTGTTGTACTGCTTTGAGTAATGCTATAAGGTATTTGTTATTATCCACACCAATTCTGTTACCAGTAACTTTATCTATCATATTTGCACCACCAACAAACGGCTCTACATACCACTGACCAAATTGCCGATTCTGTTACAGAATCGGCAACAAGTATTTAGCATAACGATTTTTGCTACCCATATATTGCATAACTAAACCATTCCTATTTATAAAGCACCTTTTGCTTTGTAATATTATTGCTTATTTGTAATTAATTTTTAGTAGTTTCAATATTTTTCTTCCCAATTTCAAATACATCAGTGTCTTGTTCAATTCCTGTATAGTCACAATTGTTATGATTACACCATACTCCAAGTGAGAAACTACCGGCAAAAGGATCAAGAATATTTGCAGTCTTATCAAACCAGGGCGATATAATTGCATCATATAGCTTTTGTGGTTTTTGCCAACGAATCAAATGACCGTCTTCCAATTTGACTCGTTCAGTAGCAGTTGTAGTAAGAGTGCAATCATCTATCCATGCAGTTCTTTGTTTAGTCATTCTACCACTCGGATTCATCCCTTTAGTAACAGTAACTTTAGGCACTTGAATCTTTTCAGGATAAAACTGCCAATTATTACTATTAGAGTATATAAGAATGTCATCGTAACATTGATGAAAACGATTGCGGGAATGGTTTCCCCATTCGCATTTCCACACAAGATGATTTATGAAAGTGGCATTCACTTCTTTTTTCATGTACACATCAAATTCAGATACAGAGTGCCAATCAGTTTGAGCAATAAATATCCCCCATTTGGTTTTAGAAATTGAAAGTATTTCTTTGCCCAAGTAAAGTCAAGATTTTCATAGATATAATCACAATAGATTATATCAAACTTCTCAATTGTTTCAAATGTCATATTGTCTATATTTAATGTAGTAGTTAGCAATATAATTCCTCATTTTTATTTGATATAAAACAAAGTTTATGAATCCCAAAATAACGACCTTAAAGATTCGGCAATGGCTGGAAAACCAACAGCGTCTAATTGTTTAGCTAAAGAGGATAACGTTCCTTTAGTATTACTTATATTCAAATAATAACCCCCTTTGACAACTTGAATAGCGTAAGAAAGTTCTCCTAAAAGACGAGTCTCGTTACTAAAAGGGTTTGAATTAGCTGAGTATCTTGTTAATTCTAACTTCGCAACCAGTAATGCGTTTAATATCTTCAAATTCAAAATCTGTTTGCCAGTTTCAGTCATTGGTTTATTCTTTTTCCAAAACATTGTTTAATTCCTTTACCCCTCATCTGTTTCAGCACAGTCCAAATAATATTTTTGTTTTCTAGTATCGAAAAAAGAGATTTCAATATATTTGCCGAATTCGTCTGTAAATACAGGATACTTTTTTATAGTTATAACATTGTTGTTTTCATCTAAAAATGTAACATCCGTTGTTTCAATTAAAAAGGTTTTAACCATATTATACATTCTTCCAAATCTTGATAGTATTCTTTTCGCTCCACACTGCTGTATCCACATACCCAATATATTCTTTGTTGGGAATATCGTGTGGCACACAACAGGGCATTGATACAATGTGACGAGTTTTGGCAGCAATATGCTCTAATACATCGCTAATTTTAGCATGACTATGAGGCAAAACAATAACAGTAGGATAATCACCAAAACGCAAATTGCATTGTTCAATTTTTAGAGAATGAATAAGTAACCGTTTAATACTACTCCAATCTTTATTTATATTTAAAATTGGATCAATACTATGGCAATTCCAACCAGAGCGTAATGCAAACATCGCTGCTGTACGAGGAGTATTACCATCACCTACCACAATCAATTGAATATCAGGGTTCTTTAGAGTGATAGTATCATCTAATAAATGATCTACGACTGCCCTAAACATGCCAACAGTCTCGGTAATCTCTTTAGCTGCTGAATTAGGGAATAGCCCTAAGTTTAGCATTTGACCGGCACATTTCAAAGATACAAACTCTCGAATATGTTTTGTTTCAGATTTATTCATTACTCCTCCGTGTCTAAAATAGCAGATTTAGCTATAGCAAGTCGCCTATCACATTCTTCTGAACGAAAAGGAATCTGTTCTAAACATTCAACAATGGCAAGACAATTAAATCTATCGTTGTATTTCATTGCTTGTACATTTTTAGTAAGACAGTTTGAAAAATCCGATTCACATCTGTCACGTGAAACAATATAATCTCTAATCCATGCAATTGCTTCACTTGCATCTTTGCGTAAGAGTCTATTACGTTCATCCTTTGGCAACCAGTTGTACATACTATTTAACCACCTCTCCGTTTTCGTCAATAATTGCAAACTTATTCTTCACAAAATACCAAAGGGTATCTCTCTTGCGGTCGGGATTTTCTCCCATACACAGTTTCCACATACGCATACAATCACGATAAGCAGGGATGTCTGTCGGCTTTTCCCATGCTGTATAAGCCAAAGAATTATATGCGCATTGAATAATCTGATGCTTGATTGCTGCTAAGGTTTCGTCAGTCATAGTTAGTAAACTCCTTCGTATTTGTAATCTTTCCACATAATAGGATTGTGACAATATTTTCCATAATAAGCAGTCTTGATATTAACTTTCCATTCGCCATCTTTATACCAGGCTGCATATTCTTGATTATCATCATCAATAATCATATACAAGCCGTGTTTTCCATGAAAGGTGCTAATATCCTGATATTCGTCCATATTACCATCCTTTTTCAATAGCTAATTTAACAACTGTTGACAACTTACCTCGATCTGGAGGGCAATATTTGTTCAAAATTGCCCAGATTCTCTCTAACTCTGGTAGTCGTTGATGAACATAAAAAGCATAATCAACTTTGTTAAATGAGAGCTTGTCAACATCTGACATAATCATCATTTCTTCTTTAGTATAACTCAATGCTCTAAAGAATACGTATTCTAATAACTCTTTTACCATTAATTCGCATTCTTTCTTCTTCATGCTTTTTCAGTCCTCATACTCTCTTTCTCTTTGCGCTGTTGTTTGCGCAGAAGAGTCTTATTCTTATCTTTATCACGATTAGGAATGTCTCCTTGAATACGATGTGTTTGTTTCTTGTTTTTCATAATATGAGTATACTCTATAACCAGAAATTAGTCAAGTGGCAATTTCGTTGTAAATTAGATATAACCGATAATTGTTATATCGCGGGTTCATTCGCTCAATTATAATTAGTAAAACAATAGAACATATTCATCTTCTTTAGACACACCATGCCCCAATAAATATGCAGATAATCTAACATTTGCGTATCTATTAGCCCTCTGGTCATACCACCAAACATTATAACCAGAATCAAATGGCAGCGAGGCAATATCATTCTGTAGATTTTCTGGAAAATCGTGTACATTAAATACTTTGACTAAATCATAAGTTGTCATATTATTCCCTTTATTAGTTTAAAATTTCCAATCAATTTCAAGCAGTACTTCTTCACCCACAAATGCCCCATTTTCAACAAGGTATTTGTCTAAAATAGTAGTATCTCCAACTACATATTTATTTACACCCCTGTTAGCAAATGTACCCAAGCATTCATATGCAAACTGATTTATTTCATATGGAACATCACCATAAAGCAAATCGTAATATTTAAATATCCTGAGTTTTGGCGAATGCACAATTGGATTTTTAGGAATATATTTTGTAGCAATATAATTAATAGGATAAACTTCTACTACCCTATCCATATCAATGCAACTATCATCTTCCAACCATTCTTTCAAAGTATATTGAAAATAACGGTCACACATAATACTTACACAAATATATTCGTTACCTTCTTTCCAAATATAATGTAAATCTTGGCGAATAATATTATCAATGAGTAATGTTGTAATATTACCACTCGTATCACTATCTGCTTCTTTTTGTAAGAATTCTAAAATATCAGAGTTCATATTATATCCTTTCATAACTAACAGAGTCAATTAATCCATTATAGAAAATAGGAATAATTTTTATTAAATACGAATGATACTAACACTGTCATTAGATAACGATAAAGCTAATTGCACTTTATGATTAGCCAACACAATCATATTGTAATTGCAATTTGGACAAAATATAACAAATGGTGTTTGTTGGATGGTTTGAATAATTGGAGACCTGTAATCACTTAGTTTTATTTTCAGTAGTTCTTGCCCAACCCAATAATCACCTAATTTATATAAAGGATTTTCTTTACTAATAGGAAGCCCGTCACACTCTTCTAATTCAACTTCGCAATTACAAAAACCACACACCCCTTTAGCTCCAATCCAATCTGGAGTTTTCTGTACAATTTTCATACTCGACTCCTTCTCCTTTTTCATTCATAAAATCAGCATTTGATATTATACCACGAAGCATCACTACGCAATAATTCTTGATACCACTTAATTTCCTCATTCCAGTTTGCATGTAATAGTAAACGATTACCATTATGAAAAGCCCGCAACCATCCATTATAAGCCTTATTATACAATTCTGGATATAGTGTTTCTATTGCACTCATCAGTGCAACAATAGCAGAATCGTCTCCCTGTGGGTATTCTGATTGCTTAGTATTCATTAGTGCAGATGCCACACGTAATACTAAATCGTAGCCATTGTAATCCAAATTGCCCAAACGCTCACCGTTAGCAACCTGTTGTAACTTCATAAGGAATTGTTCATCTGAATTACACATAATATCTCCTTTGTAATAATCTATTTGAAAATCGGATTGATTCTAACTGCGTTTTTGCGCAAAAGCCATTCTACTATTTTTGTCTGTGTACCATCCATAGGCTTAAAAACAGTTTTCTCAATTTTTTGATAGATTTCCCCATCTTTGACAAGTTTGACAATCCAATCTCCAATCATACGATTCCCGCCATCCATATAAACACAAAGCATATGCAGTGTGACATTGTCTGGCTCAATGTAAAATTGAAAAGCGTTTTGTCCTGACATGCCACACGCATCACGAATAGCATCTGCTTCAGTATGCCCTCGATCCGCAGCATGTGTACCATTTACCGTAACAGGATTATTATCCAAAGTAATAGTAATGTTTTCAAGTGATTGTGATGACTGAGCTTGTGCTTCAAGATTATCAAAATAACCACTATCTTTCAATCCTTCTGCAAAACTTTGGAAGATACAAAAGAGAAAATACAAGACAACCACTGTGAGCAAAGCTCCAAAAATATTGAGAACACTACTCGATTTAGCCATTTCTGTCTCCTTATAGAAATAACTACTATTTATTCGATATGTGTAGTTTAGCATACTATTGCCGATTTGTCAATAGGCAAAATAAAAAGAACCTGATTTTACTCAGGTTCTTGGTTGTGATTATTCAGCTTTGCGGGAATCTGCGGTCATACTTGAAGTACCTTAACCGTTGTTCAAAGATTTGTATTAACTATAAACCGTAAACTGTAATAAGTAATCTTTAACAATTTAAACTTTAAACTTTGATTTTTAATCTTTAACCTTTGATCTTTGACTTTTTTGTACGGTTTCCGCACACATTGGCAATGCAGCCAAAGAAGGGATTGAATTTCAAGTTCAATCAGTTATTTGATATAATCAAATTAGTGGCGATGATAACCCTCATCGCCAAAGGGTCAAGTGTTTATATTTTCAAATAACCACAATGTTACTTATTTAGTCTTGAATTGTTACCTTAGTAACTTCCTGTTTCATAGACAGTTGCTCCGAAGAGTCTTACACAATCTCCACAGGCTTAAAATTCTGTAATTCCTACAGTATAACTTTTATTAATCTTCTAACTCAACATCAATCATTGTCAAAGCATTACTGCGCGACAATGTGAAATCTACAGTGGTTTCAAAATCTTCAACTTCCTTATTCCACTGTTCAATCACCTTACCAATGTTGTTTGGATCAACCAATTTGATATACTTGCTCTTTTGATAAGCTACGCGGTACATATCAATGGTTTCTTGTGATACCGTCTTTTCCTTTGCACCAGGAACAGTAGTCAAGTAGCTATCAAACCCTTCATCAACCTTATTGTTAGTTGAAGTAACAGTATTATTGAGAGAATTATAGGTGAGAGCCATAAGATTCAAAAACTCCTTACGTGAAGCAATCCATTTCTTACGTTCAATAGCCTCTGCAACAGTTAACTCTTCGCCAGCAATAGTAACAACCGTTTCGCCGTTACTTTTCGTAAGTGCATCTTTTACAGCTTTCTTATTGCTAAACAAATGATTCAACGATTGAAAATTAGCCTTCATTTCATCAATCATTTCGGAAATAGGCTTTCCATTGGCAACAGTCTGATCTACCTTTACCGTACCAAGCAAACCTTTTTGGCGTGCCTTTTCGATACGATCATCATACTTTTTCAATAGGGCTAAACCCTCAGCAACACTAATATTGAGTTTTGACATTTGAAATTCTCCTTGTGATAATATGCAATATTGTCATATTGCTTTTTAGCGGAGAGTACAGGATTTGAACCTGTGACCCCTTTCGGGGTCTCGTTTAGCAAACGAGTGCATTCAACCGAACTCTGCCAACTCTCCATTTGGCGGTATGCTGCAATGTTATAGTCTAATAATGACTACCAATGCCGCCGAGTTATAATGTTTACCAGTTTAATTCGATTAATCTATTGTATATGCTTAGGCGTAGCGAACTATCGAGAGCAGACTGTCGGCTAAACAATAGATATATTTAAACTGGCAGTGCCTTATATTGGCTCTGCCCCAACCGCCTCCGCCTTAAAAGGGCGTTGCTCTACTGAATGAGCTAATAAGGCATTATAATATCAGCAATAGAGATTACCGTACAAGCCGCATATCTATATTCTATTGCTGATAAGTAGTGGGTAACAGACTCGGACTGTTTAGATTGGCGTATGAGACCAATGGCGTACCATTCGCAACCCGCTATAATTCATTCATATTTACATTATAGCATACTATTTTATTTTGTCAAGTAGCAATTTGCTTATTTTGAGAAACTCGTTTTGGCTAAGTAAGTCTAAGCCTCTCGCCCTATTTAGAATCGCAAAACTAAAATGAAAATCTTCACCTTCTTAAATACTAACACAGAAACTACTTTTTGTCAAGGATGAATTTCATTAGAATTTTATAAGAATCTACTTCTGGTTGAAATACTAACTAACAACCAGAAGTTATAATTCACCTTTTAATATTATACACTCTTTTTAAATCTTGTCAAGGGGCAAAATACAAGAGTCTTTACAGTAATACTTAGAAAGGAATATTGTGACCATTGTTGTTTCTATCTTGATTGCCAGAATTAACTAAAGAAGCGAAACTGCTATTAGACTTTCTACCTTGATTTTGATTAGGCTGTTGCTTTTTACTTTGGTGATTCTCACCAGGAATACCCACAGTATTATCGTTTGGCATACCTCTATGTTCTACTTCTGGTCTTTCTTGTCTCATTTCTGATTGCGAATTGCGCTGTTGTTGATCATTACCTTTATTTGACTGATTATTGTTCTTAGCAGCAAGCCGTTCTTTAATTACAATATCTCTATAGATATGATAAGATTTACTCATGGCTTGTGCAACCATACCCATACCCTCTTCTACAAAGACTACTGCGATCATAGCTGAGTACCCAATAACAACTGAAGCAACATCTTTAATAATAACCCCGCTTGGACTCCAGTTATTAGCCATCCATAGAATATTTGTACCAGCATCAACCACTGCGCATAATACAAACACCATTGTTGCTAATTTTGTATCGGTTATTGTAATTGGTAAAAAGGTATTATCATTTTCCCAAATTACTTTATCGTGAGTTAAATATTCTCTAACTAACAATGCTACGTTTTGACCATATTGAAAAACAATAGCATATATAAACGGTAATGCTGCACCAAGCGGTATACCAAACAATATCATTTCTGGATCACCAATAGTAGAAAACCCATCCATTGTTTGTAGAAACGAAGCAATGGACAGTAACCCCATTCCCACTAATACTGCAAAAGCAGCTATCAATTTCATCAGAGTCGGGTATTTCATGGGTTGATTTTCTGCTTTTTTATTCTCATTATTAGCCATTATATATCTTCCTTTTAGCTTGAATACTGCATAATTCCAAACACAACACTAATATTATTTTCACCATAATATTCCTTAAATATATTTAGTTCTTTTGAGAACATCTCTTCAAATTCCTTTTTAGTAAGAAATTTTAACTTGCTAAGATTTAGAAAATCAAGGTCGTATTCTCCGTTTATAGTACGGCTCACTGCATCATTACCAAAATTATATAGCCAATAATGAGTTGTAATATTTCTATTATCGGCTTTATAAAAAGATTCCTGTATCATTTCACCAACCTCATATTGCGCATATTGTTTAGTATCAATATACCGTTTACCTGTAGAAACTCTCGCTAATTTAGTTCCGCAATATGGACAATATAAGCTGTCGTTGCTTGTATACTTGTGTTTGCTATAACATTGTGTATCTTCGCAAATATAAGTGTACTCTTCTTTTTCGGCATCCTTTATTTTAGCTAAAATAAACCATCCTACAACTGTATATGTACTTATACTCATTTGATTTCCTTTTTAGTTATGCTTTTTATCCAATTATCATATAATTCTACATCACCATTGCTATCATAATTATTACAAATTCCCGCAGGGTTTACAGAATACTCATAATTCCAATGAGCATTTTCTTCTGATAAATCCCTTAAGAAATTGTCAACATCGCATAATCCTTTATGTACAAACATTTTGCAGTTTGAACAACCCTGTATCAAATGATAACTATTTCCGTCTATACCGCCCATTATTGTCTCCTTTATAACTTAGACATAATATAGTGAAGGCATCGAGCCTTCTCTTGAAGCATTTGCTTACAAGTTCTGCCACAGCTTTTGCGCTCATTTCACAATATAATTATATTACACACTGTAGTTATTGTCAATAGGCAATATTTATTCTTTTTCTATAACTCCATATCCTTTGCAAGTTGGACAATCACAAAGAGGCTTATTTATTTGAAGCATTAGGCTTTCTAAATAAGCGTTCATGTTTGCAATCATATCATTATAATTTATACCTGAAAACAAATAAACCTTTTCTTTTGCCCAAGAATCGTTATTTGGCGATATATTCAACATTTCAGCACTTCTTATTTTGCGATAACAAGTTTCCCATTTGGATTTCTTTCTGTAACCCTTGTTAATTTCCACTCGATATGCTTCTGGAGTATCTGTTTCTATAATCTTTTCTACTTTAAAGTGATTACTTTCATTTGTAACGATTTTAGCATAATTATTGTCAATATGAGTTCTTACATAATCTCTAATAACATTATAAGAGTCTTTGCTACTCATAGAGCAAGGTTTTGTAGGCAAAAGGATTGGGTGATATTTAATTTTATCTAACAACGATGTTGTAAATTCATACTCTTTTTTAGTTATAGAAAAATCATCAAGTGAATCTAAGATGTTAATTTGAAAAGGTATCTCTTCCCAATATTCAGGTGTAGTATCGTATCGCTCTTCGTATAACCCTCTAAAGTTGTATTCTGCACAATCCTCATCTAAATATCGAGAGTTTATTACTTTAGGCAAATTTACAACTGCATCAACAACTTCTGGCTTTAATTCTAATCTATAGTTTATATAACCTTCTGCGTGCTTATATTCTACTACAGCAGGAATATTATCTAAAATAAACCATTGACCGTGATATGTCTTTTTTGGCGATTTCCCGTCAAACCGACAACTCAATAGTTTATTCCCACTTTCATAACAATAACCATTTCCCATTAGGTCATTGGAAACATATACACAGTCTTTTGTTTGAATTGCAATCAACCTCAAAATATCATTGTCCATTGTTATTTGTCCTTTCATAAACCTCATACTCTCTATATTCCCCATTGCTAAAGTATAAATCTTTTATGTCTTTATCTAACCAACAGGAATAACCACGATTTATTAGCATTTCATTAAATATAGGGCAACAAATAACATGAAGCGTAAAAATGTCATCGTATAATTCTTTGCATCTCTCATTACAGCAAATTTTCATATAACTCCTTTGCACGCTAAAATAATTTAGATTAGTATAATCCTAATTATTTTAGTTTATTTATATCTCCAGCAAATAGGATTTTCAATTTTAGTATAGCAGTATTCATCATTATACCAGGCACGCCCATTGTAATAACCTGTTATAATATTGTTATCTAAGTTGCCGCCATAACACAACCTGATTTCTACATCAAATGTGCCTTTTGGTAAATGATTACCACTGCAAGAATACCATACTGACATAATTACTCCTTTTGACTCAAGCCTTCTGGACGCGATGTGGGGCATTTTCAGTTTATAGGTCAAAAATACTACCTTTATTCAATATAAATCGTTTGCAGTGCTTCCTGTGAAGCTACAAAGGCATTGTAGAAGTATTACTCTGTTTTCTGCAAGATTAAGATAATGTCTTCGCCTTTGCATATCGGAATTGACTCAATTAAATCCTCGTCGTAATCGCGATCAAATGATTTAATGTATACAGAATAACCCTTTTGGATGTACTCTACGCATTTGCGATAAATTATAAATTTATCAAATTCGCATCTGCACAAATGAGGGATTAGACCATATAAACCATCCATAGTTTTGCAATTACCTTCATCTGAAAAATACGAATACTCGTCTAAATAGTAAGCATCTAATTCCTCTACTGTACTGTAGATATTTCCATTCCAATATGGAAATTGAGTAAAATCCTTTTTTATTTTTAATGGCAATAACGAAACTACTACTACTCGAATTAGAAACAAATCCGTTTCTGATTTTCATTTTTTACTCCTAATGATTATCGTTATCTAATACAATATAAGAGTCTTTTCCAAAGAGGAAGTCTTTTAAACTTTGTTCATTTTCAAAGATTTCAATGTTTTCGTTGTCACAAGCTCCTGATTGGTGATCTATGCATCCCCAAGAATATCCTTCGGGAGTATCATAATCGGTAGTAATGCGCCATTGAATGTCAGAAACTTTAGTAAAAGCCCTAATCACTTTTTCGAGCATTGGCAGCCAGGAAGGGTTACTATTTTTAAATTGCGTTTGTAAATAAGCAAAATTAATTCTATCGCCCCAATCAAACAATTCTTCATATCCCCAACCAAATTCTGTTTTGCCAAGTTCGTCATTTACAATTAAAACATCGCCAGCTAACCAAGACAAATCAATATATCCGTTTTTGACATTGGTAATCAGAAAACTACTAGAACTACTATTAGAAACAAACCTGTTACGAAACTTCATACTATACTCCTTTATCTAAATATCATACATAGGACAATTACGGCATTGGTTAAGTAACCTTTCGCGCCAGGTTACAACCTTTGGATTGTACCACACATCATCTAAAAAAGTGTTACAATTAACTACATCAATTCCTTCAAACTCTCCTTCTGCAAATGAACACGGAAAGAATTTGCCTTCAACGTTGCAATATGCCGAGAATCCCGATGACTCACAGGGTTCAATGCTTTGGCATACTTGTTCAATATTATGCAGATTCATGTTGCGTAGAATCTTTTCAACCTTGTTTGCGCCACAAGAGTCGAATCCAACACGTATATCGTTGTTGATACAATATTCTACGATTTCAGAGAAGTGTTCATCGCTCATACGATTAAAACCGACTCCCCGACCTTTGCGCTTTAGACTAAGCATTACAATATAACCTAATTTAGCTAAACGAGTATCGGTTTTATATGACTCTAATAGTTTCCAAATAGAGTCGTATGTTTCTTCTGCTACTAATTGATGAATATTGACTTGCGTTAACCCAAGCGACGTTAATTTGTTCACTGCATTATAACACTGGTCGTCGTTATACCTACTTACGCTGCACGCTCCTACTAATGATACTAACTTTTTAGCTAATTCATCAGTTAACCCTGCTCCGTTGATTGTAATATTAGGCACAACATTTTTACTTCTTGCATATTCCATCATCGGGAACAAATCGGGATTGGCAGACAAATCACCAATACCAAAAGCGATTTGCATAACACTCGGCATCTTATCAAGAATGGTTTTAAAAGTAGCAAGAGTCATATTCTTACCAACACCAGTATTAGACTTATAACAAAATTTACAGCCTTGATGACATGCTTCAGAAACTTCTATGTCAAGTATCTCCGCTCCAATAGGGCTCATTTGTGGATCATCCTCATATGTTTTGCCCCAACGTGCAAAGAAACCAGTGTTTGTATCAAAATCATAATTATAACCTTCGCTGCGATATTTACGAATCATTGTTTGTCCTTTTTAGTCTAATCTTACGTTTAGTATAAACCTTTATCTTCGCTTTGTCAAGTACCAAAAAGACCCTGATTTTATTCAGGGTCTTCGTTTAAATATTACTCAACTACTGTGAAGTTTACATTACCAATAAAACCATGCTCATAAATAAACAACTCGTTTGTATTACCACCTTCACTTGAAATAGATACAAAGTGTAACTCCTTTCCACTATTTAAAATGTCTAAAAGAGCATTATATTTTCTAAGTTCCCGTTGATTGAACAAAAAACTACCATCGTCATCTTTCTCATATTCTAATTCTTCCGAATAATAACGACCTAATTCCTTTATGTTGGATATTGTATATTGTACAAATTCGTCTACGTCAATATTTACAGTCATGGTTAGTTTGGTTGTTTCTTTGTCTGCTGCCAAAAGAAAAGATGAACTACTACTGTTTGAAACAAAACCTGTTCTAATTTTCATGATTCACTCCTTTTAGATATTCTGAGAAGGCGTTATAGGTCTTAAATTTTCGCTTCATCTTTTTGGCAAACTCTTTACGTGTCAGTTTGGCAAGTAATAGATAATATTTAGCTACATCCTCATAAGGGAGGTCTTCAAACTGACAAACAGGACAGCATTTAGGATCAACATCATATCTGGAATCTTCTACATCTTCCAACATTTCGTTCATAAATTCGTTTTCGGTAAACCATTTTAGAAATTCCGCGTTTGTGATATGAGAATGTAAAACCGCATACTTTTCTTTCATATATTCGTCATCACACCATTTATTTTCAGCCCATTCTCTACATTCTGCAATTGGGAAAACAGGAGATAACAACAAATTTTCTGAAAAGATGTGTTCGTTTTTACACTCATACATTCCGGCATCGCTTAACCCTAAATCCATACCAGAAATCTCTTCGCCTGTTAAACAGCAAGTAAAACTGGTGCTTGAACTATTGCTAACAAAACCAATTCTATATTTCATACTATTCTCCTTTAGTTACAACTGTAACTTCTTTTACACGAAGTCTCATATTATCTAATTTTATTGATAAATGTACTGGAATATCCAATAACTCTTTTAGCCTATTTTCTGCATCTTTTTTAGTAAAAAAGAATTGAGCAGATAAAACGTGTTGTGTATAACGAGTAGTATCTACAAAGAACATACCTCTGTAATAGTCCCATAGTACATATACTGTAGAACAAGTATTAGCGGCTATTTTAAATACAGAGTCTTCCATACTACTCCTTTTCAAATAATAACTCGTTTTTCAAACAATATTCAATATATTCGTTCATGTCATAGTCAATAGTAAGCACTTTACCTGGATTATCTCCCTCAAAATACAAATGTGTAACTATGTCTTTAACCTCTGCAGTGTAACCAGGAACATTTTTGTCATGATAGCGTTTGTCTGAAAAGTAACCGTCTTTACTAACCCAATATTCTAACGGCGTGTTGTAAACATCCTTTTTGCTAGTATTACGAGTGTCATTTTCAACCACGTCTGCCACACCAACAACCAAATACATTGTAGGTTTAATTCCCATTATTTACTTCCTTTTGTTTCATTTATATTTGCCTTCTTTATCATTACCTAATCCTTGATGTTTAATGTATTCTGGTAATTTAGAGGTAAGCCAGGGAGTAGAGCATTTAACCAAAAACAGCCAACAATCAGCTATGGATACAGCTTCGGATTCTAATATTTCTATACTAACATTTTCGTTTTTCATTTGCTCAATAAATTTTTGTATTACTTCTTGTGGATGTTCTTTTACACCAATATTATATGCACTAATCATATCATAATATAATTGATATTTCCAATGCGTTAGTTTAGTTTTCTTTATCATAAATATTTCCCTTTCGCGCGTAAAAGTCTGATTCTATCTATCTTCAAAGGGAGGAATTTGCCCAAATTTATCCCCGCATCTTAACAATTCTAGTCTTTCGGGACGATCTTTTATTTCTTTTAAGTCTCTCAGTCTCCATACATAATATAACCCTTGTTGATTGTCGCCATTATTACCAAAAGGGTTTACTATTGAAGTTTTTATTTTGTTTAAATTTTCAACGTCTAATCTATACCATTTCCAGGAATTTGAAATAATAAACAGAATATCAACTTTTGATTTTTTCATTCTAGCCAAGTGTAAATAGCTATTGAACTGACTTTGTTCTATAATAAAACATTCTTCTGTTTTACTAATTTTATCTTCTGGTATGTTTCCTGTTAAATTGTAATACGGAGACTTTTTGCTTTTTACTTCTACATATACTATTACTCTATTTTTATCATTCACATAAATTTCAGCAATCAAATCAGGGTGTGCGCGAGGATTGTCATTTTCATCTGCATATACTTGATATGTTTCTCTACCTGTTTTATCATCTATAACTGTATATCTGTCAATATTCATATAATAACAATAAGAGTCCATCCAATTCAAAACTATGTTTTCAAATTCTTTTGCTAATTCTAGCATTTTTAAATATTCTTCGCTTGGCTCTGGAAGATTCGGGCGACTTTTGAACAATTGAGATAATAGCCTCATATTTATTTTATCCTTCCCAATATGTTTTAAAATTATCCAACAAGGGCTTATTTGCATCAATAAAAAGTTTTCCACTGTCTTTCTCTGTATCATATAAAATGATTGTTTCTAAATTTTCGATCAGTTTATTTGCTTTACCAGTCCAATATTCATATTCTTCCAAATGCTCAATATATATTTCTGAACTTTGATTTTCTTCAATCATAAAATGAGTACCTATAATTCTAATTAAATGCTCGACAATATCAGATACTTCCAACTGCACAACGTTTGCAGGAATCATAGAACACAGCATTGCTTTAATTGATAGCCCTTGCAAATTATACATGGCTGTTACCAATTTTTCGCACATCTCTTTACTTTTTTGGCTGATCATGTGTCTCTCCTTATATGTTTTATAATTGAGATATTTTTGATATAGTTTCAATCATTTTTCAAATCAAAGCGGTAAAAGACAAATGTTTGTAGTAATCTAATTTGTCATTTTTACTCCTTTACATAGTATACTATTAGTATATACTAAATAACTACAAATTACAAGCAATTTTAGTTACAATTTCGTTGCTAAAATTCAAGAATTTATTACCAATATACGCTGTATCCATTAATATCTGCAATTAAACCAAACAACCAAGTCTTTCCCAAATGTGGAATTATACAAAATCCTTGCCTTTTCAATTCTAAAATTTCGCTTCGTGTTATTTGGTTAACTCCGTAGTAAATAGTACGACTCCCTTTTATTGCGCTTAGTATAATGCTTGTGTTTATACTATTTTTTTCTGATAAGTTTTCACATTCTTCCGACAGTTCTTTAGCCTCAAGCGCATTAATTTTAAATTCACTATTAATAATCTTTTCATATACAGACATACTCAAACTCCTTATTTTTCGTAACTAAAATCCGAGTTTTATCAGAATGATGTTTTTCTTGTCTTCCAAGAAATCATATAACCTGTTTGTCTAATTTTAAAATCTGTCACCAAGATATTGTATAACCAATTTCTTCATTTGTCGAATTAATTATAGGACAGTATTTATATCCTAAAACTTCAGTTATATATTCCACATCACAATATGAAAGCCATATGCAGTTTTTCTTTCCGTAATAGAGGCAGATATTATACATTCCGAATTTAGATTCTTCATCAATGAGAATTAAAAGCCGACTTACTTTTTCAGATTCGGTCTTTGTACTATTTGCCTGTTCTCTCATTTCTTTCGCTGTTGTGTACATGGTTACTCTCCTTTTTGTCACTAAAATAAGCATTCTATTCTTCCCATAAATCGCAAACATTGAATTCTGAAACCTCATAAGTGCGCAACCATTCTTGAAGGAGGGATAAATAGTTTTGGCGAGTATTACCAAAGTTGCAACCAATCCATTCAAATCCTCCGTAACCATCATGTCTAAGATTTCGATATTTACACGTGCTACAGTTGTTGTTCTCTCTAAAATTTGGTCTAATACTATATAAACTGGTCATTCTAACTTCCTTTTTTGTAACTAAAATGGTCAAATACTATATTGACCAAAGATCACAAATAAAATAACTAAAGGTTTCGTTTTCTTCAGCCCATTCTTGTTTATGCTTTAGGCAACAGTCCTTTTCATTATTTTCATAATTACAAACCAAATAGGCTTTTCCTATTTCTTCAATAGAAACAATTTTTGAAAAGTAACAATTATCGCAACATTCACAATTAATTTCTCTAAGGTTGGGTCTATTCATTGTTTATTCCTCTACAAGTTTTCTACCACACATAGGACAATAATTAATGTCATAATCTATTTCAATAAGATCGTTTACATCAGAAGACAAAGAAACCACTATATATTGCTTACCATTGACAATAATGCTTAGTGAATATGTTGGATGTTTTAATGCGTACATTCTCGCTTCATCTTTGTTGTACATACCATTACAAAAATCACACATTGTTTACTCCTTATTCTTAGTTTATCAATCTAAATTCATTATACGCTACAAATACTAAAATTGCAATAGCCAAAAGTGTTGCAATTATATTACTATTGCTATCTATATTCTGCTGCCTAATTAAACTCCCATAAGTCACAAACCATATCTAATTCTGTTTTGTTTTCTTCTAACCATTCCGCTTCACTTGTTTCTTCATCATATGTCTTATCTACATTACAACCAAAAAACTCAAAGACATTATCCGCTTCATTGTGGTTACACAAAACTAAAAATTTACAATTCATACAGCATCTTGTTTGATAGCGATTTTCCATTTTTTATATTGCCCTTTTTTATATTAGAATAGGCTTCCAGTAAATATAAACAATATCCCCTATTTTAGCACCTTTGGAAATTGCATACTCCGAAAGATATTTATAACACTCATATTCACCAACCCGTAACTGTATACCATCTCTATCTTGAAAATAAAAATCTATAAAATCGTGTCTTTCAAGTTCACAGTCAACATCTTTTAGTTGTTCTGTAATATAATCTTCAATATCAATTTCTAACATGAACACTCCTTTTTCATTTCTAAAATGTGGACTCGTTACGCCATTTCAGTCGGTGATATTTTTGGCAAAACGGGCATTTAAACTCAATAAACGTTTCGTGTCCCCAATCCTCCACATGGTTTTGCCAAATTGAAAATTTATTATTTATTAATTTTATACTATGCTTGGATTTTGTTTCCTCACATTCATATTCTATGCTTATTGTATGTTTTATTACTCTCATATACTTCCTTTTGTTCATCAAATGTGGATTTTATTACCTAAAAAGGTATTACACAATATTCAATGTCTCTTCTAAACAAAGAAGCATCGTAAAATCTTACTATCTTCTTTTGAAAAAACGCCCATTCTGTTTTCTTTACACATTCCATTGCTAAAATGTTATCAAGACTTTCCCAATAAAAAGCATATTCGTCTGGTGAATAACCAACCACAAAGATAATATTTATATTTGTTTGTTCCTCTTTTTGGACTTTGATATACGACTTTAATTGATTTTCTTTTATTGCCAAAATGTTCAAATCAGTATCAAATGGTAAATCCCTTCTAGGAAATTGAAGAAAGCCTTTTACTTCAATTAACGCAATCATAACCGTTTGTGTTTCATTGGTATAAACTTCTATGTCTGGATAACTACAAATAATATTTCCATCATATGTCTTAGTCTGTTCGACAGTGTTTCCCTTTTTATCTTTACAAACAATAAACTTAGTAGAATATCCATATAAATATTGTAAAATGTGTTGCTCTTTTGGTGTAGCATAATCTAAATATTTATAATTTTTAGTCTTGTTCATTTTCTAACTCAATTGTATATAAGGAACATGATACTTGTTCTCTTAAGGATTTAATTTTATTTCCAAAAAGGTTACAAGATAAAAGATTCATTATCGAGGTTTCATCCCTAAGCATTTTACTCCAATCACTCCATTGATATGACCAAGTAAAAGAGTATAATTGTGTTTCGGTATAAAAAGACACAGTAGTAAATTCCGGTTCGTCTTCAAAGCCACTGCTATCGTAAAAGTCAACACTTGTTTCTACTAAAAAAGAAGACATTGCAACGTCGTTCATATCAATGTCAATATAACAGTAAGCAACATTTTCAAAAATGTCTGCTTTAAACCCGTATGCCAAATGAGGCATATTATACAAAGATTCTATAATTGGATTTGTTTGTTCAACTGCTCCAATCAAAATAATTTCGTGTGAAAAATTTGCTCTATCCATTTTTTATTTCTCCTTTCAATCATTGTAGCACGTTGTTTATCGTTTGTCAAGAACTAAAAACAGCCGAGTTTTCGGCTGTTGTAAAATGCCCGATTTATGTCTCAACCCTTCCTGTGGTCACATGAGGTATTTGTAATTTAAAGGTATAAAGTGACCTTGAATGAGTATAACTCGCTCTTAAGCCTTCCTGTGAGGGTATAAAGGTATTATGGCAGTAGTGTTGGATTTCTACAATATTGTGCTATTATTTTTTACTATCTATGGCTTTGTTAATCTTGTGTAATTCACATAATATATTATATAGAAATATATCTTCGAACATTATTGCTACAGTAGCTGCTTTTACCCAAAACAATTCGGGGTCTGTTGCGCTAATATTGTTTACACTAATCATTGATGCAAACAATAATATTAATTCTATAGTATATATCAATATCAACATTTTAAACATTCCCCTTATCTTCTTTTGACAAATGTACAAAGGTTTCGCTTTGACCTAAGTTCAAACCGTGTGTAAGCCAGCCAGAATGAAATTGAGCAGACGAATCTTTACCACTTTTACCAGAAGGGGTTATATAATTTATACGCGAGTCTGGTATAATTTTTTCGCAATGATTATAGCGAATAGCATCTATGAGCCATTTGGAATAATCAAGAGGAATAAGCAACGCCCAAGATATGCCATATCTATCAACATATTGCATACATTTTTCGTAAAAGTTTTTCTTTAAACTAAAAGGAGGGTTTGAAATAATCGCCCAATATTCGCTTAATTTGCGATTACTTTCAAGAAAATTACAATATTCGTAATTTCCATTTATGTCAGTGCATAAAACACTATATCCTTTTTCAATTAAATAATTGCTTATTTTTCCATTGCCTGCCGCGATTTCCCAAATATCGTTAGTTCCTTTTGGTATAAAAGGCAATAATATATCTACAGCGCAACGAGGAGTCTCGAAGAAATCTTTTGTTTGCACTTCGTTTGGGGTCTGAGGTTGTGGTTTCTTTGGTTTAGTTGGCATTTGTTTCCTTTTTATAAAAAGTATTACAACCATACTTTTTATATTAGCTAAAGAAGTATGATTGTAATATTATTTGAGAATATATACGCTTTCATCAGTATGACAAAATTCTAAGGGAAACCATCGCGCTGATGGTGACTCTAATCCTGTTTCACTTTGTTTGTCTGCTTTGCCATAATCTAATTTTACACAACCGTCATCCCGCAGCGTTGTTTGATTATGCCATTGGTAGAAGGCTAAAGTAAAAATATTATTATTGGGTTGTATTACCCAAAATCTAACTTTTGATATACTATCTGGCAATTTCATCCATGTATAACCATCGTCGCCAGTATACAAATATTGATTGCAGGGACAAAACAGGCGGAGTACTGCGTTCTGAAAATCTAACTGAACCAATGCCCTGTTGTTAGACGCCGAAATTGTCAAAGTATTTACAGGATTCGTTACAGTGTCGTAAATTAATGAAGCTCCCCAAATCAATACCACAAATATCAATATCGCAGTAATCATTCCCAATAAATATCTCATATTACTCCTTTTCAAATAATTCTTTGATAAATCTACCACCAATGTAAAATATTATTCCGAAGAATAAACTTCCGAGTAGTATTTCAATAATGACCCCAATAATCAATGGTATATTTATATTCATTCTATTATTGCCTTACTAATTTTGAAAATGTTCCAATACCCAAATATAAAGCGTCTGGATATTTAAGACCAATTTCTTCTTTTTGCTCTACTCTTACTGCATCAGTATATTCCGTTTCTCCGCACCATCCCACAATAGAACAGAAGTTCTTTGGACAACCATTTTCTTTCATCTCGTCAGAATGTACTTGGCTAAACCAAAAGTGATAGTGAGGCTTATTCATTTTAATCTCCTAATTGAGCAAACCGTTTTGTAATATGTGCCAGCGTTCACTACTGACATCTTTTTTATTAACAATTGCAGAGCTAATTAGCGAGTAATCAATGCAGTCGTTTTCTGCACTATTACAAATTGCTACATAATATCCTGCTTCAACAAAGTCACCTTCCTTTTTTGATTGAACGCTATCCCAATCGTTTATATAACAAACAAACACATCACCTTTTTGCATTTTCAATCCTTTCTTTTACACTCGAAATTCTTCTCTAATCTTTTCTGGTACGAAAATTGTACTTTCCATATTATTACCGTTTGTTGCCAAATTTTCACAACTCTTCTTCAAATTTGTGCAGTTTACTGGTGTGAATTGAATACGACAAATTACTACCATCTTTGCGCTTATTACCAGTATAGTATTCTTGCCTAAACTCTTTTCTATTACACCAGCCTATCATTTTAAAACCCGTGTCATTTGTTCCTGACACAGCTACATAAAAATTAGCACTCATGGGTTTAGTAGCGGGGTAGTGGATGTAACCTTCTCTACGAGGAGTCATACTGTTTGGATAACAACCAAGCCATTTTATATCAACCTTTGCACCACTATATAAAACGAGGTCATATCCATCATCGCCGCAACGCTCATCCAAAAAGCGATATTCTACACGAAAGTATTCAGCAGCAAATATTTCAGCCCGAATAGATTGTTCAAGAATATAATACTCTTCGTATTCGCTTCTGTTTACGTTATAGCCGCGACCATGTTTTTCAAGATTATAATGCCGAGTATAAGCCCTTGCTAAGATTTCTTCTGTGGTCATTGTGATTATTCTCCGTTAGAGTCGTATAGTATTAGTATACGACTCTTGTGGTTATTTGTCAAGTAGCAGTTTAGAGATTGTGCTTCAATAGGAATAACGGATTGATAATTTTGAAGCTAATATCACGACTGTAGTCACGCACAACAACCCCTTCGTCCATAATCCCTTCTACAAAACCACCGGTTAATCCCGTTACCTTTTCTACGCTTTCAGCCACAGTATTGCCCAAATGAAAATCATAACTGTATAGCGGGACACAAGGTAAACCCATTTCTTCCAATTTTGGTCGAAACGTTTTGTCATCTACTCTGCCAGAGGGATAAATAAGGTTGAAAATATATAGTCGGTTATCAGTTAGTTTATATTTGTTTTCTTGAATACCAACTCCTACGGACTCACCTTGTACTGCTACCCAATCATTATTACCAATAAGAAGTTTTAGTTTGTTTTCTAAGTCATACTTCTTTGCCATTTTCCAATAATTGTTGTTAGGATCATATTTTCCTAATTTCAGGTTACGAGAGCAAAGGATAAAGATATAAGGATTACCAAATAAACGTGCAAGGCGGTTGGGGTTTTTCATTAGTGCTGCTGTTAAACTCTGCCCATCTATTTTTGAGCAAGCTGTAAAAGCGGTGTCTTTTTCTTTTTGACAAAACGAGTCCCCTAAGTTTTGGATTCTAATTTCGTCCGAGCGAGAAATAAATTTTGGAAAGCCTCTTTGTTTTTCGCCTGTAATCTTACACAATAATACTCTGTACCACTTTTGGCTAAATAAGTATTTCTCCAATCTATTTTTAGCAATCTTCTCCTTTTGCGCATACATTTTAGCTTCTGCTTCGCCTTCGGGATCATATTTGGTTACGCCAATAATGTCGTCCAAAAAAACGCCTTCTTTAAGTTCTAAGTAGGTTTTCATTTTGCAGTTCCTTTCCTTTATAAACAATGTCAAATTTTTCAAATTTTCTTTTTAAAAACAATTCTGCGTTTTCATACATACATTTGTATATTTTTAAAACATCTTCTTTTGCTATAATTCGCAGTTCTAATATTTTTGAGGTTTTACTTTTATAAATCGCAATTGGATACTTCAAGCATATATAAGTTGTTTTATTTTCTCAGAAACACTATATAAAAAATCATATGTCCCCACTATCGAAAATGTTACTTTGGTTATTCCGTATTTTGGTTTTATAACTCTAACGCATCCATCGCCATCAAAATATCCACGTAAAAAATCCCAAAAATAGCAATCCGGTAAATCTATAGGATATTTTAATATTAGAGATTTTCTTTCACACATACCCTTTTTTAACAAGTCTTCGGATATTTTCTTATTACATATGTTTAATCTACACCGAGGATATTTTTTGTTTGTTTCTTTTGAGTATTTATCGAAAAAAGCAACCGGTCTATTTGATATAAAAACTTCTTTGCTTAAATACTCTAATATATAGGAATCTTCCGATTTTAAATTTATTGAAATTTGGCTGTTTGCATTACAACCGTCTGCAAACAAAAAACCCAGAAAGTAAGATTTAATAGGAGAGTCAATTTTATCAAAATAGTTTTCCTTTATTTTATATTTTCTTGCATCCTCTCTTTTTCGTGATTTAATTTGTCTATACTTTAGACATGTTACTATAATATGTTTTTTCAAATTATATTTCTCAGCTAATATTTTTATACTTACTCCTTGTAAATAGTTTTCACAAATTTCAGTAAAAACGGGGTCGTTTTTATAATCGTGTTCTTTACGATTTTTTACTTTTACACCCATAGTTTTTAATATTCTGCTAATTGTCACATCAGAAACCTTGTATTCTTTTGCTATTTTATCAAGAGTGTTTCCTGCATTATATTTCTCCATTATAAAAATGTATTGATCCAATTCAACTTTTCTTAGTATTTTTCTCATTCAACTCTTATTCCTATTATATTACCGTCATTATCATATTTCAACTCGCCATAATTTTTAAGAATGCTCAATGGCATAATTAGCCCCATGCTAACGGTTTTCAAAAACTTTCGTGTTTTGATACGATATTTTACATCTTTTAAAAACTCAAATTCTGGTTTAGCAGGCAACTGCGAATCAATTTCAAAGTATACTACGAGGTCTCCCACTTTAAAATTATCTTTCTTATTCGTTACACATTGCCATCCTAAAACTTTGGTTAGCTGAATCCTATCTCCCCCAGGAATAGGACTAATATTTACAATCTTTTGCACTGTCGCTAAATGTCTACTATCACTCATATTATACTCCTTCTACGCTCTTATTTGTATTCTGTCAATAGATTCCTCATTGCAAGATTGTTGCAAATTAGCTTTTATAACCATTCTTTCGTTTTCTTTTTGCTTTGCTTTGTTTCTTATATATAGCCTTTCTTCTTTAGTTGGCACATATAACTTAGAATATTGATTTATAACAGATTGTCCCTTATCAGTTATAATTCTCGGAGAGTTTTTAGTTCTTCCGTTTTCTAAAAATCCTTCCTGTAACATTTCTTTTTGTATTTTTTTCATCTCAGTTCTACTGATTATTTTATTTTTATCTACAAAATAATCATAACTTAACTTGCCGTCCATATAGACTAAATGAAAGGCAACACGAGTTATAATGGCTAAAGGAATGTCCCAAGTATGAAATGTCCCTGACTGTCTATCTTGTGCTATAGCTGTAATTCTATGTACTTCTTTGTTTAGAGACTCTTGTCTTTTCGCTCTAACGCCTTTGTTTTTAGGTTTCCAGTACTCAGTGCCACTAAACGCTTTCATTAGCCAAATAGAAGCAAATGTAAATCCTAACATCACAGCCCACAATAAAGGATTATATAACTCAAATAAGCTGGCAATAGACCAGCCACTAATACTTGCAACAATAGACAAAATACCCGTCTGTACAACGGGTATTATCAGCTTGTCTAAGAGTGCTTTATTCATGTTGCACTCTCCTAAATATTAGTCAATAATTCTACCATTTTTAAATTTACAAATGATCAGTTCTGTATCTACAACATCTTGCTCTGCATATACAGCATAATCAGTCATATTCTTAGGCAATACTACATATACAACATTGTGATTCTTTTTACTACGCTTACTTGCTTCGTTTTCTGCTTGAGTCTGTGTCATTTTGATTCTCCTATAATGTAAATTCAATTTCAGTATAACAATTACATCCCCCTCTGGGGTATGATGGTAGAACTCTCGGAATATTCAAACTCTCTATATATTTTACAATCTCCTTTTGAGTATCATGATTTGTATAAAATGTTAACGTTATTTTTGGTTTATCTTGAAGTTTCATTTCTTTCCAAATGGTCTCCCAATGAAAAAGAAAATCTGCAAAATCTTGAAAGTAATATCTGGTTTCCATTATGCTTTTGTTTTATCCGATTTGTAAAATTGTCTAATATATTTAATTAGCTGATTCCCTGTAGTGTAATTCAACTCTAAAAAATGTGTAAACCACAATTGATCGCTGTCATAACCCTTCATTTCAATTGTTTTGGTTTCACTATCATAATCTAATTCTACTCTGCTGTGGCAATTAGGATTACCACAAGAACACAGGATAGTTTCTTTAATTGCCATTTTCCTTTGTTTCCTTTACTTCTTCGTTATATTCAATTATTTCTATTTTTTGAATACCGATTCTCTTTGCAATATCAATTATGTGCTTTGTCCCTTTACTTTTACCATCCCAAAACGCAATTAGCATAGAACCGTTTTCACTGTCTTTAGCATACTTAGCCATACGCTCATTCCGTTTATATCCTGCACCACGCTTGTCTTTATTCCAATCAGCACGAAACAGGGATAAACCAAGTCTATGAGATAGCGCAAACTTTTCACCCAGAGCGTCTGCCCCTTTAGCATGACCTGAAATTATTGTAACATTGCTTTCTACACTGTTTTTAGATTGTATCTTATCAAAATCGGGTATTCGTTTCATACATTCTGTTTCTAATAACTTGTAATCACTAAATGTTCGAGAGCCAGCAATTATTATTCGCATTTGTTTCCCTTCTTTTTTGGATGTTTATAATTCCCGATCTAACTCAGTTAACATTGCCCACAAATCATTATCAACCGCAACCAACTCATTCCAGCTTAGCTTTTCATAAGGATATAATTTAGCAAATTCTGTGGGTTTCAGTTGCTTTTGATACACAAAAGTAAAAGTGTTGTTAGTATTGGTCACTCTTGTATATAATATAACACTTAACATTTGTTACCTCGACTTGCTTTTCTAATTAGATACAAATGCACCAAAATAGAAATTAGAACACAAGCTGTCCCAAGTAACAAACTAATTACATCTTGTTTTACTGATAGTATAAGAATACCACCTAAAAACAATATGACATGACATGCTGTCAATAACGAATCAATAATCATTATTTACTCCTTCCAATCATAGCAATACCAATCCAGGCTTACTGTAAAAAACTTCATATATTCAGGGTCTTTCATCATTTCCAATAATGTTTCACATTCGTTCACTACACCGTGTACACATACTGGAACACTATTGATGCCTCGTAAAAACCTGCAATTTTCACACCGATTTACAATATTCTTATTATTCATGTTCACTCTCCGAAAATAAAATCTTTTTGTATTCTGGATAAACAGCCCACACAAAAATCAGCAGTCCTATTACAATACCTGCACCGCCGCAAATAAGATTTTTCATATCGGGTATTGCAATTCCCATCATTATCATATTCCACGATATTAGAAAAATCAGAAAGTTCAAAATAGCAGTTACAATTACACACACTTCATTTGCAAGCACTTTTACTTTCATTGTTTGTTAGTCCTTTACATAATTCAACCAAGTTTTTGCAGCACACAAATAATCATTATATAACTTTAAGTCGTATTCTGTAGCGTCGTGCCTTGATGCAATACGATGCGAAGAAACTATATTATACAGAAAATTAGCAGCAGACGCGGATAGACCAATATTATTTCCGTTTTTTAAACGCAATAAGTCTACACTAACTTCGTTTGACAAAGTTTCCATTTCAGAAGGGATTTTCACTTTTTGCTCCTTTTGGTTTTTCGTGTTTTCCGTTTAACATCTGATACTAACAAATCAACAGTGTAATGCAAACTATCAGCCACACACATTCCTGAAAATAATCCAACACCGAACCATAACTGCCAGTCTTGATATGGGATAATCCCAAAGTAATACAGTAAACTCAACCACCAAAAAAGATATAGCATTCTTATTGCAGTAGAAATTATGTAACCATGAGTCCAAATACTCCTGTGATGATTGCGAAATACTGCACCATACATTGATGAAAGTCCATATAACAAAGTTCCTATTACAGGAACTCGTATTGCGTTACTTTCATCTTTGGTTATAGCTACTAAATCCCAATCGGGACTTATAATAGCTCCCATACTATAACCAACAAAGAATCCCGCGGCAGTGGGTAAATCCTCATAATTATATATTGCAATAGTTGTTGGAATTACAGCAATGTAGCAGATTTTCCAAATAAAATTGTGAGTCTTCCCATCAGGCATGTTTCTCTTTTGCCCAGCCAAGTCCATTGAGAATAAAATTAGTAGTAAAGACACGCTTCAACTTTTCAGATTTGCATTGCGGGCATTGTGTTTTTGCAACATCTGTCATTTTGCGTACAATAATAAAATCATATTTACAATCTAAACATTTGTACGGATATTCCGGCATTTCAAATTCTCCTTATCTTAATAATGTGTTATACCCTTTCGGGAAAGCTGTAGCAGAGATTTGAACTTTGAACTAAATGTATACAAAAGCATTTGCTCTACTGTTGAGCTACTACAGCATTACTAACTATTTTTTCATGCCCTCATAAGGATTGTATTTACTGTCGCCAGTTTATACAACCTTGTTTAAGTTATAATTCAATTATACTACAAACAGTATATGTGTCAAGGATATTCGCCAACATATAAGTATTGAAATATACTCCAATCAGGATCAATTCTATATACGTTTTCGTTATAATAGCGATTAAAAAAAGATTCTTGAGATTTAAATTTAACAAATCCTATAATTTCGCTAATTTTTGCAACCTTGATTGTTGCCTTATTCATATTAGTATCAATAAAGCACAACGCCATCCACACCTTACAACATCCTCTATTCTCGATTTCTCTATAATCAAGAATGTCTTTTTCGGCAACATCTATTGTGTGAAAATTAGTATTTCGGGAAGATTTACATTCTACCCAAAACACATTATCGGTTCTGCTGTTGAATAACAAGTCAGGCATAGTAATTTTTAAGCCGTTAAAGTCTAAGCGCGGCCCAAAATTGTGTTGCTCAAACTCGTCATATCCTGGTGGCACATACTTGCAATGATATATTCGTTCAATAAGATTAATGTTTACAACATTCTCGCCATTGTTGCCAGCAATAAACGAAGCGTTCTTTCCCTTATATATTTTCTTTATGAAATTTTCAACTTCGCATCCTTTCTTATAGTTTTCATTAAAATTATTCGGCATTTGATACACCAAATTCCTTAAGAATGTTTGTTATTTCATTTAGCCTTTCTTGACTAACCTCTGGCTCTGAAAACAATTTATCAAAGTCTTCTTGTGACATTATGTAATCTGCACATTCTTTTTTTTCTTCATATAACGAATGATATTCTAAACATACTTTTTCACACTGATTCCAAGTTAAATCGTTATCATGAGAATGCTGGTATCCTCGAACAAGCAGTAATAAGTCAAATGGCATATGGTTACTTTGCCAAACTAAATATTCTGAAACAACTTCGTTCCACTGCTTATATTCTTGTGAATTTGGAATTGCTGCATACATTTCAATCATAAAAAACTTCATTGTTTGAAAAGTAACAACCTCGAAGTATTGTTTAGCCAATGTTTCTATCTTTTCAAGATAATCTATGTCTGCTTTTTCTATTAGATATTGCACAATCTCTCCTTTAGATGACTTTGATAATTTAATATCTCATCAGCAATGTCAATTACTCTATCCATTCCCCGTCTTGATTAAGAAAAGGATTATTCTTGGAATAATATTTGTTTTGTGGTGTTCGTTCAAGTAAATGACACTGCCACATTGTTTCTAATACGGAAGACGTATCTTCAATGCTTATACTCGATGTGTCAATAGAGTCATAATAATGCTTTTGAATATATTTTATCACATCGCTTGGCAAAACTGGTTCGCTAATGCTTGCAGCCAAAAAAGCGGCAGGAACTAATACAGCACGATTGGACGTTTTCATATATTACTCCTTTTGTGTAATTAAATTGACTTTTATTTACAAATCTTCATACTGATCAATCACACCAATCCCCAAATATACAGCATCGCCATTACTAACTCGTTGTGTATATTCTAAGTTTGGGTTATGAGGGCAATCCAAAATACTATATTCTTGAATTACACCCCGAATATTAGCAAAAGAAAGAAAAACACCAAGTTGTACACAAGCATCGTGATGTGACGGGCTATACCAAAAAGCCCACAGTTTCTGTTTATCGTTTTTCATTCTTTCGCCTTTCTAAGAGTTTTTGCATAGTTAACTATCCCCTTCGCATAGCTCATTGCTTGTTCAAAAGTTATATCGTGCGCTTCAATATTTCTAATGTCATAAGCCAACTTTTCAATGTCACAAGTAATATATGGACGAGGATCGTCTTTTGGATCAACGAACCGCCGGTACACCATATCATCTGTTAAAAGAGCATTGAATCTCGCCATTTTATTTGGTATCCTTTTTATTACTTGTTAATTCTACAAATGTAGCATACGCATCTTCATAGTTAGTACCCATATACTGAGCGACTCTAATTTTCATTGGTGTAGTTGTAAGCATAACTACCCACTGATCAATTAAGTTATTATAACTAAGTTTTACAGTATCACCGTTTTCCAAAGTGAAAGTCATTTCGTTTTCTGTGGTCATTTTAGTCTCCTTCTTATACTGGAACAATACGGAACAAAACAGTTCCTTCGTTTTTAAAATGCACTGCTGTTTCATTTGTATCAACAAACAATTGTGCTTCTTCTTGCGATGAATACTCATTATCCAAGTCACACCATTCGTCAGCCCTTTCATTTTTGCAATTGGGTGTGGAGAATTGTTCGCAATTGTGCTTACATTGAACTTTCCACATATTACTCTCCTTTGTTTCTTATAGTATAATTTTAGCACAGTTTCTTTTGCTTGTCAAGTGGCAGTTTTAGTTTGGATTTCCTATAAACGAATACCCCATTAGTCGTAGCATTTCTTCTTCTGTGACTTTCACTCTATAGAATCCGTTTTGCTCTTCAACTATGCCCTGCGATACCAACATTTCTATGGCTAAAACAATAGATACTCCATAATCGGGAGGATAATTATTAATCAATTCTTCAAGTGTAAACCAGGGAGCTTGTAAATTTTTACCCATTGCAGTTTTCCTTCTTTGTTGGAATTTTTACTGTTTCACGCCGATTAGTAATAGGGTGATGTGGACACAGAAAACTATGCCATTGTAAATCCTCAGAAAGCCCTTTATATTGCCACAAGCATAATTGCTCTGTTGTCAATGTAGCATTGATTGGAAGGGCTTGTAGTGTCTTTAAGAGATATTCTAATTCGTTCATTAGGTTATATAATTCCCTCAGTGGTATATTTGTTTTCATAAGGTTTACCAAATTAACTCATTAAGACTATCGTATACAACAATGTCCATTTCTACAGGAGTTTTTTGTTCCCAAATAGCCTCAATTGCATCAATGCCCAAAGTAACCATGTCGTCATCCTTTGGATAAATACAATCTATATACATTTTGCCGTTATCAAATACAATCACTTCCGCAATAAAAGCCGCGTCATATTTCTCCATGAGTTCTAATGCTGTGCCATATTCTTTTACTGCAATATCGCGCCTGGTGTCATCTTCAAACTTTGAATTTAACAACAATATGGTTTGTGGAAAACAAACCTGATATAATATAGAATTAGGTTCTGGTTTTGTTGCCATACTTCCCCTTTAATCGCTTGTGTCTACTACTAAATACGGCTTTGAAATGTCAATTTCTTCAACGAGGATTTCATCCCACAAACCATTACCCATTGCAATTTGCAAACAGTCTTCTTTTGTTTCTGCTTGCAATATATAAATTTCTTCCCAACTATACCTCATTCTCCAATGATTATCTGTCACTTTAAAAGTTTTCATAGTTATTTCCTTTTGTTGCTAAAATATTAATTTTCATTTTCTGCTTTTTCCAATTGATCTTCGTTAAACCAACTACAAGAGTCTGTAGATATAACTAAGTAATTAACCGGTTGGTCTTTGTCAAAAACAAAATCTTCAAGGCTATTAAACGAAGAAGTATTTTTTGGTAAATATTGAATCCCTATGATGTAGCCAATTTTAGTTCGCTCTTCAATCATATATTGATTACCAAATCTTTCTAAAGTCCAGGGTTCTAACGGGACAACAACTCTAACCTTATCTCGAAAATTAAACATTGTGGCTTTCTCCTTTGTTAATATTATACAATCATTTATTGGATAATGTCAAGTTGCAAGATAATTGTAAAACGCCCATAATATATAACAATTACTGCAACCTAATAACGATAATTCCCAGCATATAATGGCTCTAACATTTTTGAGGAAAGATTGATTTGATATACTTTTGTATTATAGTTCTACTGTCTGTGAAATTTGTCATTTTGAATATATCCCTTTTCAGTTTTATCATAATAAGGATTATTTTCAACTATCTCCTTGAGAATTTCGTCTTTTTCTAATTCTTCAAAGGTTATAACCCTAATCTCTTTTTTTGATTTTTCTCTGTATTCAAGTAGCTCCTTGCGATATTTTTTACTCATTTCAATGCAATCCTTCCATTGCAGATCATTTTCGTGCAAGAACGTATAATCTAAAAAACGATTGATAAATTTATCTTTGGGACTAATATTACTTTGCCATCGCATGTATCTGCGTGCCACATATTCTTCGGATTTATACCATTCACTATCAACATTCCCAAAAAATATTTCCATATTACAAAACGCCAATGTTTGATAACTAATATGTCCAAATAAATTCATAGAACATTGTTTTAAGTTTTCAAACATTAAAATCTCACTTTCTTCTAATTTTTTCATAGTCTTATAACTCTCCTTTATCGCATTCTTTACAATAAAATTTACAGATTATAAATAGTTCTACGTCGCTCTTCTATTACTGCATTTGCTTCTCTTAAAGTTTTGCCCCTTGCAAAATCAAAATGGCACTTGTCAATAAAGAAAAACTCCTTTACTAAAATATCTCTTACTGATGCTTTTATTTTACATCAATAAGAGATATTTGTCAAGTACTAACCTTGCTTTTTAGGCAATTTTCCTTCTGCGATCAATTCGTTCCGATATTGTCTTACGATTTCTACTGTTTTTCCTAATTGTTTTGCGCAATTAGCTGTACTGAGGCTTGTATTTGCTGTAAATAACTCGCACACCATCGTTTTGGTTGGGTTTGTACGAGGAGGCTTAATTTTCTTTGGCTGTACAATCGCTTCAACCACTGGTGCAACTGTTTGATCTACTGGTGCTGCCGCTTGTGTAGAAGGTTTTACAGGTTGCATTACAATGTTTGACACTGGTCGTTGTGCATATCCTACGCTTGCCACAATTGTAATAGTACTTGCGGAAGTACAAGCTGCCCAGGCAAATACAAAAAAGTCATTTTGTAAAACTATATCTATTGTTGTATGCTTAACTTGTGACGCAATATATGGTGTAATGACTAAAATAAAAACCAATGCTGAGAAAATAGTTAGAATTAGCAAATTTCGAGCAATCTTTTTATCCTTTTGTGTTTTCCATGCGTGAAAAACATAGCCGAAACTTGCTGCTTCAACTACAGCCATTCCTGCTGCCATAATCGCTGACATTGGAATCCACCAACCCATCCAATTTGTAGGAATAATAAACCCTTCTGCAGCCATCAACGCGCCCACCCATCGAGGTATAGCAACTACAACTACAAAAAATGTAATCATAGTAGCAATCCAGTCTGTTTTATTTTCAGTTTTCATTTTATTTTACCCGAAGAATCCTTTATACTTTTCTATAATTTCTACAGTATCGCTAATTCCATCTTCATAGCACAATTGTACAAAATCAGGCAATGAAATTTTATCTTCGATATGCTCTTCTACAACTTCAACTCGCTTTACAATATCCCATTCCCTATTATCAATAACAGGAGGTTCATCCAATAGCCAGCGAGGAGTACACGTATTCAAAGACGAAATTGTAGAGTCATACCGTTCTTCCTCTTCTGTCTTTGGTAAACTTCCTACTAACTTTTCACCAATTTCTTCTGAAAACTTAAAATAATCAATCCAACGCCCGCCATCATCTAAACTTGTCCACAATACTTCCATAGTTCCAATAGTATTACCGGTCATTTAATTCTCCTTAAAAATAAAATAATTAACTAAAACAAATAGCAATATTGATACAGTAAAGCAAATTGCTTCTACAACTATAACAGGAGTTGAAAACCCTAAACTCGCAGATTCGCCCGATATAAAAAGCAAGAAACAACCAGTCTATTCTAAATAAATTATCTTTGTAGTTCATGATTATTCCTTTCGCTTTTATTGTAAATATTTGCTTTTCTGATGTGGTTGTTTATTGGCTTCTCGTTTAATGACATTTATAAAAGAACGAATTATATCAAATAAGGTTTCAACATCTCCTTCTGTTGGAGGTTTTGAAGACATGATTATAACATCTCCGCCTTCAACATATTGTATGAAATGTGGTAGGTTTTGGTCTTCTAAGAAATCGTTACTTTCTACTGTAACAGTATTGCTTTCTTCGTCTGGAAAATACAAAAACGTAGTCATTTTACTCCTTTATTTGGCGAATGTAAGTCTATTCTACCATACTATTCTTGTTTGTCAAGCCTTTTTAGTACCCAATTCTCGTTCTAACATGCTTTGAACGATATTTTTTGCTTGTATAGAGGTATCAATATACTTATCTTTAATGCCTCTGTAGACACACAGGAAGCCTTTAGACAAAGAATACATACTATTAGGCGAATGATATACCCATACCCAATTTTCCTTCGCCTGAATCTTCTTGTTGACTTTAGTCTTTTCTATAGACTGTAAAAATACATTGCCAACAACAACTCCATTATATTCGCCAATATATTCCGGTAACTCCTTTTCTTTGGATATTTTAGACCAAAAGATTATTATATAATTGTCAAAAAATGTCATGAGGTTTCCTTTAAATAAGACTAAGTTTATCTATTCGCATATGTATGTGAGAATAGTAGACGATTCTGCTGAAATTTAAACTTGTTGTTATTCAGTAGGGCAGGGGAGTCAGTTAGAATTTAAAGTGATTGTTTTCCCATTAGAAAAAAGAAAACAAACATTTTGTCTGTTATTATTAATAACCATTGTTATTTTTTGTCCTTCAAATTCTTTAATAGTATTTGCGAAGGTGTTACACTCATCTTTAGTCATAGAAATACCACGAATACTATTTTCCCAAAAGTAACCAAAGAAGGATAAAAACTTGTTCTTCCTAAATTGTAATACTAATTCGTACTTGTTATCACATTCAAACACAAGGTATGAATTTATTAGAATAGAGCCTTTCATCTCACTATCAAGCATTATAATTCTCCTTTTTTTTGTTTATCGAACTAAGTTTTTATGCAATAATTATTTTGCTTTATCTTCTTTCAATAACACAATCATTTCATCTGAAACATTTTCAATTTCGTCATACATTTCTTCTAACGATTTTAGCACATACTCTGCCGTAGATGGAAGAATGTCATTAGAGTAATCTGACATAAAAGATAACCCTTTTAAAGACATTATAGTGCAATGCCATTCAAATAACTGTCCACGAGAAATTTCCAGTTTCTATATCTCCTTATTTCTAATCTTAGTAGTATTATACCATATTGTTTTAAACATGCAAGAGTAATAAAGTTACAGTATAATAACAAAACTCGCTATATTTCAAGCGAGTTTTACAAACAGATTATTTTGAGTTAGAAGAATTATTTCCGCGCAAAGCACCAAACAACATTGAAACCAAAAACAACAAACCCAAAGCCATCCAAAAATTTATTTCTGGTAATTTAAATAAATAAGGCATAATCCAATTCCACAATACCATTACAATCCAGCCTTCTGCTGCGGAAACAATTAGAGCTACTGCCGTTAAACCCAAACAACCAAGAATAACTTTCATCCCAAATCTCCTTTTCAAAATATTGTAAAGCGTTTACCTTACTGATTATTGTTCTACCACAATCATAACCCTCATGCAAGTACTTTTGGTTGCAATTTCGTTACTAAAATCAACCGTTTACTGACAAAAGCCATCCCAGCTATCATGTATTTTTATCGCTTTTCCAGGAAAGACTTCCCTTGTATAATCGCAGTCGCCTGTAAGATTGACTCCGTCTTCTTTTAAAATATCAAAGCACTCTTCTTCTGAATTGGCTATAACAATATATGTTTCGTCCCAATTATTATGATTTTCACGATAACTAATATATACAATATATGTTTTCATGATTCTATCCCTTTAAATTTCTTGCATTATACAAATAATCACTACCACATTCAAAGCAAAATCCCTTTAGATAATTCCCACTGTCTGAAAACCTCCAATAAATATAAGGATAATCCCAAGTGACTCTGTTACTACAATTAGGACACATATTATCAGGATATAATTTGAGCGCAGTAGTAATCTCTGATATAATTTGTTCTAATATTTCAGTAACGTCTCTCTTTGCTACACCGTCCTGAAAAAAGAATGCGATATTACAAAATCCCTTTTTGATAACAGTTCCTTTTTCACAAACCTGGGGATAGCTCATTAGAATTTCAAAGAACTCTTTATTGTTATATAACTCTTCTTCTAAATAAATTTTTAGATACATTAATAAATTACTCCGTATTGATACAATAAATATTCGGCAGTCTCTTTTGCTACATTAAACGGCAAACTATTACCTGATCCACTTGCAATAATCCTTTGCTGGTCAAAACCATCTAAATAACAATATATTTCCCATTCCCACATATTATTGTGATGATGATATAAAGCCCCCACTACATCTTTATTGTTTGTATATAACCAATTACAAAAAGGTGTTTGTTCCCAATAGAAATCAGATTTATCCAGTCTCATTTTGAGTCTCCGTTTGGTTTATATAATTTGAAAAATTGAGTATAGCCTACATCTGTGTTACCTTGTTTATCGGTGCATACAACAAACATCTTCAGAATTAAATTATCTAATCTAACAACATCACAATTCCATATAGAGGCATTATATACCCCCATATCACGAATGTAATAATACCCGTCAGGGGAATTGTAACTTGAATAATTAATTAGGTCATCTACCGCCCAAAATATTCCAAAAGCTAATCCAGAAATAACCAACACAATTACAATAAACCCCCATATGATTTTTAGAAATTGTATAACTTCTTGCTTGCTCATCTATGCCCCTCCATATTCAATTTTGTCAATCTTTTCTTCGAGATCAGTAATATGTTTGCGTAGTAACAAAATATATTTTGCTAAAGCATAACTGCAATCCAGTTCAACCGCAGTATTAGAAATTCTCTTATCATACTCGTCGCTCCATTCTTTTTCTTTTGTCAGCCGATATTCTAACAATTGAGGTTTCCACTCTTCAAACCCTTTGGTATTTTCAATATCCCAACAAGGGTCATGCGACCAGTTATCCATTAATTCTACTACTTCAAAATATGCTTTGTTAGTCATATTTACACCTCCTCAATAGAGTCCTCTGGGTTTTAGGCTTCTTCGTTAGAAAAAAGTTGTTTCTAACTTTATTCATAATCAGCACAACTATTCTCGTTTGTCTCTTCGTTTTCAACTTCTTCTAACGCTTCTTTGCGCTTTTTATCTTCACCAATAGCATTGATAATTCTATCCTTCAGCTTTAGTTTCATCGCCTTTTTTCCATATCGAGGGTCACACTTTACAAACACACAGCCTATATGAATCATGGTTGTCCACAAAAAATATTCTTCACTACAATCTTTCATAGTATCGTAAAAGTATTTCGCGGCAATAAAATCAAGATACACATAAAACCCCTGTAGCACATTATTGTTTGACACTTCTTCAATCAAATATTCACAAGTCTTGTTTGCAGTCATATCTTTATTCCTCTCTATTCAACGGGTACATAATACCAATATTCGTATAACGCACAGATCATTGAATCTTCAATCCATGCTTTAGCCTCTTCTTTAGTATCGAATAACAAGGGCTTTTTATTAGTAGGCTCTACTACATTACAACGCACAATCCCGTCTTCGCTATACTGAATTTTATACATATCAATCTCCTTTTTTAAAAAGCTGCTTCGATAGACTCTCGAACGGCAGCATTCACATCTTTTGGTACAGCACCTTTCATATAACATACTAAAAAATTTTGCAAAAAGTCATCCTTATAATCATAAAAGGATTTTACACCATTAGTAGTTGAAAGAACCTTTTCGACTACACCTTTCACGTCTGCGTCTTTGGGAAAGTGAATACCAAGAAAACGGTCAGTATTCTTTCCAAATGTAGACTCTTCCGACAAATACATAATTACGGGTTGCATACTGTTTTCCTATTCTGCGTGATCGAATACGCCAATACCTAGATATTTATAATCATCCCATGTGCCAAGAGGATGGCTCGAAGAAGTGCATTCTGTATATTGTAAAACATCACCATTAATATTACAATATGTGTCCTTATAGTCTATTTCTCTTATTATTTCTCGCGCTAATACCAATTGTTTTTTACTGAACCAATAATGATTCAAAACGGGTTTGCTCATATCAATCTCCTTTTCAATTGTATAATAATATTATAGTTTCCTTAACTGCCACAAAATGAGGCAATCTTGGTTTGCAGAGTAAATCTGACAGGGGCAACTACAAGCCCCACTATCCCCTCAGCAAAAGCATTGGGGATTACTTTTCGGATGATATTGTATGCGGCGTTTACGTCGGCGTTGATCTTTTCACCTGTAGCAGAACGGAACATGCCCCGACTGATGCGCTTGCCCTGGTAGGTCTCATGCTTTTCGATTGGTTCCATATCCAGGAAAGAACACTTTGAGGTGTAGCTCTCTTCATGGATAATGACTTCAATCCCAACAAGCTGGCACTTATATCGCAGCATCTCGATCAGTTGCGCATGAGGAATAGAAACGAAGTTCTGATTGGTTCTCGTACCCAGGTTGATCTCCTGTTTCCATGCGCTGTTTTTTCCTACAATCAGTGTGGCAATCCGTTCTTTTACCAAAAGTTCAACGAACCTACGGCTGGTAGTATGCAGGTAGTGCCGTATTCTCCAATTGCGCTTGATAGAAAGCCTGATGATTTGCTCTGAGGTGTGCTGACCATTCGCTAGTCTGGATTGCAGTTCCGCTTTGCGCTTGTTGTAGAATTGATTGAGCGACTTCAGCGGCCTCCCGTTAACAATCACTGGTCGAAACCCAGGTTTGTTTGATGTTAGAGTGGCTAAATTGTTCAATCCAATGTCTATCCCAGCCACAAGCCCTGCATCCAATTCGGCCTGTATCGGTTCTCGCGTGTACACTACCTCAACCACATAGAACCTATTGCGCGGAATGATCCTGACCTGATTAATCCGCGTTTGTCTTGTTTTCACCTCTATATTCAGCCTTGAGGGCTTGATGATCCCCTCTCTCAGGCTTTTCTTGCTGAATGCCTGGTCAGTATAGATCAGCATATTCCGACCCGACTGCTTGTCTTTATACCCAGGCATGCGTGGCCGGCCAAGAAATGCACCCGGATTGGCTTTCCAAACCTTGATTGCGGCAAAGAAGCCTATCCAGGTCTCATGCACTTGTTTGAGAACTTGCTGAGATACTTTTGCCGGTAAAGTCTGATAGGCTTCCGACGATTGCAGTATCTTATCCACTGCGTACCAATTCAGGTAATTGCTTTCATCCGCGATGAAAGCCTGTCGAACAGTGTATGTTGCCAGATTGTAGAGGTTCTTCGATGCAAAGCAGGCACGGTCAATCTCTGCATATCGGTTGTCACCCTTGCGGATTACGTGCTGCTCTACCAGTTGCATCAGCTTTCCTCTCCTTCGATTAGCTCCAATTCGGCTATGATCTTCTCTGTTTTTCGCTTACTTCTTCTTTGTCCGTAGAGCCTGGCGCAAAAACTTGTAATGATGCTCAGGATTATCCATATCAACGTTAATAATAATCATTTCAAATCTCCTTTATTCGATTACATACTTATAATGCCAATTGGCTTTGGCATCTTCTATATTAGCAATCACTTCAACTAAAAACATGAGGTAGTTATCATCAGACTCTTTTAACTCAGATAAATACCCACACACTTGTAGCATCACATCATTTTCGTCTGTGGCATAAACTAAGCCATAAGTATCTTCAAACCTATTAGTAAATTTAAACCATTTCTTTTCTGGCGATAATAATGTCTCTGTCATTTTTACTCCTTTTCAATTATAAAATCCCAAAATTTATCAATGAATAAACATAATCAAAAGAACAACAACTATAGTGAGTAATCCCATTGCTGCTAAGATTTCCTTCTTTAAGCGATTTAATAAATCTTTGGACGGCTCTTTGGTATGAGCAGATAACGGAATGCTTCTCCCGCAGTTTGGAGGTTTATAAAAGTTATGACCCCCAGTACTATGGTCATATTCAAACCCGTTATCTAACATAAACCGCTCAAAATCTTTATAATCTTTACAGTGTTCGAGGTCTTTACTATGCTTTGACATCACATTTATCCTTCTTGTGAATACCTATATGACCAACAACAACTGCGCCATGTGAATCTGCATAATTACAAATAATATCTAATAACCGATCTGCCTGCTCATTAGTCAAATTTTCAATGAGCAAATCAACTTCCATCAAATGCTTCTTCTGCTTTTTATTTTTCTTAGCCATTTCTACTCCTTATCTTCAATCTTGCTATAAAAACCAATACCGCCTTCACCCGCAATATCTATACCATACATGAAAATCTCGGATAGATAGTCTGCTTTTTCTTCAGTTAGACCAGAAACAAAATACTTAAACTCCCAATCAAACTTGGGTTGTTCTTTCTTTTTGTTGCCGTGTAGTTTTACACGTTTCTTTTTAGTCATTCTTGTTCACTCCTCACATCCACTTCTTTAAAAGAAACAATTTCATATTCTGCAAATCCAGAAAAAGGATTATACTCTTTAATCTTTTTTGCAGTAATAAAAACTGCTGTGCAATGAAGTTCAAAATAAAATCCGAGTAACCCGTTTTCTAAATCTTGCGGACAATTCATAGATAACATTTTGTTCATAGCATTGCTGTTAGTCATATTTGCACACTCCCCACGACGAATCGCTATATAAAAACTTATTGACCTTGTTTTGAATGCTTGATAACCACTGATCCTGGGCATTGGTTAATTCATAACCATCTAATCCATTATCCAAAGCACACCAGAAAGTTGCACTTTCTAATACTTCGCCGCTTCTGTCAACTCTATACACCATAGCAGGTGTACCACGACCAGGATCGTCTTCAAATACTTCGCTTTTGTCACATACTACCCATAAACTGCTTGTGCCTACATGATAGTATTTAATATCCTTTTCAGGATTCTTTGAGCGAGTAGGATAAGACTTTGCCCAGGTTGTTAGTACAATATTGTTTCTCATTGCTTATGTCCTTTCCTTATCAAGATATAATCATTATACTACATTCTGTCAAAATTACAATAGGCAAAATATTGCAATTTTATAACAAAATTCTCATGTTTAAACATGAGAATTTACAACTAAAATATCACATTTATGCGACTTCTACAACTTCACACCTGGCGTATTCTTCCATTACCTTCTTCTGCGCTTCTTTTTTACTATTTCGAGTCCCGTGTTTGAACCTTCCCCAAAAGTAACATTCATATACCCATAACGGTCTATCTTCATCTATGCCAACATAAACAATAATAATTTTGTCATCATATAGATTCCATTCGTTTCTGCCATACGGACACCAACATAAAAATGGTGAATGCAAGGTTTACTCCTTTTTGGGTAAATCGTATACAAATACCGGCACATTGCAACAACTGTTGATAATTTGTTCTATAGTTTCCCAATTACCGCCGCCTAAACCAATACCAATTCGAGGCATGTGGATAGAAGCGTTGTAATTTTTAGCAGTAGTATTTACAATCATTAAGCACTTTTCTAAAGCATCATGTGATAACGCTTGCTTATTTTTAGTGCTATATCCATCTTGCGCAATCATGTTGGCTACAAACAGATTATAACCAACACTAACAAATTGAGTCATGCCAAGTTTGTATATATCGTGAAATTCTCGATAATATTGCTCTGGCTCTTTCCATCGTTTAGAAATAGCCAAAACAAACCCTTTACCCCACCCGCCTTTATTGTTGCAAACATGAGCAATAATCTTTAGCCCTAATCCTTGCGGATATGTGGCATCTCCTACAAGATATGTAATCATTCAACCTCTGGTAATTGGGGCTGTAAAATTTCTTGCCAATATCCAATGGTGTTATACAATTCACAACTGTCATACCAATATAAATAAGAACGGGAAGGTAGCAGTTTAATTTCCACAAGACACAGCCGCAAATGAGAAGGGTTTAAATCACCATACTCATATGGATTACCATAAAACCAGAAACAACCTTCTTGTGTCGGAGTCCTTTTAGTCCTACTCAACATCCTTTTTCATAAAAACAAGATTCTATTTCCATGTTTCAAAACTTATATTGTTGCCTTCAACAAATACAAATTGATATAACCTCGTATCGCTACCTTCTGCTTCGTATACTATAGAAATTGTTTTTCCTTTGTTTTCCTTAAACTGCTTTAAAACCTTGTTATAATCCTTTGCAATTTGACCAATAACTGTATTGTTATCACGAGTATACATATCTCCAATCGGTGAAAATACGACTAATGCAATACAATATGGTTCTAAAGCAGCATCTTTTCCCCAATAAACATTATTTAAAATACACCGATTCAAATGCTCAAAACGAGGGCTTTTGCGGTAAATAGGTTTCATAAAAACTCCTTTATTTCAAATTGTCTGGAAACTTTGCATCTAAAATAGTATACTTGTACCAGGAGTAGTATTTCTTACCATACTTAAAGTACAAAATAAAACTGAATTTGCTACCAATAAACAGACTCTTCGCAAAAGAGAGAAACATTATAACCAAGCACAAAACATTAAAACAAGAGTAAACTTCTGCAATGGTAATCATATTATTCTCCTTCATATTCTTCAAAAGGTAAATCTTCAATTTTGCCTAAAGCAAGGTTTCGCAATTGCAGTAGAATATAATCCTTATCTGCCGGTAACGCAATCACCATATCAGGAAATCGCCATTTGTCAAAACCTTTTACAGTATGTGCTGCAATCCTGTTATAAGTAGTTTGAGTATACCAATCTTGTCCCGGATATTCACAACACGCAAATCGTACAAGTACATCGCCGTTATTACCGTGTGCTACAAAAGCACCATTGTTATACTCAGTAGCCATTAAAAAATCGTTCTTTTTCAAAAAAGCCACCAACATTGAGAAATCTTTTTCTGTAAACATTAATACTCCTGTAAAGAAATGAAAGCACAAATTGATTTAACAAACACAAAACTCTCTGTTATTTCCCCATCTATCGCGCATTTTACCAAATTTGTTCAAAAGTTTCTAAAAATTCTTGGTATTTCTGTCTCTTGCTACACCAGGGAAAGTGATAAGTCTTTGCAACATATTTCATAATCTCACTGCCGTCTGCAACAAGTATGAAATCGTCTTCATTATCAGGCGTTTCAACCTTTTTTGCAAAATCCTCATATGCCCAGCGCATATATAAACTTCTCATAATTTCAAGAATAGCCTTTACAGTATAACCGGCGGTAAATAGATTTTCGACACTTTTTTGCCACGATTCTTCTGTAAAATACTTACGCATATAGGCATCTTGCGTTTCGTTCATAATACGTTCTAAATCTTGTTGTTTCACTGGTTTCTCCTTATCTGAATTATTACAACAATTATACCACTTCTGGTTATAATTACAACAGTTTAGAATTGCAACATCATAACAAAAAACACCTCACCTAATCGAATTTCTTGTAAATCACAAAGATAACAACTAAAAATATGCAAAGAAATGTTAACATTATTGTGCTCCTTTCTTGCCATTATTAACAAGCATTTTTTCAAATTTCTGTCGAGTCGTTTCATAATTAGGCATATCTAATCTCCTTTTATTACTAATCGTAAAAAACATCAATCTGTAAAAATGGGAAACGATACAGAACCCTTTTTGAATAAATTCCTGCTGAAAGCTCCCATTTCCCAAACTTCCAGTCTTGTCGAAACGCAAAAAGTAAAAGTTTGTTTTTAATTTTCATATCTAAAATATCCTTTCTATGCAATCTTAGCGGTTGCCAGCCATGCAAAATACTCTTCGTTGCTTGTAACCGGCATAACGTTTCCACTCCAATCACAAAGGGCAGAATACCCATGCAAACCACCCTCAACCCGAACTTGCAAAAGTGCATTATAAGAAGAATACTTTTTCAATTCTTCTTCACACTCAGCAATGGTTTCGTGTCCTGTTAGATAAGTATCACCATTGCTTTCAACAGTCAATAAATATTTAACAGTGTTGTTTGTGCGATAATCCCCCATATATTCATCTCTGCCGTCTGCAGTAAAGTAACCCATTTCAATTCTCCTTTTTCAACGGCAAAATATTACTGTCTGGTAAATCCAGTGTATCATAAACTGCAGCTAAACACAATACCCGTAAATAGGTTGTAATGATATTGTTATCTTTAGCCATATTACTACAAAATTCCAGGAAGGTATAACGTGACCAATTCTTTGTTAGTTCATTGTAAACAGGTTGTGACAATACAACCTGTAAATCATGCACTGTACAATATTTGAGCGGTTGTCCGTTGTAATTAGACAAGATTTTTAAAAGGTCGTCAGTTTGGTTGGTTTCTTTATACCAACCCTTTGCGTACAAGTAAAAATGAGAATAAGGATTTTCCATAATTTATACCTTTTATGCTAAATTAAGTGATTTAACAATTTCAGTTTTAATCAGTTTCGCCAATAAATTTTCAGCATTATCAAAACCATAATCTCCTAAATGATTTGAATCTCCATCATAAACAGAATACTTTTTTGTTTCTTCGTTATAATATACTTCCACATATGTTGTGCAAAAAGAATTATGAAATGTAACGTTACTTTTTGCCGCACTCATATGTGCTTGCGCTAATTCAGAACATAAACGATCAATCTTTTTCATGTTTCAATTCTCCTTTGTCTAAAATCAATCTTGGTTCAAGTATACAGCACATTCGTTCAAAAGTCAAGCATCAATTTTACTAATTATAATATTTTACAATGTAGATAAATATATCTGCCATTTCACGAAAATTTTGAACAGCCCCTTCTTTCCAAGAATTGCGCCAAACACTATAGAAAAACCCACTGCCGTCATTAATAGATTTCAAATTCCAAACATCAAACCTGTTTGTTGGGGGTTCGCATTTGCGAATAACTCTGTCTAAAATCTCACATCCATAACTGCTTAAAGCGTATCTATCATCAATAGTATTCAACACTTTCGCAGTCTTTGTTGCTTTCATAGTAAAACTCCTTATCTAAGATTGAATATATTATACTACCTTTTACAGAAAAACGTATTACAAAATAGTTGTAATACGTTTTTAGTATTTACGACCTAACCGTATCATGCACTTTTTATAAAAAAGATATGCGGTGGTTTCATAACTATTATATGGGTCAGTTATATCAAATACCCAAATTGTTTTGTTGGATTTAACAGACAAGGATTTTAAATCTATGTCTGTATTTCTGTTGTAATCCCAACAGCATTTTAAGAAACGCTCGCCAAGAGGATTTTGTCTATTATTTACTAAAAATTAATACTCAAATTTCTCTCTTTGATTCTCCTCATGTGCCAAAATACTTTCGGCATAAGGGAGATAGTAAAACCAGGGAGAAATAGTCCATGACTTTTTCCCGTACCTACCAACTCTGATACGGGGAAGTTTGAATGACTTTTCTACACCCTCATACTGCTCGTAAAAAGCAGTTACAATCCAACCCTCATACCAGTTGTGAATCTTATTCATCGTTTAATCTCCTTATACTTTAATTGTAAAGGATAACTCTAAAAATGTCAAGGGTTTTTAGAGTTTGGTCTTATGCAATTTACTGGTATGAATTGCATAATTGTTAGTAGTTCCATCTTTTTGCGCTTTGCCAGTAAAGCGCGGCGAATCAAATAATTCTTGCTGCGTACACCAGCCAGCAATTTCAAAACCCGTAGTTTCATCCCCAATTACTGCTACATAAATATCAGCATGTAGCCCACGCGATTCACGTACCAGAATATGACCCTCCCTGCGAGGAGTAGTTGTACCACCAACATATCCTAACCACTTTACCTCAACAGTTTTACCTGTTTTTGGTAAAACAAAGTCATAACCGCCATCGCCGCCTTTAGTGTTTAGATTGCTGTATTTTGCATGATAAACTAAACAAGCAAAGTACTCAGCCAAAGCGGATTGCTCAACAATCCGCTTTGCAATAGAACTTTCTTTATTGGCCATAAAGCCGTGTTCAGGCATAGAAAAACTGCGGATTACTGCCTGGCGTTTCACTTCATCAATCATTTGTTCTACTGTCATAATCGTTACTCCATATCAAAGGTTAGATATAGTATAGCACTTAAACTAAAAATTGCAATGGGTTTTCCATTGCAATTCCATAACTAAAATGTCAAATTCTATAACAGTTGTTAATATAGCAAGCGTTGTTCCTGCACCAGCCAAAATTCAATCTTAGCCCCTTGTGGAAGTGTTGTAGACCCTTCTGGTAAACGAGTGCCAGAATATTGTGCTACCAAAATAAAATCACCATCCTTATCTACATAAGAGCGGCGAGTCGAATCCCACAAAGTACCAAAATATCCCAACATATCAGCAACAATACTTCCTGTGTCCTTATGACCAATATAAGAGTCATAGTTGTTGCGATATTCATTGAAACATTGCGCGGCTTCTTGTTGTGTAATCTTTTCAAACCGTTTACATGAAAAGTTACCATCAAGCATAGATAAACTAAAAGCATTTGTGATAATCAACATAATTTTACTCCTTTTCGGCTAATAATTTTTGAGATAAATCAATCAAGACAATGTTTACAACGTTCCCTTGATTGAAAACATACATAAATAAAGGATCGCCTTCTTCACAGAAAAGATCATAAATATCACACAACTCTGAAAACCCACAGCCATTTTCTTTTAGCAGTTTTGCTAAAATACTATTGATTTCCGTTTTGTGTTCTTCAAAGAATTTCTGTGCATCTTCGTCTGTTTCAAAAAGAAACCCCTGCTGAAGCCATCCTTCTTCTGCAATTCCCTTAATAGAGATTAATTGCAAATCCCCGCCGGTCTCTTCAGTATATTCAGCATTGTCAATTTCACCAATCATGCTTAGAAAGTCTTCACGAATTGTACCCATGTCATTCTCCTTATCTAAAAGTTTTTCAATCTGTAATTATTATACCCCCTTTCTCGTAGAAGTCAATACCCTAAAAGCTATCAATTTGAACCTCACAGGAAAGCCCACAATCGTTTAAAATTTATAATGTATAGAATTATGCGTTTGTATGTACAACTTCGCTCTCTGTGTCTTATGGTGGCTTACAGAGATATTACTGCAGGGATATAAAAAAAGACTTCTGATAATCCAGAAGTCTTTTTTTTATATTAGTTTTGAAATTGCACTAAATATTTAAATATTGTGTCATTTTATCAGACCATTTTAAAAGGTCTTCACGCTACAACTTTCGGATAAGGGCATTTACCACTGGCAATAATCTCCAATTTATGTGTTTCTAAAAATTCACGGATTGTAAACCTTGGGTAATTATCTAAACTGTTCCAAACCTTACAACTCTTATCTGCTTCTTTTGCAGAATAGAAAGCATTGATAAATTCCCCTTTGTTATAAACACAAAAGTAATCTCCTCGCTTTTCAAAAGTGTACATCTCAAACTCCTTTAGTGTTACTTTGGTTGATTTCGTTCTTGTTTCTATTATACTACTATCCTGTAATTTGTGTGTTGCAATTGAATTACAGAATAATTGCATAAAAGGCAGAATTTATGCGCTTTTTTGGTTAAACTCTTTCTAACGTTCTTCCGTTTTTTCTTTATTCATGTAAATAAAAAGTAAATTTTTCAGACAGCATATCTAAGTTTGTCTTTAGCCAATCCCTTGCTTCTGGTTCACTGCTAAATTTTTGTTTTAATGTGACATTACGCCAAATACAATTTGGGTTTTTATCTTCCATAATATCTTTTTTGACAATGGAAAATTGGATTGACCAGGCAAATAAATCAGAGTGGCTACTTGCAGGGATTATATGTCCCCATATATGTCCCCATTCTTTACCCTCAATTTTAATAATTGTTGAGGGCGTAGGATTTACCACTGCCCTCAACCCCGTTTCTCTCGCTTCTTTCTTGAATGTTAATTTCATGTTGTTAACTCCTTTTCAACTGATGCCTAAATTATAAACCCTATCGCCTATTATGTCAATAGGGTTTATAGTGTTGTTATGAAGTTGCGATTATCAGTTTTGAATATGCCAGTCGTCTGAAATTTCTAACAGACGATCAAGAAATTTGTCAAAATCCAACGAATCAAATTGTTCTGTGCTTACTGGAAAATCATTTAAACAAAACATAATTTCTAATTCGTGGTTATTGCCAAAATCACCAGCAACAACACTTCGTGTATTCCTTGTTAACTTTACAGGGTCAATATACTCAACGATATTATTACTAACCATTTTCCCCAATTCTTCCCGTGTAACGGGAAGATAAATATAAGAACCGTCTGGTTGAAGTGTACCCATCGTAAACTCCTATTTGGTTGATTACTATACTCATTATACTACTGTTATCACAAAGTAGTATTACAATCGCATTACAATTCAATATACGTTTCAGAATTATCTTTTAACCATTGTAGTTTACTTTCATAAAAATCAACTACTGTTTGAGAATCCTTCTTGTCATTGATCATTTTTCCATCTGTATTAAAACTTGCAATAACGGTATGACCAGAATACATCCAAGATAATTCTTCAGCAGTATTAGCGTGTACAACCGTTTCAATGTAGCGGCGATTGTATAATCCAAACTGAATACAATCACTAAGCAATAAATACCGCGCCTCTTTTGAAAACATAATGCTTTCTCCTATTTGAAAGATAATACTATTCTATCACAGTTTAGCCAAAATAGTATTGCAATATCATAACAAAAGAGTTTGCTTATAAGCAGACTCTTTTAACTAATTGGCGATTTTACCAGACTACAAATTAACAAAACGAACAGCACTACAATTACGATAAAAGTAAGCATAAACCTCCTCATATTATCGGTAAATAAAAAGGAAGGTAAATAAAAATAAACTTATCTACCTTTTTAAATCATACACCCTTTTCAAATTTTGTCAAGGGGCAGTTTTAATACTTATCAGCATTATTACCATATAACTCTTCGAGTCTATCTTTAACTTCGTCTCTTAGATTATCCGGTAATGCTTTGATAGCATTACCTGTGCTTTCTCTTACGTCAGTAGGAATAATATCCACTGGCCACAGTGACCAATTATTGATACTCTTCATAACTGCGTTAAATCTTTTTTGGTCAATCGTTTGTGGCATTATTACCCTTCTTTCACAATATCCAAAATAGAAAGAATAGCCCATACTGCTGCAATTGACTGCTCTTCTGTTGGCATAGTACCGGCAGCCTCGTTCATTGCAGTAGTACCTTTACCGACAATAAATGTCCAGTTATCCCCTTTGCTGCCATTAGGATAGACTACAGCAAGTCTATCCGACAATTTCATACCAACAGGAACAAAAGATACAATGTTCCCGTGATATTTTCCGCTATTTTGTAACGCTATAGCGGATTTCTTATATGTCTTAACTTTGTTTTCTTGTGTCATTGCCAAACTCCTTTGAGCGATTTGTACTTACGGTATAACCACTTATACCCAAAAAGTCAATAAGCAATTTACGAAAAGAAGCTACCAATTTTCGGTAGCTTCTTTGTTGATAAAAAGCGGATTTGATGCCCGTTTTAGTGGCTATTTATACCATCGCTTTAGAATTTCCTGTTTAGCTTCTTCGTCAGTATTAGCACAACCAGAATCCCGTTTGTCAAAATAGCAAGCCCAAATCCAAACAGTATCAGATTTACGAATTTTCCCCATTGGTTTATCTAATATGTTGGGGGTATACCACCACAAATCAGATTTCTTCTCATCCTTTGACCAAAAAGGCGATTGATTCATTATAGATTTTCCTCTTCTTCGTTTTGGGTAAACCCCATAGTATCAACTCTCTCTCTTGCTCTTTGTTCTAAAAGGTTCATACTGTCCTCTTTTTCGGTCATAAAAGTGTTGTTTTAGTTGAGTCTATCCTACGGTATCAAGCCGCCTGTTTATCCCAACTTGTCACGTTCATTTCTGCCTGTGCTTGTACCATTGGTTAGACTGAACTCACAGGTGTAACTCGGATTAACCCTGCCGGATCGGGAACGGTACTCAGTTACCGTTAGTCTTTGTAAGACGTTCTTTCTTGTGTCTTACATTATTTATTATAGTCTTTTTTCTGTATTTGTCAATCCCCCAATTTACACCAATTTTACTTTTAGTTGCCTTTCTGCAATGCCTCTGTATGCCACCAGAAAAGACTGAGAGCGATTTTGCTGATGAAAAGGTAGTTCTTATGCCCGTTACGCTAATAATCGTTTATAACGCTTTCTGGTAAGAATGCTATAAAATAATGAGTTATCAGGCTATTTTGTGCAATTTATCTTTGATTATTCTGGTTTAAAATCTTCCTGTTCGCCTGGGCAAAAATCCTTTTCTAATTCGTTCCAATATACTGGTGTAAAATACTTACGCACTTTTTCAGCTTCTTTGCGGGTTGCTACCTGTGCAACCCACTTGTTGTCACAATACTCATGATCTTTCATCCATAACTCACGTTCTTTCTGCGAGTCAAAGCGATACACAGACCAGCAGGGACTATCATAAGTAAAATTCAAGCCCATATACGAATGTAAAGCGTAAAAGTGTTTCATATGTCAATTCCTTTTTGTCAGTCAAGATAATAATATTATAACTCATTTTTCTGCAAATGCAACTGGTTTTAGCGATTGCAACCAAGTTGTAATTATACAAAAAGAAGACTTCTTATTTCTAAGAAGTCTTTTTTTTTTAATATTTCCCTACTTCCCATGTCAGGATTTCGTCCTGATGCGAGCGAAGGAAAATATCTTGCGCTCCAGTGGTATCTTGCATTTCTGCAAGATCAACAATGTACCACATTACATCTGTTTCAGCAAGATCATCTTGCTGATCAACAATGCGCTGATCGGACAGATAGGGGAATTGCGCGAGCAATCCACTATCGTTATCTTTTAGCATTTGAATCCAAAGTTGATTGGTCATATTACTCCTCGTCTGTGGAAAGCCGACGAACCGACTTTCCACAATGACAACATTCTGGGCTTGCGCCCATGTCGTGACACTGTGGACACTCATCTTCTCTTTCAGAAGGGCAAGGAGAATTTACCAGCCCACACTCAGGACATCCCTCGCCGCCCCATCCCCAATCGTAGCAAGTTGCACAATTATATGTGCCATAGATCATGAAGGTATCAGTATAATCGCTAAAGTCTGGTGCAGATATGGGGTTTCCGCATTCGCATTCAAAGGATTCCCCAAACTCCACAGTATGTACGCGATCACACTGATCGCAAGTCATTTCAATCGTTCTCATTTTGTCCTCTTTTCGTACCAGTTGATTTTTAGCTTCTGGCTATCTGGTATGTTTATCTGTATTTATTTTAGCGCACTTGCTAAAATTTGTCAAGGGGTAAAATAAAAATCCCTTCGATTTTGGTCAAAGGGATTTTAGAATTAGCCAAAACAATTTTCAACGACTTTCATTGCGGTAATTCTATCTACCGCAATACCGCATTTATTGAGTCATGTGATCCGCCGCCTCCTCGCGGGTTTCAAATGACCAGTATCCGTCGGCAGTTAAAATCCGATATTCTACTACCTGAGTTTCAGGCAGTTTTGAATATTTACAAATTTCGCCCCATAAACTGTAGGTATCGTCGCCTACAGCCTGAGCATTTTCATAATCCTGATTTAACTCTACGAGCTTCGTTTCAGCAGTAATTTCTACAATATTATTAGCCATTCTATCCTCTTCTTAGTAAAGGTTGAATTTTCGCTTTCGCGTTTCCTTTACCATTCATATATATAAGTATACCAAACTTTCTAATTATTGCAAGGGTTTTGCATTACAATTACATTGCAAAATGGTTGTAAATCTTGCGTTTTATGCAATAAAAAGACTCTGGAACGACCAGAGTCTTTTTTAGATTTGAGCAATTTTACTTTATCAACTCAAAAATTACTTCTTTTGGTAGCATAAAATCATGTCTAATATCATCATTCATCATAAATTCGACAAACTCGAGGCTAACGAGTTTAAATTTAATGCTACCTGTCCATTTAACCTTGCCTTTATACACATATTTTACTTTTGAAATAGTTAAAATGTTTAATGGCAGTGTGACAATATAGTTATTCCACATAAACTTAATCTCATTGGCAGTTGCTGCCATTAGCAATTTCTCAATTGCTATAGAATATTTAACCATATCATAGAAACCGTGTTTATCTGTGACAGGTTCAATAATTCCGTTCTTAATTTCAATTGCAGAAGCCATTTTAGTCACCTTATGTCTGAAAGATTAAATCTATTTTACCACAAATTCACCCAGAGTCAAGGGTTCTTATGACCAGTTTTCAGGCTAATTTGCGCGTAAATTTTGTATTTTATAGATAAATATTGTCAAGATTATAACTAAATAAAAACTTCTCTTTGTGGGAGAAGTCTTTTTATTTGTTTAGTTAAAATCTTCTTCTTTCAGATCGTTACCTGTAAAAAACTTCCATGTTTCACACGCTAAATCAAATCCTGAAATTTCTTGCCATTCAATCCATTCGCCTGTATTTACTCGTTGTTCCTGTGTAAAATACGCGCATATTTTTTTCTGGTGGCTAAACATGCGCCTAGAATGTATTTCATTTTGCTACCTCGTTTGAAAAGTCCACATATTCAAGAAAATTATTTTCGATTTCTTGCAATATCTGGACTTTAGTAGGAATTACTTTACCTGTAGAGGTAAGGTATTTGTAAAAATTACCAGACCGATACCAGTTCTGAAACCATCGGCTGGTCAAAACATTCAAAATAGCTTCTGCGATTAACCGTTTCATGTTTGTTGTATTGTCCTTTTTTCCTTCTGTCAGTATGTAATAATTATAGCCCTTTCTTGCTATTTGTCAAGCCTTTTTCTATAGAATCTTTGTTCTATTACTACGAGAAAAGATTATACTGGTTCAAGATACACAAACATTTTGTTGTTTAGTAAGTCAATACTGGTAGATTTTACTAACCAGTTACCCAATCCTGCAGAATGAATCGCTTCACCTGTAATAATAAATTTTTGAAAAATAGAGGGGTCTAATTGATCATCAGTTTGACTATTGACAAATATAATAATCATTTCTCTTTTGAAAGAGTATGACTGCAGTTGCTGTTTTTGCTTTTTCATGGCTAATTCCTCCTTCTTAGTGGTTGGTTAAGCCTTGCTAAGTTTACCATATCACGGGCGAAAAGGTTAAATCACCAGTTTATAACCCATTTCGCAGAATATCGTGTAAAATGATTTTGTCATTTCACTGTCTAACAAATAGCGAAAATGGGTATCAAGCACAATTACCCAAAACAAGCGCAAAAAATCTTCGATTGTACAATTATTCATGTAAGCATACAAGCTAATTGTTTCTTGCATGTTTTCATCTAACTTTGTAAACTCGATTGTATCCATAGCTTAGTTCCTTTCTTGTCTATAATTTTACTCTCTTTTTGGGAATTGTCAAGCCTTTTTGACAATCTGATGTTTTGTATAAAAATTGTCATATTTCTATGCAAAATAAAAGACGGTCGTTAGCCGTCTTTTTTGTTTGTTGGAGTAAATTTATTTTTAACTTTCAAAGCGATCCCGTAACGCTTTACTGTTGAAAATTACATCTAACAGGATTAAATTACCCTTTTCATCTACCTTTAAATTTCTGGTAGGAAATTCAAAACGGTAACTGTCATCATAATTGCATAGTGAGTCGTTTAATTCGATTAGTGCATCTAATAAACGCTCATTCAAATTCATTTCAGTCAAGCGATCTATGATTTTTAGATTAATCTCATAGCCGGTTAATTTGCGGTTATCAGAGGTATATACAATTTCGTCATATGCTTTTTTCAGCATTTTTGCTTGCAACCATGCTTCTGTAAACTTCTTCTCAAGTTTAGCGTAAAAAGGTGATTTGAATACCATAAATCGTTCATCTTTACTATACCCTAAGTTTTCAATCTGGGGTATAAACGAATTATCGCAGTAAAGCGCGATTGCTTCTTTACTATAATCAGATTCTTTATTTCCGATTCTCAGAAAAGAGATTACCCAAATATCTTCTAGTACAGGTTGCCAAACATAGCAAGTACAGAAAGAACCTTTCCCTAAAAACTCAACTTCTATACTGGAATAACCAGTATAGCTATTTTGATCAGGTATTTCTATCATTCTTTCTTTTTTCATGGTTTAATCCTTTCCTAAGATTGGTTTCATCATATCACATTCTTTTTTATCTGTCAATACCCCAATATTAACCAGTTTTGCGGTAAACTCCTATTATACAATGCCTGTGTAGTTTATTGGGAGCGATTCTAAGCGATTTTACCAGTGAAAACGATGAAATACCAGTTAAACTAAAAATACACTTGTACGCCTCCGCAAAGGCTCACGCGCAAATTACATATAAAAGTGTATTTTTATACAAGGAAAATTGTACAAAACAAGGTAAAATAAATAGGCTATACTGCAAAGTATAGCCTATTTTGTCGAGTAATTTTTTGATTATTTTGTGTAGTAATTTTCTAACAATGTCATTGCTACATTTACCTTTTTTTCACTTCCGATTCTTTCAGTGGTTGCAGTATCACTAGAATAAACGTTCCAAGTGTCATTATCGTTGCAAATAACACAACCCAACATATTAACCTTATGACTATGATATAACGCCAGCTTCTTTGCTGATTGGCCAAAAGGTTTCCAGTAATAACAACCCTTGTTCATTTGGGCAGCTTCGTGTTTCGCTTGCTCTTGCGTTTCATGGCATGACATCCAACGACTATAATCATAGTCCTTATTGCGAAAATTATCATGCCATACTTCACTGGCGTACACTTCATACTCGCCGTTTTCATTCGTACCGGCAGCAACCTCGAATTTACGAGAAATCATTTTTTCACTAGATTCGTCCATGTGTGCAAGTCCTTTCAGTGATAAAATCCTTGTTCGATGTACTAATCTTATCACAGAATATCCTTTTTGTGCATTGCAATTTCGTTGCAAGATAGTTGCAATGAAATACTGACAACAAAATACCCCAGAATAATCTGAGGTATTTTGTCTAATTAGTAGTAAATTACAGTTTGCGCAGGCTTACAATGTTGGCATAAACCTACAGCATGGTTTCCGGTAAACTCAAAAAACCAATATTTCGTTGGAATAGGTTTACCACAAACCACGCACCTTTTTTCACGCGAAACCCCGCGTAAAATTTTCAAAATAGAAGTAGCTTCACTGGCGTTAATTGTTGATCTCATTTCGGTTTCCTTTTCACCTAAGATTATATATAGTTTATCACAAAAAATATAAAACGCAAGCCTTTTCAACCTTTGCAACTATTTTGTAATGATCTGATGAATCTGATGATAAAACCGTGCTTTTACTAACATAAATAGGCTATACAATACCTGTATAGCCTATTCTTTGAGCGAAAATTTTAATTTAACTTTGTTCTAACCGTTTAAGGTTATCACGGATAATCACCAGCATCTTATCGCAATGTTCTACATAGTTAGGATCACGAAACCAAGAAGGGTGAGCAATGGCATCAATCCTTTGTTGGCTATAATCCTTCTCCATTTGCAACCAAACCTTGTACTCGTCCATTTTAGCTGTCCTTTTCTGTCAGTATTTCAATCTGGTCTGATTGTAGCATGGTTATTTTGTTTTGTCAAGCAATTGGTATAAGCAATTTTCGGGCAAATTTTGAGCGAAAATTTTACCAGAATAGAAATAGCCTATACTGCGAGTATAGGCTATTTCTGTAGACGGGAGCGAAAATATTTTATTGTTTTGGCGGTTTAATGTCAGTATAACGCCGCAATTCGCTCAAAGCATTACTACAAACATCTCTTAAATCCCATGCTACGCAGTTTTGAAAATTTACAATCAAAATTTTCAGGTGATAAGGGTCAAGTGGAAAATCTTCACAGTGTAATACTAAAGTATTATTGTCGTATATGTCTATAATAAGGGGTTCTGATAAGTGGTAATAATCGCATTCAAATTCTTCTGTATCGTCTATAATGTCATTTATACATACTGACGGTTTATTCTTGACAACCGCTGAAAATTTCGGAAAAATCTTCAAGCGATTAACTAAGCAATAATCCTTAATTGCGCGTTCAATCTCAAAAGTGTGCATTGTTTAATCCTTGTTAGTAGTATATCTTACTCTATAACCATTTTACCACAAAATTATCCCATGTCAAGGGTTTTTGTAAACTTATTTTATACCGGTTTGACCAACAAAAACCGCGTATCAGTATACGCGGTTTCAAGTGAGAATATGACAATTTTAGTCGTAAAATCCGTTTATTCTGCGGAAAGCATTTACAAGACTTAATTCCTGATAACTCTTTCCGTTATGGGTGAAATTGTAGCAAGGATAAAGCCCGGGATAATCAAGGGTAATACCCCATCCCGTCATTAATTCTTGCTCACGGGTATACATCTTATCCATTTTCTTGTCTTGCGCTTTACACCACTTCTCACCCATTTGAGAACCGTTGTTATTAAGGTTTGTATAAACCTTAATCCTTTGTTCAATAAGACTTGAAAAGGTAACAATAACATCCTGTTGGATACTTGTTAAACCCGTCTTTTTTTCTTCAGGCGTTTCTAACGTAGTGCGGTAATAATTGCTCATAGCGTTATCCTCTTTGGTCATAGGTTGGTCAATCTGTATTGATTTTATCTCAAGTACTTTATTTTGTCAAGCCTTTTAGCCTATCAGGTTTGGCGCAAATTCTCAGATAAAATCTTCTTTTTATGGTAAATTTTGTCTGATTTGTGGCTAAAATTTAACCGCTTGATTTTTACGTCAAGCGGTTTGGGTTATTATGCTATTTCTACAGCTACAGCATAACAGGTGTTATCACGGTCATACATCAGATAATAAATTACCTGATTGATCGTAATTTTCCAGTATAATTGATGGGCTAAATTATCAGGTAAAATAAAATGACGTGAAAGGTATACATTTACGGGCGCGTTCTTGCATGGTACAAAGTAGCTAACTTTTCCGTTTTTTGTGTGTAAAGCCTTTTCATATGGTTTACTTTCAAAAAACTTTTTAACGTACAATGGCAAATTATCGCCTGAAATATCTTGCAAAAATTCTGGAAAGCCGTTTCGCTCAAAGTGTTTAACGCTGGTATTCATGGTTTGTTATCATCCTTAAATCAGAGTATGCTACTATCTTACCATATCCTACCCCAGAGTCAAGGGTAAAATGGTAGAATCTTTGTTCTAATTTATAGCTAAAATAAAAGCGAGTCTGACTGTCAGACTCGCTTTACTGCGTGAAAATTATTTACTGGTATTTCATCCCCTCCAGAATTTTGGCTAACCATAATTGCCTATTTTTTAGCAAATCCATATTTAAATTAAACGGTTTCGCAGTAATATCTAAAATTTTATTTTCGATGAGGTTTAATTCGTTTTGTGCAACTAAAAACGGGCAGCGTTCCATATCCATTGATAAGGGTTTAATTCCTTCTTCTTTTAAAATCCGGTCAATGTCAATTAATGCCCGCCGAAAAATATTTTCTTCTAACTGGTACGACCTATTCTCAGGTACACCAGTAAATTCTAACCACAAAGAGTCAACAATTTTACGCAAATTTTCAACTTCTTTGCGCTTTGCTACCAATTCAACACACAAGGATTTTAACCCTGGTGTATGTAGAACCTTGTCTAAGTTTGCGGTTGTAATTTCCATTGCTGTAATTCCTTTGTAATCGGAGTATGCTATCATCTTAACCGATCATCCTTATTTTGTCAATAGGTAAAATAAAACTGGTAGGGAGTTATTCCTACCAGTTTTCAGACATAAAAGGTAATTTTTATCTACGTACTATCTTTAAGTAGGTTTCACCAGGTATAATTTCTATCGTTTTTAGAAAGTCATTTTTTGGCAATAAAAAAAGGCTATACTGGTATATGATGATATTCTGAAATTTTGAAAAAAGGAATTGTAAAATGTTTACTGCAAATTTTCTTTCGTCTACAGCGCGTAAGGTATGCAAAGTGTTACACTTTACGCCGCGTTTTTACGAACCCTTGAATCTAAACGTTTCGTCAAAAATTGACGAAAACGGCGAATTGGTTGACCTTCCTCGCTTGCGCGTGTGGAACGCCCGCCGCGAGATCATTATTACAGATAATGATCTCGAATATGCACGTAATTATCTTTAGTCTTGTATACTATACCCCAGGTGATTGCCACCTGGGGTATTTTTATACCTACAAATATGACAAATTATACCTAAAATTACCATTTTATAGGATAGTTTACCGACCAGCCGTAAAATCGTTGTTTTATAGGACACTTTAAGACAACAAAAACCGCTATCTGGTAGGGATAGCGGTTTAAAAATAATAAAAATTATTTACAAATTACGAAAAAATAATTCGATGTGAAGTAGGATAGAGCGTGCGTATACACTAACAACGTTATTGCGCACAAAATTTTTAAGGTTTTGTGCAACTGTTGGCGGTATATATTCGCGTTCTACTTCTTCTTCAATTTCGCGCAATTGTGCGCAAATTGACTCGTATTCTTCCTGCTGTTTGCCGTAAAATTTCACTGCCATTTTTTCCTCCGCAAGTTGTTGGTTTGGAGCGTTTCCGCTCTCAACTTGCTACGATATTGATTATACACGATTTTGGCGTTTTGGTGTTACTAATTCTTGGTCAAATTCTCACCGTTTTTACATATTTTATAGGACACAGAGAAGCAACAAAAAACGAGAGTCTGACCGGCAGACTCTCGTTTTTTTGTGGTAGCAGGTATAATCTATCAGACGATTGTGCCCGGCACCACAACCGGAATCGGGGTTGCAGATACAACCCCTGCAACATGGTTCTCGATTATTTTTGCAACCATGATCGCGGTTTGGGGGTTGCTAAAATATTGGTTTGTCGGGCGAGTTTCGCCGTTAGACATTGTTAAAATGACTGTGTATGACATTGTAAAACTCCATGACTAAAAAGATTGTACCTTTATTTTACTCGATTTTTACCACCTGTAAAGGGTACAAATGTTCTAATTGTCATCCTGGTGTAGTACCTGCGTGATAGAAATTTTGTTCTATTTGCAGGTACTAAAAAAGAGACTGGTTAGAGTCTCTTTTTTGTTGTGTGTGGGGGTCTACGGTTGCAGGATATTCACGCATTGAGAGAAGTCATTCTCGCAATTTTGCATTTTTGTTTCGAGCTGCTGCTGCGCTTCTTCGGCGGAGGCGTAGTTTTGGCGAATTGCTTCACCCGGGTTGTTTGCCAGCGCGTTGAACGCTGGCAAAACTACGAATACGAACGCGACTAAGATGATCGCAACAACTAAAAGTAAAGCAATGGTTTGTTTCATCGGAAAGTGTCCTTTTTGTGAGTAGTAGAATTTCTATGCTTATGATAGCACTATTTCGGTTTCTGTGTGTTGCAAGATAATTACAATTTGTTCTATCAATAGTTGTAATTTGTTCTATACGCCTGGGCTGCAACTAAAATTATAGTTCTATTCATTTTTAGACTCTATGCTACAATACCCCTGCAAGCCCTCCAGAACGAGTGAGAGCGATTTTAACCGTCATAAGGTAGTGTTTGACCTTTATATACCAGTTGCCCTTGTGCGCCACCAGGAAGGGTTGAGCGCGATTTTACTCAGTGTTTCGGCTATCTTCCATTATATGCAATATTCCGCCGATTTTAACTAAACGTATATATTACACTAACTTGATTGTCACCTGGTACGTCTTGTATAATGTTTGACTCGTCTCCATGACTGCAACCTTATACAAGCGGTTGGAAAGCAGTCATCCGCAGTTTGTACTATTTATTCTATAATTTTATATATTATTTGTTGTCTCTATAATGAGTATAACTTTTTACAATTTTATTGTTTACTAATATTAAGTATAACAGTGTATACATTTACCTGTACACTATAAACTGCGCAATTTTACAACTTTATGATGTACACTATAAACTTTACAGATTCATACTCTTTTTGTTGTGTACTATTTATTGTGCGTAGAATCTTCTATCTTTTCACCACTTTTATATGCACTAAAGCTCACAGGTCATAATATACCTTTATTTTTTAAAATCGCTCTCAGCCCTTCTCAGTGTCATACAATGGCTGTTCGATCAATTTGTACAAATTCGCTATATTTTCAACTAATAAATTGGTATGTTGACTATTCTTGTAATGATCATATGATTAGATATTTTGTTCTAATCATATTTATAATCTTATTGATTCTATTGACTCTATTGATCAGATCATTATTTGTGCAGTATACGTTGTTTACCTATGTATATAAGACATTATATGTCATAATATTATACAGGCATGAGTATTTTCTGATAGAACGAGTCTGAATATTCACAATTCGCATGTTATACCGACCGGTACATTGATTAAATTCAAATTGACTAAAAGAAAATACAAAATATTCAATTCTATAGCTAAAAAGAAGTATGAAAACTCAAGATTCTTAAACTCAAAACTTAATATTATTCAATAGAACATAATATTCTTAAACTCGCTTGTACGATGCCACCAGAACGCAATTTTAAAAAGGATGATAGCCAGTATAGCCGTTTTTGTAAATTCTAAAATATTGATTTTCTGTAAATTTTCTATTGTACTTTCAATTTTCTTTATTTTAGTTATGCCATTATTGTATTATCTTTATACTAATTTTTAAGATTCTTAAGGTTTTAAAAATAAACTTTTGTTCTATTCGCATGTGAAGCTAAAATTGACGTGATCTTGTGTCTATTCGTTTACAATTGTATACTCGTTTTGTATATGATACATTTTGTTGGATTCTGTACACTTGTCTGTTATCGTACACGGTGTTAGATAATAGACTCTGTGTTGATTATTATACACTGTGTCTATTTGTAAACAGTGTGCTTTATTGTATACAAGGTGTCTAAAAATGCACAGGAGTCTGTGATCTTGTGATATAAAAAACACGAATCGCGCAAAGACATTCAAAAGTCTGAATATCCTTGACTCTGCGTAATGGAGGCATGACTCTCGCTTGCATCGTGTAAGATGCACTACTTTAACACGAGAATCTATGATTATTGCTGTGTACGCGCGTGTATGACGTGATTATTGTGCAATATGAGCGATTTTATACTTAGTTAGTAAGGTTAACTAAGTAAGTTTGTAAGAAGACAACAAAAAACCGCCTTGCGGCGGTTTAAGGTTCTAAGGTTCATGGTTTTTTCCATATTACAGTAATGGTATTAATGGTATTACTGTAATTCCATGTGTGGGGAGTTTTGAACCAGCCATCACAAGTGATGGCTCTTACCAATGCCGCGTTTGCGCATGTAGCCCGGATGTTCAAAATATTCCTGTGTTTCATTCTGCTATCCTTTTTCGAGTCTGGGTTTCCTACTACTCTCAGGTGAGAGTAGTAGGAATATCGCGGTTAAGTGATTAAAGCTTTGCAAGTAAAATTTCTAAACTTGCAATACCACTTTTTAATCCTTCAATCTTCCCGTCATTGTACGCAGTTAATAAGCCTTTACCTGCGCGGATAGCTTCAATTTCGCTCATTTCAATCTGTTTTTTCAAGAGTTCAATTTCTGCCAAAATAGCTTTTTTCATTCTGGTTAATCCTTATCTGTCATAGGTCTGATACTTGCGTACCAGTTAATCCATCCAATATCACGCTTTGCGCGTGTAGGTGTTTCGTCCTGTGTGGTAGCTGGTGTATCTTGCTACCTTGTTAATGATCATCTTACGCTATTAGTATACCATACCTTGTCAATGCTTTTACCCCTTTTTTGACACCAATATCCCTTTTTTCACTTTGCAATTTTGTAAGGATTTGGGGTATTGACATTTTGATAATGTTGTGGATCAGTTCTGTATAAGGTTGCTGTGTTGTATATAGTTAGATACTATCTATTGTTATACTATAACTAATATTAAGTATTGTATAGCAAGGTCTACAATCGTTTTATATTCGATCAAGGTCATTCTATATGTCTATTGTAGATTATAGCATAGTGATCACCAGGTATAGATTGATATATGATAATGTTGATATTATTACTGTTAACCGGTTAACAGTTGATTCTTTACTAAGTTTATCTTATTTGAGTATCACTTGCAGTGTGATACATATAAGACTCGTCTTATATGTGATAGATCATATATAATTAATAAACCAACGGTCGGTTTATTAATACGCTGTGTAGTGTGATACTGTGAGTTGTGTGTAGTAGTGTTGTGTATATGTGTAGTAGTAGTGTAGTAGTAGTATATATTGTAATGCTACATATGATAGTAGTATATTGTAGTACTATTACAATTAATCTCTTATTATAGTCCTATTTAATGATAATCACATATTATACACGCCTCCAACCTACCAGTATCATCACATACACATACACCTATACAACTATAACAATAGATAGTATCATAACAACTATACAGTATCACTATGTACAATCGCTATCCAGTAGATGATACTCTCTTCATATAATAGCAATGTCGCAGTATCACATTGTAGTACATATGTTCTATGCGTGTAACATTGCTACTGATATGACAGCAGGATCGGAATCAGAGTATATTGTGTGTTAGTGTTAGATAGATAGTAGCATGTACAAGAGTATAGGATGTTAGTATCATTATAGTTGGATATGATGAGTAGGGGTAGGTATACGTGTCAGGTCTGGTAGCAGGCGTATCATGGCATATAGCACATTCTCTCACGCACTATTAGATAAAACGACGTATAAACAATTTTACATAAAACTCACGCATCATAAGTTAGAATTAACAGTATAATATAATAAAGTGTACAGAAAGTAATAACTCTCGCGCATTTACACAAAAAATAGGTATAGATGATTACACAAAACACTATACACTATTAGACGAAATAGATAGGAACTATAACACGCGCACACAGACTCAGATGTATAGACACTGATATAGAATTAGACACGAAACGGGATCACTGATACAGTAACAGATAGTGGTACTTGACAAACTGTGCATATATGGTACAATAATAGCGAGGGGAATAACCAAAACAAAGGAGAGGGATATGGCACGTTGGAGACATAACACTAAGGAATGGAAAGCTATGCCAGAAGAAGAAAGGCAAAAGATAGCGAGGAGTGAACAAAACAAAAATTATCATGAGAAATACAAAGAGAAAGATAATGCGAGGGCGAGAAGAAACAACAAAAGATACAGAGACTTATGTATAGAGCATTACGGTGGTAAATGTGCGTGCTGTGGTGAAAGCACATATGAGTTTTTAGCGATAGATCATGTAAACAATGATGGAGCAGAAGACAGGAAGAGATTAGGAGGTAGCATAAAAATATACAAACATATAGTAGATCATGACTATCCTCCTGAATATCAAATATTATGTCACAACTGTAACTGTGCAAAGGGGTTCTATGGATATTGCCCGCACAACAAGTTAAAAGGAGAAACAGAGGGGTAGAATCCCGCGATAGCGGGAAAGACGCAAGTTTACGCAGCGTCTTTATCTGGATATAAGTTAAGTAAAAGGAATATAATGTCATACACATTGAGCGAATTACATAGAGAGCGAGAAGATTTACCGGAAGCAGAATATCAGAAAAAGTTGAGGGATACACTAAAAGGTATAGCATCGGCATTAGGGTATAATGTTAGTGATAATTTAGAATATAATATTGGTAAAGTTGTAGACAATGCAGTACCGAGAGGGTATATGAATCTATATTATTTTCTGATAGGGTATAACACAAGTCACAACAAGATTATAGAATTGATAGATAAGTGTATAGAATTAGGGATTAGCGAAAATATAATTATGGCTGCCCTCACACCGAGTACAGAGAAATAGACTAAAGGAAAATGGCAATGTGTGGTATAATTTTTTAGTGACGGGTGAAGTTGATTTGTGTGTATCCACTGTATAGCATTTACCGCGTAGCGTAAGACGCGCAGGAACGAAGTTGGCGTAGTCTTTAGCAAGCGTCTTACTCTCACCTTTATTTTCAGAAAAATAGCTAAAAAGGAACAGCCCATATTGGATAGTATACAAAGAATGTATATTATTGGATATGGGCAGTTGTTATATATTATGTTACTAAAATAGCTAAATATGATAGTTGAGTGACAAAGAATATACAAATGTAACAAACAATCGCCAAAAGAACAAGTCGCTTTTATAAGAATCGTATAAGAATCTATATAATTGAAGAAAACAGCATATAGACAAATGTACTAAAGAAGGCATAAAAATTATATAAATAATAGGATTAGATTCAACAAAAGTCGTCAAGCAAATTGTTGAATTTTTATTATTTTGATATACGAAATAAGGCTTAGTTTTCTAAAATGATAACCAGCAAAAGACGTAAAAAATAGCTAAAGTGACACTACTGGTGGTGTCGTATTAGCACCTTAAATTTATAGAAAAGATATAACAATCCTGCAAATTAGTCAAAAAATACAACGAGAAAAGCATCAAATTATTTACAATATAAAAGGCGGTATAGCCAAATAGGATAACAGCATTGAGTGTGATAATACTTGGTTAGGGTTAGTATGGGTGGTGGTTTAGGTAAGCACACATAATTTAATTATAGACTCTCATAGTCTATTCTAAAAGAGTCTTTAAAGTATAAAAGAGTCTATAAGAGTCTATTAAAAGAGTCTTTAAAGTATAAAAAAATGGATATTATTTCATAATATCCATTTTTTATACTTAAAGAGTATTTAAGATCATATTATAAAGAGATCAATCTGATTAATTAAGATCAATCTAAAATATACTATAGATTCTATAATAAAGAAATAATACTATATTTTAGAATATATTTAATTAATCACAATAAACTATATATTATATTAAATAGGCGAAAAAGTTTCACTGAGTAAAATCGTATTTTTACGATATAGCGGAGCATTATTTTTGCGAATTTTGTTCAACTTTTTCGCCCTTAATTTCAGGTAACGCTGCACTAACTTTTTTTAGTTACAAAAGCATTACAAAGCAGTTGAAACTTGATATGAAATTACAACTATAAAATTGAGTTAGAATATAACGCGAGATTGCCTTTGTAGGCTCACAGGAAGGCTTGAGACGAAAGAAAAATTCAAACAGGTAGTATTTGACCTTGAAGAGATTTTCGTTGATTGTGGGGCTTCCTGTGAAGTTTATCAATTTTATTACAATGTCTTTTTTTAGCTATATGGTATTTAAAATAATTACAAGGCATATAGTGACTACAGTAAACTATATAGTGATACATCCATAAACATAGAAGCAATGTAATCATAATTGAGATTGAAGAATCCTGCAAAAAAGAGATAATAAACGGGATAAAGTGACACCATATTAGCACCACAAAATTAAATAAATTCACAAGACTTTGCATAATAAAAAACTAACGAGGTTCGTATAGCAATGTTATAAAAGGCACAAATTAACAGTAAAATAATTGTTGAATTTGGCATAAGGGCTTTGTTAAAAAGTATAAATAATTCAACTTTCACATAGACGGTTGTACTGGTTAGTGATAAAAAGTTAAACACCCTCAGAATTTCTTCTTTGGGTGTTTTATATTTAGTCTACTTCTTCTTTATAAATTAGGCTATAACCATCTGCAATTAGATTACGCATAAAGCGACCCGGCTCTACAACTTCCATAGACCACTCCCAAAAGACAGTATCTACATAAGCGAGGTTTTCAATTTCTTCTAATGTAATATCTTCTTTAGAGTTTAGATCATCAATAACATCTTGCGAATAGACTCCGATAACCTTGCGGCACTCATTATCCTTAATGCGGTAATCTACCCACTTTTGGCAGTCATAATTACAATAAACTAAAAAGTACAAATGATAATCAATGCTCAAGTCAGTAGAAACAAAATGCTTTTGTTTTAGCAATACAAAATTTTTAATCATTGAAGACTGAATCCTTTTCTATACAAATCTTTTTGCATAGCAATCATTTCCTTTTCTGTTATATTTGGATAAATATTCCAGGTATAATCTGAAATTTTACCATTAGTTGTTTCAGTTTGAGACGTTGCGATAATTGTTTCGGCTTCAACATCATAAGTCCATGAGATTCTGTAGACTTTATTTAGAGATGTTTTTAAATAAGTGAACTCTTGCGTATTCATAGTTTAGTATATCCTTTATTCAATAAGTTTTCAATAGCCAGGTTATAGTTTTCCATAGTAGCATTTAGATAAGTTTCTAAATGCTGAGTGCCAATCCAACTACCAGATTGTGGGATAGTATCAAAATACCAAGTTCCATATGTAGCGACAATGCACTTAGTATCCGAGTTATACGTTAACTCACACACTTTAGCTATGCTAAAAGTTTCATAGCTTTTTGAAGGGACATCCATAAGACAAGTTGAATATAGCATTAGCTACACCTCTCTGAAATATTCACCAATAGCAGGTAACAGTGGAAAGATAATCTTTAGAAACTCATTTCGAGTAGAAAAAGAAGCAGTTTCTACAAGCTGGTCATCTTCGTAAGTCTGCAATTCATAATACAAATGCAACAGTCCAAAGTAGTTATGGGAATCGGGCATAAAATTCTCACTGTGAATCATCAAGTCCTCAATAGATTCCCAATTACAGCCTTCGTAATTGCTATTCCGAGCAACAGGCTCTGGAATAAAAAGATAATTACCGTATTCACCAAAGAATACAGCAGAACGAATATTACCATATTTGATTAGTCTATAATACTTCACAAGGAGTCTCCTTTTTCTAAACTGGTCGAATTCGACCAGTTTACATCAACAACTTGAAAATTAACAGGATCGAGTCTGCCTATTTCCACCAACTCATAATATCGTTTGATAATCTTATCTGATACTGGTAACTGGTAGAGTTACAAGATAACCGAAGTCCATGTCAAATAGTTTTAAAAACCAAACTTCGTTTTCTGGTTTTACAGTTATGAAGCCGCCTTCTGTACGCTTTTGTAGTATTGTTGTCATATGCTCTCCTTTCTGTTATAGTATAGCACGATGTTATTGCCTTGTCAAGTAGGAATATTGGTACTTGACAAGATTAATATACTATGCTATAATCAATGTATCAAAGTCGAAAAGGAGGTAGAATGGAACGAAATATTACAAAGTTTGCGGGGGTTTGCTCAGTTGAAGTAGAAAATGATAATCTTATATTGGGTATATATAACATTATACAAGAAGACGGGGACTTGCTCAGTTTTACTATTTTAGATGTTGAAAAAGAACTAATAGAAAAAATTAAAGGGGCAAGTAATTACAAGAGATATAAAGAGTCGCGTATATTTTTTGAGGGAGTGCATAATAAAAACAAAAACTCGTTTTATATAAACTATCTTAGTTCTGATCCGTACACTGATGCAGAGGAAGAATAATATGCAGGAAGTAAAGTTTTCAGGGCAATGCTATATAATTGGCGATGTAATCTATGGATTGACCAGAGTAATACAAACTCCATTAGCATTATTAGATAATAGTAAACTAAAAGAGGAAATCTGGCGAGCGTACAATACAAAAGAAAGTCCAGAAAGCAACGCGATATACTATGTTTATTTTACAGGAAGCATTATATACGATATTAGCCAAACAATAGAAGATGGTGTGGTAAGATATGATGAAACTGCGGGGATATTGCTACAAGACTTTTATGTAGATGGAATAAAGAGGTTATAATATGACTGCTCATTTTGCAATTAGTTGTTGTGTGGCATTAGAAGGGGGAGAATTGCTAATAGATGATTGGGAGGAAAATTTTGGTGAATTACTGGAAGACTCCTCTACAGATGTTAATATTATTGAAGAAGCTGTAAGTGAAAGAATTAAAAGGAATTATCCATTGTGGAATAATCATGAAGAAGGGCATTCTTGGTTAGTGTACGCTTTTGGAAATGTGGTTGAACCTTCGCTAATAGATGAAAAATATAAGGTAACATTTCAATATTTGAATATTCAGGAGATGGAATGAACATTGTGCCACAGGTTCTACATTTTGCTGGTAATACCGTAGTCAAATATGCAAACTCCGACTTCTGGTTATGTGATGGCTATTTAGATTTAGTTTGCGAAGATTATAGTATACCTCCGTTATGGAGTGAACTCAAATCAGAAATAGTCAATAAAATTCAAATGCAAAAAGAATTTCCAGGATTAAAGATTTGGGAAATCTATTTTCAAGGTTGTTTGACAATCAAAAATGGTACTCGATACGTGTGGTTAGAGTATATTAAAGTTGATCCGTATGAATATGCAGAAGAATAAAAGGAGATTGCATGAATATTATAAATTTTGCTGGTAATTGCAGTGTAGACGTAAACGATGAGGGGCAGTTATATGTTAGCGAGAGCAACATTGTACGAAACCATACAGACATAGAATTATCAGAGAAGTTAGTCGAGCAAGAAATTATCCAAAAGATAATTCATACAAGCGAATATGTACCAAATTCACAGTATGTTTATTGGGAAATATACTTTGAAGGTTGGCAGGTGACTGCTGGTGAAACAACTTTTGTAATTATAGAAAAATTCAACTATACAAAGAAGCAGTTAGAGTCATAAAAAGTGAATTTTAGTATAAAAGGAGTAACAAAGATATGCAAAAAGGATGGCGGGTGTTTGTGGATGTTCAATTGACAGAAGAAGAGGTTGCGGCTATAGAAGCTGAAACAGGTGACACATATGAAGATCGCGCCATTATGTCAACTGAACAATTTCACTTTTTAGCCAGTAGTTTTGATGAAGCACGAATGTTGGCAGAAACATACCTTGACAACAGCTATGAAACATATACAATTCAAGGTATAATGGTATTGCAAAATCAAGATGGTGGCGATGTTATGTTTATAACAGCCAACGATATATTTGGTGATGGGATTGACTGCAATTGCCCTGTTCAACGTGCTGCGAGAGTCAAAGATGAAAACAAGATGACTATTGTTTGTCGTAAGTGTGGGTTAGATATTGTAGTACCAAAAGAAAATTGGATCGTTTTGCAATGTCCGAAGTGTCAAGAGGTTATTTATCGTGATGAAGTTAGGAGTATTCCTCATGAGGAAAACACACCCAAAGACGAATTATGAGGATTATCCGAGTCGCGGCATATTATCTGTTGATTTAGTTTGGATGTGGGACGAATTTGTAGTAGCAGACGACTCTTGTTGGTACTATGATGTAGAGTCTGATGATCAGGAGTCTGTGATATTAGACTCCTATAGTTTAGACAATCGCTGGCACGAAATGAGTTACTACAAGTTTAAGGAGTGACAATATGAAAATTTATACAAAACTTTCTAAAACAAACTTACAAAACATATTTGATCAATTGATTGACTGTAATCTTGCTAAGATTAGTTGTCACGCAGATAAAGTAGTATATTTGTTTCTAAAAGAGAACGACAAGAGTTTTGAGTTAGAATGTTTGTATTCGCCCTATAGCATATTTTTACAAAAATACATGAATGAGATTATATTTGATGGGCGAAGGCGATGCAATTCCATTGTGAATAAAATCAATGTCGAGTTTCGTGATAATCGAGATGTAAACTATATAGAATTAGAAGTACAAAATGGAGAGAGTGTTTACAAGTTATATTGCGATTTGTGCTTTTGTGGGAAGTCGTTTATACTAACTGATAACTTAAAGCCAGAGGTGTGGGAGTTAGAAGATTGTCAGATTGCAGAATATACTATTGCTATTTGTGGCTAAATAAAGGATTGATATTATGGATGATAAAATACTAAAAAACATTAAAGATGCTTCTTTGTTACTGAATATTTTAAAAGGAACGAAATTAAACAAGATTACAATTGTTAAGGAGTATGCCGAATTTGAGTTTTATAATAATAAAGAAAAAAGCATTTTACGATGGTTTAATTATAGAGGCGAGCATTTTAATTCTATAATAGATATAATGGGAATGCCAGATTATATAGATTGTGTTGTTGAAAATGTTCATTATATTATATATGACCGTGTTTATTTAGGTATATGGATTTGTAATGAGCATTACGGTGCCGAAATAGATATTATTGGAGACATTGGAATTTGTATAAGCGATATTTGGCGGTATTTTGATAGAGACTATAATTTGGTGAGTAGGTAAAAGCAAAATGGTACTTTTACGAAATGACAAGTTATAAACAGATAAATTCATAAAAAGGAGAAATTGAATGATAATTGCTAATTTTGTATTATGTGTTTTGATTATATTATTTTTGCTGTACAAAGAAAGAAAGAATTATTTAAAAGATAATATAAAATTATATCCGAGTTTTAAAACTTTTCAGACATTGCATTTTAAACTATTCAGGAAAGAGATAAACAAAGATATTACAACTGGAAAAAGAGTTGTGTTTCAATACGATAGTAAAACTAAAATTATAGGAAGAAAATATTCTCAAGAAATTATAGTAATTGATTTCTTCCCTATTGAGTGGCTTCTTGATAAAATTAGATTAGTAAAACAGAACGATTTGTTCCCGTTTTTCAGGTTATCTAAATATTCGTCATATGATGAATATAAAAATTGTATGCAATGAGCAATATTCAAATTATAAACGGGACATGGCAAGACGAATTGCCTAAATTAGCGGATAATAGCGTAGACTTAATTATTTGTGATCCTCCATATTTAGTTACAAAAGAGAAGTGGGATAAGGTAGAACAAGTAAACGAAGAATTGTCTAAACAATTGTTTAGAATAGCCAAAGACTCTTGCTCATTATATGTTTGGTGCGGTATAGGTGAAAAGAGTCAATCGCTGATACAATGGTTTCCTGTTTTCTCAAACGAGTGGCATTTTAAAGATTTGATAACTTGGAAGAAACAACGCGGTATAGGTATGCGCAAAGGTTGGTTGTACACACGCGAAGAGATTATGTGGTTTGTGAAAAATAACAAATGTTTCACATGGAATATTGAAAATCAGTACAGTGAAACTAAACGATCTGAAACAGGGTTTACTAAATCTGATATTGAAAGAACCGGAAGAGATGTTCTTAGACATTCTAATGTTTGGGTAGATATAACAGAAGTTTCATTAGGTGATAGTGGAGTAAAGAGGTATTCTAATCAAAATACAACCAAGTTACATTATACACCAAAACCCGAAAAAGCTATAGATCGTATCATCAAAGCACATTGCAAAGAAGGCGATACTGTATTAGACTGTTTTCTTGACAGTGGTACAACCGCAATCGTATGCAAAAAGTTGAATATGAATTGTGTAGGCATAGAGAAGGAAGAAGAATATTGCAAACTGGCACAAGAACGAGTAGACCCGATACTGTTAACTATGAATGATATAGAATTATGGCTTGGCAATTGTTTAGACCTAATGCCTCAAATACCAGATAAAAGTGTAGACTCTATAATTTGCGATTTGCCATTTTCTATAACTAAAAACAAATGGGATATAATAATTCCTTTTGAACCATTATGGTTACAATATAAACGAATTATAAAAGATAACTGCGCGATACTATTACACGCAGACGGAATCTTTACTGGATTGTGCATGTTATCAAACCCTGATTGGTATAAGTATGATATTATTTGGAATAAGATTAGTACAACAGGATTTCTAAATTCTAAAATAATGCCCCTACGACAGCACGAACACGTTCTCGTTTTTGGTAAAAATAAGATCAAATATAACCCTCAAATGGTAGAAAGAGGTAAACCAAGAAAGAAGGGCGGTTATCAAGCTGGTAATAAAGGTTGCTATAATAATACAAATGACTTGATAACAATTAACAACCTATATTATCCAACTTCAATTATTAGTTTTTCAAATGCGGATCAAAAGAATAAACTACATCCAACTCAGAAACCTTTGTCTTTATTAAAATACTTAGTCAAGATGTATACAAACGAAGAGGATTTAGTTTTAGACAATTGTATGGGTTCGGGTACTACAGGACTCGCGTGTAAGAACTTAAATCGTAGATTTATTGGAATAGAGAAAGAACAAAAATATTATGATATTGTAAAGGAAAGATTAGGGCTATGAGCGATCTATATAATCTAACTGGATTTGAGCTATATAACCTTTGGTATACAAGCAACAATACTATCATTCTAAACTTTAGAAATAAAACGACTCTGATGTCAATTACAATATCAAACACCTCTGGACTAACAATAGCCGGTGCAAGTAATATTATCATAATAGATGACGAATATCGCTACAAATTTTATTTAGCTAAAAAGGTGTTAGTAACAAAGGTTGAAGAGTTATCAACAGTTACGATTATTCGTTTTGACAATGATAATTTGCGGTTGTATGTCAATACTCCTTTTGAATATAACGCGGGTTATATTTAGTCCTTGACAAGTATAAAATAAAGGTGTATAATACAAGAAAGGAGAAATGATATGGAAATAGATCTGCGCACAATTACCGATCCAGCAGAGTTGAATAACCAATTAGAAATTCGCTATCGTAAGCATATTACAGAATTGTCTTTGCAATATTTTGGCAAAGTTAACTGCCAAACAATTATGTTTTTCACTTTGGAACATTCTGCAACCATTGAAAAGGTTGAAGGGTATGTGCCTTCGGAAAAGGTACTACGCAAATTCTTCAAATGGCAATCCCGAAGTTTTCCAAAGAAGCATTCTCTTTTATATGCTTTTGGCGATGTTCCTTTTGATCACAAAGATGACTTGACTTGGTTAGAATGTGCAAAAGCAGACGCTTTATTGCGCGAGGATGATAGAGAAGCAAATGCAAAACTGAGTGCTAATCAAAAAACAGATTTCAATATGGATTGCTTAAATGGCTAATAAATTTAAAGAAAACTATGAGAAAGGAAGTCGCGGCGAGAACTTCTTAAGTAGACTTTTTCCCAAGAAGGGATATTCTTTTGTTGCCGGAAATCATGATGGCAAAATGGTAAACACAGAATTAATTGAAGAAATATTTAAGTGCGTTTACATTTCACCAGACGATGATACTTATACCAGTGATTCTCATGGGCCACAAGTATTATTGAATGATGTTATATATACATTGCCTGATATGTTGTTTAGAAAAAGAGATTTAGAAGGCTTTCTTTGGATTGAAAGCAAACTAAACAATAATGAAAACTACCAAAGTGTTGATATTCCGTGTGACAGATTTCACGAGTATTGGATGTTTAGAGCGGCTACTCATACAGATGTTTGGATTTGTATTATTCTCAAAAATAAAAACAAATGCAAAGTATATCTTGGCGAAATAGATAAAATTTATGATGTTGTATTATTTAATTCGGAACACGTTATAAAAGCAGAAAACCAATGTTGGGGAAAAGAATGTTATAGAGTAAATACAATTTGGGATTGTTTTTATTTTGTATACGAAGGCGAATATGATTAAAGATAACGAAATGAAACTAACTGATGACGAATATGTTTTACAAGAAAATTTAAAAAGTATGTTTCAATGTTTAGTTGGTAAATCGCTAACGGAAATTAGTTTACAGCAAAATGATGTAACACTAATCTTTGCGGGGAAAGGTTTAACTTCTAAAGTATAAGTCCAACGGGAAGGCTATGCGAATAACGATATATTAGATGCTATGACAGCATTATCTCAATCTGTTGATCTCAACATTAAACATATTTTTGTATTAAATCGAGTTTCAGCAGATGAAGTATTTTTGTGTTTATACTACAACGGGGAAGACTATATTCCTGTAAGTATATCTACTTATAAATTTGATGTTATAGTTAGAGATTATGGGAAGGGTACTTATTTGTTTAGCAATAATAGTGTTACTTATACACCAGAAAGGCAATAATATGGGATATTACGAAATTACACTACTCTCCTTTTTAGAAAACTCGTTTGATTATGTGGGTGTCGCATGGGAAAATTTATATAGTTATAAAAACGATGCCCACCTTTTGTTAGCTAATGGCGTAAAGATTAATTTGTCCGAATACATTTGGTCACAAAGTTTAAACGATAATTGGTTTCGTATTTTTCAAATATTGGAAGATAATAGTATAAAGGTTATTTGTGTTATATGGTTTGATCAGTGTGGTAAAATAACAAGGATTGAAAAGAAATGAATAAACAACAGTTTATAAATGAAATTACTGCTAACGGTGATAATTTCCATGTAGAATTAGCTAAGGCGGAATACGCGGAAGGTATAACCCAATTAACATTTATTCGTACAACAACTGATAGAGACGGTAATGCCTGGAGCATGTTTGATCGGGTTTATACTTTTATAACTACTGGAACAATTGAGACGAATATGATGTCTGTGTTTGAGGACAACGATTGTTTGCCCATGACTGTAACAGATGTGGTTTTTATAGATGATATCGGTTTACTAATTATGTTAGAAAAAGAAGACTATGAGTTGTGGATGTCTCTTGCGCCAGAAGATATTCCTGCAAACTATGAATACTTCATGTGGAAAGGCGAAAAGGGAGAATATTCATACTAATGAACATGCGAGAATGTTTACAAGATTTGCGAGGTTCTGTTATTCAAGGGGTAGAGTTTCTAAGCGATAATTCTGTTACTCTTTGCTCATATAAAGAGTCCACAGCACAATATTTTAAAGTCTCTATGAGTGGTGGCTGTTGCTACAATAGTGTTATTCGTTTTGAGGATAAGGATTATACCGGCTATAATTCAGAATTCAATGTTGTATTATTAAAAACAAAAGGGGAACAGATCGCAGATGTGGTCGGACTTCCTGAAAGTGTAGCGATTTGGTTTGGTTATAGCGAGAGTTTCTTTTTATCTATTGAGAAACCGTTTGTAATAAATTATACTTGTTGGGTTATATAAGGAGAAGAATATGGATATTACGAATTTGGCAGGCAAGATTACGGTAGAATACTATGCTTTTAGTGAGTTTACTTTGGCAATGAGAGATGTGTTGTCAAATATTCTTTTAGAAACAGGATTGATCGAAGAGTATGAAAACGGACAAATTATTGCTGATTGGAAGGACAGTACTGTTACAGGAGATAATAAAACAGAGGTTTATATAGCTGCATATATGGATGGCGGTGATGGTGAAGAACCAGCGTGTTTGTTTTACAGACGCGACACTGTATACAACCGCAACGAAAAGGTGTCGTTTACAGAATATGTTCACATTCCCAAAGATGATATAAACTATAAGTTGTGCGAATGCAGAGATTGGTATATGGTTGGTAAGAATGAGAAGCTGGAAATTCTAACCAGATATTTAGATGCTAATATGGATTTGAGCTATTGGAAGAAGATTGATATTCAAAAGATTATTGAAGAAATATACTACTAAAAGGCGGGTTTATGCAAGAGAGCGTCGAGGGATAGTCTAAAACCGTATCTAAAGGAGATAAACTATTGTCAAGAAAACTACAATCTTTTGAAATAGTCAAACTAACATCAACAAGGCTACGCCACAGCAAACTAAAAATTGTGGGTAGTCTTGCTGATTTTCGTAACAATGGTGAAATTGTAAGAATAGGTAATTGTCAATTATTAGATACAATACGCCAAATCACAGGGAAGTATCATAATCAAGAACTGTTAGATTGGAAAATTAAAGAGAAAGAAAGAATAGCAAGGTTGCCAGATAATGAAAGCAACAGAGAGAGATTACTAAAATTAAATAGTGAAATTGACGGAATGCTATACTGCCCTTATTTAGTCTCGGTTATGTTTGATAGTAATAAACATTACGATAAGATTGTAAACGGGTTTGAGATAAACGGTAAACGTTTTATTAGACTATTGTCTTCTTCTGGTAGTTTACGCAGAAGCACTATATTTTTTGTAGAAGAGTCTATTCGCAAAGCAGTTTTTACAACGTTAAATAATGATAGAAACGAAAATGTAAAGATTGTACCTGCTAAGTTCCTTGCATATATGGGACTCAATTCGAGTGCAACGCTTAGAGTGTCTACTCCCAACATTGTAGTAGTGCCTGATTATAAGATAACACGCAATACAAAAGTAGACTATGTAAAAGATCACGGTGCTACAATAACAGAAGAAGTAGTACCAATTGAGTTCAATTGTTTTGATGGTCAGGGGCTTATATCTAAAGAATATGCAAGACAATGGGCTGATGAATTAGATTTGGCTTATGTGCCTTCCTGGTTCATTATACGCGGTAACTGGACGAAAGGTAATCTTGTTACATTTGATACTCGTAAATTTGCGCAAGTTAGTAATGCAGAATATGTTACCGATGTGTGGGGAAAGAAACACAGGATTGAAACTGTAGACGTGTTTTTATCTGCGAGTCAAATGAAAATGTGGCAATGCTATGACTCTTGCGAACAATGGCTTGAAGGATGTTACATAAACGATTTATACTTTGGTGTATCGCGTTATGCTCCTGAAAGAGACAAAACTCATTCGTTTATGAATTACCAATTTTTGCAGACTCTTGATATAGCCAAAGAAGAAATACCATTGTTGTGTCAAGACACAGTAACTTGGATAAACAATGTTGCAAACAATGAGTCTGATATGGCGTTATTGTTTCTTGCAGGCGAGTGTACACAAAAGCAAAACTTTCTAAAGGATAACACAGTTGATATAGTTATTAGAGCGATGAGTGTAAATTCAGAAGTAGCAAACGACCCATATGTAAGACAAAGAATACAACGCGATTTAATAGGAAAAGTCAAAGAGTCATATTTGGGTAATCTTTTAGTACACGGTAACTATCAAATAATGATAAGTGATCCTGTAGCACAGATGGAATGGATATGTGGTAAAAGAGTTGAAGGATTATTGAAAGAGGGAGAAGCATATAGTTATTATTGGTTGTTTGTAGAAAACATGCCTGCTGAAATAACTTTGTTCCGCGCACCATTAACTATTGCATCAGAAGTTAATGTGAAAAAGCTAAGTTTCGTATATGAAAAGAATGACTGGTATAGTTATATTACTTCGGGTATAATCTACAATATTCGCGACGACTCAGTATTACGACATGCCGACAGTGATTGGGATGGCGACTTATGTTGTTCTACCGATAGTGAAGTTATACGAAAAGCTGCAAGAGGCGGTAATCCAGTATATTATGATAAACTGATTGCTGAAAAGGTTCTCATTACAGAAAATAGATTAAGGGATACTGAGAAAAAGAGTTTGGGTACTGCAATTGGTTATATTACGAATACCAGTACATCAATGCAGACTCTATTGGCTGAATTTGATGTGAATAGCCCAGAAGCAGTAGAATTGCGGCACAGAATATTGCTTACTCGATTTTATCAAGGTAGTGAGATTGATAGAGCTAAAACTGGAACATTAGAGAAGATGCCCGCACATTGGACTCAGTATACTAAAACAACTACTGATATGAGTGATGACGAAATAGAAAAAGCAAAGTTTAACAATCGAGTGGCAGTATTACAAAGACCTTATTTCTTTACTTGGCTATATCCTCATTATCTAAAGAAGTATAGAAAAGAAATTCGCAGTTATGATAATTTATGTTATCTTAGATACGGGAAGTCTTTCAATGAAAAATTAGAAGATAAGACAGAAGAGTCGTTAGAATTATCGCAAAGATACAAGCGGTTTAGTTATTTTATAGACAACAATAGTCTAATGAATAATATTAGCCATTACATGCAGTCACAATTAGAATATATTCAAAAGAAGAATGGGAAAAGCAATAATGATTATGATTGGCATGTTTTATTAGGTAATGGTGATAACTATTGTTTAGAAAACGAAGAAAAGATGAAAGGTTTACTAAAGAAGTATATTTCCATAAAGCACAATAAGCATGACAAAGAAGATTTATCTGGATATTTGCTTGAATTACACAATGAAGCATTGGATATTTTGAGTAATGAACAAGAGTTAGCGACTCTCGCAGTATTAGTAACCTATCAGAACAATAAGAGTTTAGATTTCGCATGGAAGATGTTTCCAGAAGGGTTACTGTTGAACATTATATCTAATAGTAGCGGGATAGTGAAAGAGTATGTACAAGATGATGATGGCGATATAGAATATTTATGGGGAAAGTATAAACTCGTTGAAACAAAACTTGGAGAATAATGCAAAAGTACATTTATAATGAATATGACTTAGCAGAGCAATATTATACGTGTGGTTTAGAAGTAGGCAACTTTACCTTTTGGCAAGTTGCCTTACTTGCTAAACATCTAAGAAATTTAGGATTTGGCGAAGTGCGAATAGAACAAATGTTAGTTGCGGCATGTGAATTGGCTTATAACGACTTCAACGAATATAAGAAAGCCAAAGCAATTCAGAATGCAGTAAAGCAAGGAATGAGATTTAAATTAAGAAAGGTAGGAGGTATGACAATAACAAAAGGCGAAGTAGATAAGATTATGTCAATAGAAGGTTTTGTAAAGCGCAAGTTTCTACTTATTCTTTTATGTTATGCGAAGATTTTAAAATACACAACTGCTAAAAGAGATATTGAGAACGAATATCCAAAGATGTATGGGTACTATGTTGCAAACAAATATATATGGGAGATTATCCAGACTGCACACATTAGCATAAGTAAGAAAAAGGTTACACAAGAATGGTTATATGAGTTTTACCAAAGGGGATTGATAGATGGTATTGCTGGTGAAATGGATAGTATCAAGGTGTTATATGCAAATGATACATCAGAGTTTGCATTTGAAATAGACATAAAAAGTAAAATAGATATTTTAGACAAATGTAATCGTTATTTAGGTGATAAAATCACGTGTGAGTCATGTGGTAAAGAGTTTGTTAAACGTAGAAATCAGAAGTATTGTAAAGACTGTGCAGAATTACGGCGCAAGGAAAAGGTTAGACAAAATGTGAAAAGGTTTAGAGGGAAAGAAACTGGTACTTGACAAAGTAAGTGGGAGGGTGTATACTACAGATAGTCGAGTCTAAAAGGAGATGATAATATGACCAATGAAGATTTAGAAGAAATTCTATATTTGGAAAACTTAGAATCTTTATCACTACAGTATTTTGGGAAATCAACCTATCAAACAATTCTTTTTGTTTATATGGAAATTAAGTTTACTATGGTAGGTTCGCCAGACTATTTGATTCCCGAAAAGGCTATTCGCAAATATCTATCTTGGCAAAGTTGTTCCAATCCAAAGAATGCGTTATTGAAGAGATGGAAGAAATACACATTCAATCACGAAGATGATTTAACTTGGAATGATTGTTTGAAGTTTGACACTAAATATCGAAGAGAAGTTGAACAAAGTTATCAGCCAGTACTAATTACATTTGCTGAATTAGAGGATGACGAGGTTTATAAAGAAACTATTGAAAATAACTCAAACTATACTAAAGTAGAAAGGGGTTATATTCGCAACAAATGAATAAATCAAAAACAGACTCTTTTGGACAAAACATTGAAAACTTTTTGCGAGATTCGTTATATGAAATTAAGGGATGGGAATTTATAGCTGGCGCAAAAGATGGTGAAGTAGAAAATTATGAGTTTATTGAAAACAGGTTTAATTGTCAATATATTGAACCTGGTTATGATGAATATGGCATTTTGCATGGTCACAGGCTTTTATTTGAAGATGCTATATTTATAATGCCTGATATGTTGTTTAAGTCAAAAAGAGATTTTTATTTTTGGGTTGAAAGTAAGGCTTCTGGAAATGATTCGTATTCAACCATAGACGTTGAGGTATACAAAATTAGACAATATATCGAAATACAAAAGAGAACGACTCCTGTGTGGATTGTATTTTCAATTGTTAACGAAAGCAAGAAGACCTGCAAAGTGTTTTCTGTTAGATTAAAAGACATTGAAAAAGAGATTTCTAAGATAAGCGATAATGAAGAAACATCTACTATAAACGCATCTTATATAAAGAATCATAAATATTATAAGTGTGCAGTTTATAGGTTTAATACAAAAGGAAATATTTTTAATTTTTTATACGAATTAAATTATTAAGTATTTTCGTGTAATCATAATAAAATGACTTCGTATAATATGATAATGTAACGAAGAAACATATAAATTGGTACAAAAGCATAGTGAAAGGCGTAGGTATAATTACAGTGAAACTTGGTGTGAATCCAAATTACCGAAATTTCAAAGGTAAAGGTAGAAAAGAACCCCCTGTTACTGCGTGCAGATATGCGCGTAAACACTTTGTTAGATGGGTATCAAAACAAACAGGTATTCCAATGAAAAAGGTTGATCTTGTTATCAGAGGCATAGAAGAGTTCTTTCTTTTAGCTGCTTCTGAGGGTAACGGAGTAAATTGGAATAATTTCTTTGCAATGAGAGTGTATCATAAGGGCGATAAGTGGAAGTCTAATCTTTACGATAGAGTAATTGAAGGCGTTGACTATGTTAGATTTACTGCTTCGCATTTTATGCGTAAAGCTAAATGGCTAAGGAATGAACGATATACTGATAGTAGTTTACCTGATGATATACGACAAGAGACTGCTTTCAAAAGACCACTGCCTGTATTAGACTTAACAATGGTAAAAGACGAATTCAGCAATGATAATTTAGACATTGAGGATATTCCAGAGGATAATATGTTATACATTGTGTGTACTGATCTTGAAACAGGGGATGTTGTTTCTAAAGAAGAGCTTGCGCTTAATGCTAAAGTGACAGATACAATGGATGCAATAACAAGGTTGAATAACGAAAACGAAAATCTCTATTATGAGATTAAATATGGAAAGGATATTAAAGGATATTGAAAATGAATGACGAATTATTTAACGAGTGTTCTAAGCACTATGAGGCTAATGAGAAAGAGTTTTGGAATAAGTTAGCATTATTCTATGGATTTAGTTCAGCAAATGCTTTGCGTAAGAAGTACCAGCGTGCAAGAAAAGCGCGTGGTTTATCCTTGAAAATTAAGCAAAGTAATTTTGATACATTAGATAATACTTCTGAGTATACTACTCAAAAGACAATAGCCAAAAAAGATTTACCTAAGATTTTAGTTTTTGATATTGAAACCTCTCCTCTATTGGCGTTTGTGTGGGGTGCGTATGATCAAACAATTCAGCCAAGTAATATCATTCAAGACTATGTAATGTTTTCTTGGTCGGCAAAATGGTTATTTGAAAAAGAAATTATGTCAGATGTTCTAACGTCGGATGAAGCTAATAGTCACGATGATGATAGGATTTGTAGGTCAATTTGGAATCTGATCAATGAAGCAGACATTGTTGTTACATATAATGGCGATAGTTTTGATTTAAAGAAGTTGAATAGTAGATTTATCAAGAATGGTTTGTTACTGCCAAACCAGTATAAGCATTCTGTTGATTTGTATAAGGTGATGAAGAGCAAGTTCTCTATGACCAGTAATAAACTTGATTATGTGAATGCCTTTCTTGGTCTTGAACAAAAAATTGAAACTGGTGGCTTTGAGCTTTGGAAGAAGTGTTATTTTGGCGATAGTGAAGCATTAGCCACTATGCAAAAGTATAATAAGAACGATGTTGCTATTACTGAGATGTTGTACTTGAAGATTCTTCCCTGGATTACTAATCACCCGAATTTAAATGTTTGGGTAGAAGGCGAACAGCCAGTTTGTAAGAATTGCGGTAGTGACGTTCTTGTTTGGGGAAATGACTATTACTATACTGCTACTGCAAAATATCAAGTTTGTCATTGTGATAATTGCGGTAGCATGGGCAGAGCTAAGACTAATTTATTAACGAAGGAGAAGCGTAAAATATTGCTTGTATAATTAGTTATGGGCGATGAAATTAAATGGGTATCGGAAAGTTCATTAGATGAAAATAACCAGCTTGTATATAATATATATGCTGAAATTAGAACAAGAGTAAGGATTAAATCTGCAATACCAACCAGTAAAAGAAAAAATGTCTGGTATCATAAAGAAGAATGGATTATAGCAAAGGATATACGAAACCCTTTTACTGGCAAACCTTCTTACGAATATGCGCAGTTTATATCTTTTGCTCTGAATACATTTTCTGCCATGCGAGAGTTAATTAGATATGTGGATTGGCGTGTACCAGAAGATGAAAAAGAGATTCTGTTTCCTTTTCAATATGGGAAAAGAATACTTAGACAAATGAGTGAAACCGAAAAAGTAATAACTTCTCAAAGACCAGACTTATCTGGTCTTTTTGATTCCAGTAAATCTGATAATATTGGTATTGAAAGTGATATAGGTGAACAATGACCAGAGATAAAGCGAATAATTTTGAAAATTCTGATATTCCAGAGACAGGAAGAAGTCTAATGGGATTACATCGTGGTAGACCCCCAATGGCTACTACTACTGAGGGTGTACCTGATTTTGGCAAAATCGCACAAGCAACTAAGACTGCAAAGAAGAAATTATATTGTCGTAAATGTCAACGGGATTTACCTAAAGCAAAGTTTTATGCGGCTGTTGATCCGTTAGACACAAATGGATATATGTCTATTTGTCAAGAATGTATCAATACACTATATAAAACTATATTTCAAGAAGAGAAATATGACATCAACAACACTCTAAATAGACTGTGTAGAATGATCAATGTAAAATATTCACATGAGACTGTTGTGTTCATGAAACAAAATCTTGAATTACAACACAAGTCTTTAGATGACGAAAAGGTTTTTGGCGAATACAAAAAGCTGTTGATGCTATCTATAAAAGATGCAGATACAGAAGAAGAAAAGTCATTATGCTATAGCTATGACGAGTCCTCTGAAAAAAGCATAGATGAAGCAGAAGCATTTGATGATGCAAAGCGCACCTTTGCTCAAACTTGGGGTGATGGTTATGAATATGGAGATTATTTATTTTTAGAGAATAAGTTTGCAGAATATTCAGCCACATGCAGAAGTAGTACTGCTCCCGAAGTAAGTTTGCTACGACAAATATGCTTTGAGGAATTGCACATTCAGAAGTGTAGACTCGAAGGGGATTGGAAAGAACTACGCGATGGTGTAAAGCAGTTGCAGGATTTGATGAAAACCGCAAGCATTGACCCTGGTAAAGTTAGTGCTGCTAATGGTGGACAAGCTGCACAAACATTTAGTGGATTTGTAAATATGATAGAAGAAACCGAACCTGCCGATTGGCTTGAAGGGCGGGAAGTGTTTAAAGACGTTGATAATATAGAGTATTATTTTAATAAGCATATTACAAGACCTATAAAATCGTTTATTACTGGTTCTCGTGATTATTCTGGTGTTGATGATGATTTGGGAGATACAGACGAATCGCAAGATGTTGACGAGGATATGCCAGTAGAAGAAGGAGATGAATAAAAATGCCTTCTGTAAAAAATTATCAAAACGAATATTTACAAAGAGCAAAGAGTAAAAATCCTGCCTCAAAACCATTAGGCGGTTCTAAGACTCTTGCTGATACTATTAGTGATAAAAAGAAAGAAAGACTAAAACGCTGGATAACATTTTACCGACAAAACCCGCATATCTTTATTGAGCAATACTTTCAAATAAAGTTATATCCTTATCAAGTTGTTATGATATGGATGCTAAACAATAGTAATATTGCATATATTGTGGCATCACGCGCTATTGGTAAATCGTGGATTATTGCTGTTTGGGCTTTAACACTGGCTGTATTGTATCCTGGTATGCAAGTGGTTATATGTGCTAAGACAATCAAGCAAGGTGGTTTAATTTTAAGTGATAAACTGAAAAGTCTTCAAGATAAATATTCTAATGTGGCCAGAGAAATTACTAAAATTACTACTAACTCTAACGAATATAAAGCATATTTTAATTGCGGTTCGACAATCGAAGTTGTTTCAGCAAGTGTTAATAGTTTAGGTCACAGAGCAAATTATATTATTGTTGAAGAATCTAAGTTAGTACCGCGAGAAATTATCGAGTCGGTTCTTCGACCTTTTTTATATTCGCGCACTCCTTTATTTAGAACTGACAAACAATATACTAACGATAAAAGGTATATTGAAGAAGGTAGAATTAGTTATATTACGTCTGCGTGGTATAAATCAGAATATTGGTTTAGTGCAGTGAAATCTGTAATTAAGTCTATGGTAGCAGGGGACGTTAGCAATAAGTTTATGGCGTTGGATTATAGTGTTGCAATACATCATAATATTAAGACTAAGCTAATGCTACGCAATGAAATGAAAGATACTGACCCTATGGCTGTACAAATGGAATATTTAAATATTCCTTCTGGTACAAGTGGAAAAAGTTATTTCAAGCCAGCGTTTTTTACTCGAAATGTTAGTCGTGCTTTTTATGTCACAAAAAACGAAGATTTCAATAAGCGTAAAACCACATTATCTATGCCTAAAGCTCTTGGTGAGATTAGAATAGTATCAGTAGATATTGCTACTCGTGCAGGAAGAGGGAATGATAACTCTGTTATATCAACCATTCGCCTACTGCCAATGCAAGGAAAAGGATACGATAGATATTTGGTAGGTATGGAATCATATAAAGGGGCAAATGTTGTTTTACAATCTCAAAAAATAAAAGAAACATTTTTTGATTTTGGGGCAGATTATGTTGTTCTTGATTTGCAACAAGCAGGGAAGTCAGTATTCGACATACTTAGCCAATCTTTGACACACGAAGAACGAGGGATTCCCTATCCTGCGTTTACAGTAGTTGATGATCTTATTGTAGATGATATTTTAGCTAAGGAATTACGGGCTGCAACAATGGGGGTAGATGCGTTACCAGTAATATATCCAATTAGAGCAACTCAGCAATTAAACAGTGTAATGGCAGCGTCATTGAGGGCGTCATTACAACGCAAAATGTGGAAGTTTCTTATTACAGACAGTGATGCCGAAGTATGGCTATTAAAAAACAACAAAGAATTTTTAGCTTCAAACGAAGACCCTGACACTTATAGCTATTTGATGAATCCATATACTCAAACAAACTTGTTGATAAACGAGTGTGTTAATTTGGATATGAGCATTGTAAATGGCTTAGTTAGATTAACTGAACAATCCGGTCATGTAAAAGATAGATTTACGACAATGCTGTACGCGAACTATATTATAGCTAATTGTTTCGATATAAACCTACTCAAAGAACAAAAAGAAGAATCAATGTTAGATTATTTAAGTCAATTTGTGTGTGTTGTCTAAATTAGCAGTAAAGGAGGTATAATATTTTGAGTGAAGAAAATGTAAAAAATGAGACTGAGAATGTTGAAGAAATGACTGTAGATCAAGTTGTAAAGATACTTACTTTTGCAAATGCTATTACTGCTAATTTTCCTGGTATTTATGGTGGAGGTGCTTGGACTCCTCAAACAATAAATGCCCAAATGCAAAATATTAACTATAACCCTGTAGTTGCAACACAAGAGAATATAGACGCGGCAATGCTTGATCCTCGTTCTAATGAAAAAACGTTACGAGGATATTCTGAATATTTCTATACTGCGAGTATGCCGTTTAAAAGGATTATAGAATATCTTGCTAATATGTTAGCTTTTGATTATACTTATACGTCTGATACTGATGACTATAATAGCAAAGCCTATAAAAAAGATGTAAAGACTATTACTGACTTTATGACTAAGTTCAAAGCCGAAAAACAATTTAGAATGGTCACTAAACAATTGCTAAAAGAGGAAATCTTTTATGGTTGTTTATGGGCTGAGGGGGATAGATATTTTATTCAACAACTTCCTACTGACAGATGCTTGTTAACAGGTCGTTTTGGATATGGATTTCTTTTTGATTTTGATATGACTTGGTTTTTGCAACCAACAGTTGATATTGATCTTTATCCACCTATTTTTAAGACTATGTTTATGAACACGTTTCATATGAATGCGAAAGAAGCAAAGGAACGTTCTAAGGGAGAAGCGTCTTATTTTTATAATCCTCATATTGCTTTAAACCACAGAACCGAAAATGTCTTTGCTCAATGGTGCGGTTGTGAACCAGACTTGGGTTTCTTTGTATTCAAACTTAGTCCTGAGATGGCGTCAATTGTTCCCTTTTTTAGCTCTATGTATTCAGATTTGGTTTTGCAACCTTTGATGAGAGGACTTCAGCGGAATATATTTATTGCTGCTGCCAGCAAACTAATTGTAGGTGAGATACCTATGCTAAACAAAGACACTAAAGCCTTGAAGATTAGTGATATGTTAGCACTGTCACCGCAAGAGCTTAATATATTTATGAATTTGGTGAAACAGGCAATAAATAGCGAAGTTATTAAGGTTGCTGCTGCTCCACTAACTAATATGGAGACTAAGAGTTTTGATTTAGTTGGTGATAACTCTAAAGTCTATAATTCATATTTAAAATCTGCGTTAGCTACAAGTGGTATCAACACATCGCTAATATTTACATCAGATGTAAAAGCTAATGTTCAGGAGAGTCTGTTAAGTTTAGCAGTAGATGAACAATTGGTTGAATCCTTATATCCTCAGTTCAACGATTTTATGGACTATTATATCAATATGAGAACTAAAAACAAGTTCTCGTTTGAATTTGAGGGTTGCCGTTTTCCTGGTGATTATGAAAAGAAGTTTCAAACTCAAAAGGATTTGCTTAGTCTTGGTATTTGTATGCCACAGAAGCTTGCATCAAGTTTAGGTATGGAATATCATAATTTCCTGAGAATGATAGAAGAGGGTAAAGCAATGGGATTTGTTGATAAACTGACCCCAATTCAAACTTCGTTTACTATGGGTAAAGCAGGTGCATCTACCGGCGGTAGACCACAGGTAGAAGATGATAAATTATCAGAAGGCGGGGAATCAACTCGTAGTACTGGTCAGAATACTGTAGAGAAATAGGATTATATTATGACTGATAACTTAATTTTAGGTATGGATTCCTCAGTTTGGGATGATATAGCAGAAACCAGTTATGTACCAGATTTTCAAAAAGCGTATGACCAGGGAATGAGATTCAACTATATCAAAGCAAGTCAGAACGTGTATGCTGATTCTAATTATAAACGAGATCGCGCAAATTGTCGTAAAACTCCTTTGCTTATTGGAAGTTATCACTTTATGACGTGGGATAATCCAATAAAACAGGCAGAGTTCTTTTGGGAAACTATAAAAGATGATCCAGGCGAATTACCAGTTGTTGACGATTGGGAATGGTGGAGTACTGTGCCACCTAATGCTTATGACATATTGTACAATTTTCTTGAAAGATTTAAGACTATATCTGGAAAGAAAAGTTCAGATATTATGATCTACACCGCAAAGTCGTTTTTTGATCAGTATTCTAATGGAGCAGACTCATATTGGGGGAGTTATAAATTATGGCTTGCTCATTATAATACAACTTATCCTACTTTAGCAGAAATGCCTAAACCCTGGACTGATTGTTTTCTTTGGCAATATACTTCTAATGGAGACGGGTTGAAATATGGCATGGAGTCTAAGTCTTTAGATATGAACTATATGAAAATTGAATATTTCAATCAGTATAGTAAAACGCCAGTTGTTATTGATCCTATACCGATTCCAGTACCAATAGAGGATGGTTGTGATATGTTGAAAATGAAGGTTATTGTTGATACGCTAAACGTGCGTAGTTTGCCGAGTACTAATGGCGCATCGTTGTATAAGTTGAAAAAGGGTGATGTGGTTAGCGTGTACAATGTGGCTGGTGCATTTGGTGGTGCTTGGGTTCAAATTTCGCCTACTGATGCAAAGTGGTGTTGCGTGCAGGACAATAATAGAACTTATTTGCAGAAAGTAGTGGAATAAATGGAAAGGCTATTCTATAATGAAGTAGCGGAATAATTGCATTATGTTATATGTATGATAATATATATAATAATTCAGGGAGGTTTAGAATTATGACTATTACGATTGCAACTACAAGTCAAGCAACAAAATTGGATAAATCAGGACGCGCTCAACGCGAGTTCGCTGGCGGACTGGGTACATTGGCGAAGAAAATGCAAGACGCAGGTACTCTGGTAACTACGATGCCTACAGGTTCAACTTATGGTACTGGTTATTTGGTTTACTATACTTTTGCTCCTGCTAATGCTGGCGCAGCATTGGTTCATGCCAGCATTACACAACCGACATCAGGTACTACTACTGTAACTACTGGCTTTTCAGCTATTACGTTTCCTCGTTTAGTTAGTGTTACGGGGAATCAAGCGACATGTACAGGAAACCTTGTTTTGACAGGGACAGACATTGAGGGTGTTGTAATTTCAGACACTCTCGTAATCAACGGAACTGCAACTGTAAATTCTGTAAAATCGTTCAAGACGATCTCCCAAGCAGTTGTTCCGACTCGTGGTGCCGCCAGTGATGCGATTACGATTGGAACAGTTAATACTTTTGGACTCCCAATCCGACTGAGTAATACTGCACAAGTTATTGCTGGAAGTTTTTATGGTACTGTAGATACAGGTTTTACTGTATCAGTAGATGCAACTGATATTAGTAAAAATTTGTATGTAACTGCCGGAACACCAAATGGCACAAAGATATTGTGGATTGCTATGATGGGGATGTAAGTAAATATTGATCCTTGACAAATACATTAGTGTGTGTTATAATACAATAATGTCTAAGTATAAAAGGAGCAATATGAGATTCGGAAAAACAAAGAATGAAATTGAGAATATTCTTGCAAATAAAGGATATTCTCTTATTAGTTATTATAGCAAAAATTTAAAACTTCGAGTAATAATATGTGATCAACAAGGTTATAAATATGATCTTGTATTATCTCATATTTGTAAAAAATCACACGTACACAAGAACCCCAACCGCGTAGATGTACATAATCCATATAGTTTAGAAAACATTTCTTTATGGCTAATTGAAAACAATAAACCGTTTTCATTAACTGACAATAACAAATATTCCGGTAGTAAAAGCAAACTAAATTTAAGATGCCATAAATGTAATAAAACGTTTGTTAAAATATGGGAAAGTATATGGCGGGGTGATGGCTGTTATTATTGTAACGGAGAAAAATGTAGTGATTTTTATAATATTGTTATGACAAATGAAAAATATTTAAAATATTGGGATTACGAAAAGAATACTATTTTACCGGAAGAAGTAGCAAGAGGAAGCCGAAAAACGGTATTTTGGAAATGTCCTGTTTGTTTATATGAATGGAAATGCGATGTTCATAGTATGCAAGATAAGACTTGTTCTTCTTGTTCGGGGCATGTGGTTACAGACAAAAACAGTTTGGCGTTATTGTTTCCTGAAATAATAGAAGAGTTTGATATTATTAAAAACACAGGGGTTGATATAAACAACATATCTTTTGCCAGTTGTAAAAAATACTGGTGGTTGTGTAAACAATGTGGAAAAAGTTGGGAAGCGTCTCCCCATAACAGAACTGCCAAAAGAAAGACAGGATGCCCTCATTGTAATTCTTCAAAAGCCGAACTAATAGTGGAAAAAGTTTTAAAAAACGCAAATATTAGTTATATTCATGAATATTCCATAAAATATTGTAAACACATTAAGCCTTTATTTTTTGATTTTGCTGTTTTTGATAAAAATAATTGTCTAATGGGTTTGATTGAAGCAGACGGGGAGCAACACTTTGTTCCTATAGATTTTTCAGGAAAAGATGAAGAACATGCAAAAAAGGAGTTTGAAAAAATTAAAAGGCGCGACTCTATCAAAACAAAATATTGTGCAGACAATGCGATCCCTCTTCTGCGCATATCCTATAAAAACTTCAACGATATAGAAGAAATCTTAACCGACTATCTTAACCTATAGCCACAGTCTACAACAAAATAACACTTACAACAAGAGAGTACAGTATATGTACTCTCTTTTCTATTACAGGGGGTTACTCTTATTAACAAAGGAATATTACATGGAACAGCAAGAATCACAGCGACTATTTTACTGTTATAGTGATCACTTATATCATTGGTTAGCGTTACACGACATGCGATATGAAACAAAAGGTTTACATCCTGTATCGAAGCGACCGTATAAACTATATATCGTAACAGAAGATGTAGACAGAGTATTACAAGAATGGAATGAATATAAAAAGACTCATCCGTTTACAAAATCGGAGGCAGAAGTACCTCCTGAAAATTAAGGAGGAAAATGAATGGCTGAAACAAAATTACTTAGCGATAGTTTGATAGAAGTGCTACAGAACCAATACTGTAGTGAGAGATTTAACAACTCCTTGTATTTACGAATAGCCTCTGCTCTGGCGTTTAGAGGATTTGACAAAACATATGAAGTGTTTTTAGATCAAGCGGCAGAAGAAATTAAACACAGTTTATACATACTAAAATTGTTAACTGACTTGAACGTAGATTATTCTATTGGTGAAATAGACTCTGGCGACTTTACGATCACGTTACCTTCTGATATTAGCGACAAGTTTGTAGAACGAGAAGTAGAGACTACTGAGAGTTTGACTGCGATTAGAGATTTGGCGATAAATGACCCTTCTCCTGCTGCGCCATTGGTTGAAGGAGCAATGAGAGAAATGCTGATGTGGCAAATTAAAGAGACTGAGGAATGTACAACTTTTCAAGATAGAGTTAACCTTTCTGGTAATAATTGGTTTAATCTATACTTATTACTGGAGAAATAGTCATGAGAGTATTAAATCCTCAAAACATGAAAAGAACTTTTCGATGTCATTATCCTCTTGGTGATTGGCTAACAGAAGAGTTTAACTTACCTCCACTAAATAAAGACGCTGATTTTTACTGGTTTTCAGATACAGAAGAACTGCGCAATCTATTAAAAATAGAACCTGCGCTAATAAAATTACAAGAATGGTTATACTCAAAACTGGCGAAAGGGGGATAAATGGGAATAAAAAAATTAGTTTTCGAGATAGAGAAAATAGAATTTGCAGATGAAGAAAATGAAAAGCCCCATTCTTTCGCTCGTGCAACTCTTAGCGTGTTTCATTCGGGCGTTAGTTTACACCAGACATATTGCAGTGCAGAGACATTAGATAAAACCAAAGGAACATTAGATAATAAACCTATTATCTTTGAACTAAACAAATATAAAAACGACTTCGGATCGCATAGCATACAAACATCTAATGGTAATAACTTTGATGACTATTATGGTAATGGAAACGAAAATAGAACGACTGTCCCGTGCGGATTTGTATTACCAAATACTGCCAGAGTAGAAGATGCAGAAGATGGTATTCGCAAAGTAATTAAAGTTGATGCTCTAATTTGGTCATTGTACTCTGGTAAATGCTTAGAGTTGTTTAGACAATCTAAGGGTAATCGTAAGAGTGTATCAGTTGAAATGTTGGTATATGATAGCGCAATGATTGACAATGATACATTAGAAGAGTTGTTAGATTTTAGCTTTGAGGCTGTAACAATTTTAGGTGATGATATTAGAGAAGCAAGCCCAAAAAGTTTTATGGAAATATTATTCTTTGCTAAAGAAGAAACTGCAAAGTATGAAGAAGCCTATCGTTTAGAATTTGGTCATTATTCTAATTTAGATTTTACGATTCCTGCTAAAGTAAAAACAAATGCTCAAAAAGGGTTAGACTTATATAAGCAGAAAGGCGTTGGAGCTAATGCTGTATCGTTGTCTGTTGCTCGACATATAGTGAACAATGAAAAAGCGTCACAAGAAAAACTTAGACAAATGAGTCATTTCTTTAGTAAACGAACAACCATACACGATTTTTCAGACAATGAGTCGCCAGAAGCAATAAGATATGCTTTGCATGGGGGTAGAGAAGGAATGTCATTTGCAACAAAGTTAGTGCGTGACATGGAGGAGAGTGATAAAAGAATGGCTACATATTTTGCAAATCCAGAAGATTGGGGGACAGGCGAAACTATAAAAATAGACAAGTCGAAAGACTCAATGAGCAATTCCTCATGGGGCGATGTAGATAAGACTGCACTTTTGCATAAGGTAATGAAGGCTAAAAACTATTCTGAATTAGTACATGCTGTTTATATGAAAATAGAGGCGGGTGACTATAAAAAGAATACTGGCTTGCTGAAATATCCAGTAATGCAAATTGTGGGCGACACAGCAGTATATAATCGCGGGGCATTAGGCACTGCGTTAGGGTATGCTGAAAAAGAAGGTGAAAGTGAAATAGTAAGCAAAATAAATGGGATACGCAAAAAAATGGGGGTAGAAGAACCCCAGAAGGAGGCAATGAGTGTGGATGAATTAGAAGAAGACAAGAAAGAAGAAATGGCTGTTGTACCAGAGAAGGAAGAGACTCCAAAGGAAGAAAAAAAAGAAACTCCTGAAGAGGAAAAGAAAGAAGAGACGGGGGGCAATGAAAAAGAAGAGAAAATGTCTTTGGATTCTTATGTGGATATGGCTTATCTTTTAGCTATGCTTGAAGCTGAGACAGAATCTCATAAAGAGGACTTAGAGGATATGGATTTTGCCATGTGTAAAATGGCTGCTGATGAAGTTAAAAAAGGCGAGTTTTGCAATACTCGAATGGCAGTCAACGGAATGTTTGCTTTAGTAAAGAAAATGTCTGTAAAAGCAAAAGAAGCTGAAACTAAAATGTGCAAAATGGCAGAAGACTTATCCAAAAAGGATGAAGAAAACAAAGCATACATGGCTGAGAACGATGAACTAAAAAAGTATCGCGCATCAGTTGAAGAGCAAAAGAAAATGGCAACGATTGACACTGTAATGGCTCAATTAAAAGCGTCTGGTATGCCAGAAGAAGAAATGAAATCAGTCAAAGAAGAAGCAGATATGTGTGGTTATGCTGCTATTAGCGAATGGGAAACTAAAGCTAAAGCTAAGGCATTTAATTATGCACTAAAAACATCTAAATCTACTGGTGACAATATTGTTAAAGCTGCTTTACCCTGGTTCAATTTAGGGAAAGAAGAAGTTAATAGTGAAAATTTATCTGTATGGGATAGATTGAAGACAAAGAAGTAAAGGAGAATATAATATGGCTTATCATGGTCTCGTTATTGGCGCGAAAGTTGCCGCAAAAAATATTGAATCGTTGAATCGGTCTGCCGTGACTGCTGCAGATGCTGTTGATAATGGCTGGGTGGTAGCTTTAACTGGCATCACTGCTACATCGAGTGATCTATGGACGGCTGCAAAGCCCGCTACTGGTACTTTGGCTAATCTGTGGATGGTGCATGAACCTGAAGTATCGCAAATTACTGACACCTATATCACGGTTCGTAACATCAATGTTGATCCTCGTTTAGCGTATACCGCTGGTACGAAGGTCTTTTCGGTGTTTCACCTCGAAGTAGCAGATGAGATTTGGTTGACTGATGCTTGCTTGGCTAATACTCAAGGGTCTAATACTTTTGTAAACGCTACGGATACTACTGGTGGCTACAATATGTATTGGGGTGCTACTCAGACTGCCAGCGTTACTTCCTTTAGACTGTTAGGGGATCATTACTACAGTTTACCTGTATCTGCGATTACCAATACAATTGGTACTAACCGTGTTACGATCCATCGTTTTGAAGTTTTATATAATTAGTGGTATAGGAAAGGGAGGAATATAAGAAAATGGCTAATAAATATCCTGTAAGTGTTTTAAACTTTGCTCAGACTAAAGGAACTGGCGACTCCGCTTTTGGTAAAAAGGTTATGGATTTCGCAGATGCTTTTGTTGATTATTACAATCAGAGCGAAGACCACAACGGTAAGAAAATGTGGATGAAGAGTGCTAAGAAGTTCATGCCTTTGCAGTTTGATACTTCTTTGTCGTTTGATGCTAAAGAAAAGACCATCAATGATACGTTCTGGTCTCTGGTTGCGGAAGCTGCAAATGTTCCCAATTTCAATACTGGCGGCATTTCAACTGCCATGTGGTCTGTGAACCCAAATGTTCAGTGGGCTGCTTATGCTTTAGTTACTGCTGTTATTGATATGGTACTTCCTCAGACTATGATTAACTCTTTGGGCTTCTTCGCTGATGTCCGCAATATTGGCTGGGGTGATACTGCAAAGTTTGATCTTAAGCCTCGTGACCTGTTCATTGTGTCGAAGAGTGGTCGTGCTATGAAAGCAGGGGTTGGTAACAAGCAGTTCAATACTTCTGTTACGCTGAACCCTGACAATCATGTTATGAGTGTTGAAGTTTCTCTGTATCGTGTACTGTGCGGTTTGGAGTCGTTGGCTGATTTCACTGCTAAGGCTATTCGCTCAATGGAGTCCCAGGTGACTGTGGAAGCGTATGCTGCGTTCAATACTTGTATGGCTGCTTTGGACAATGCTGGCGATGACGCTCTTCGCTTTGCTGGTTATACTCAGGCTACGTTGGTTGAGTTGGCTCAGAAGTTGGCTGCGTGGAACGGTGGTGCAAAACCCCAAATTCTCGGTACTCGTTTAGCTTTGGCTAATATTTTACCAGACGATGTTAACTATCGTTACGACTTGGAAAGCGATTTTGTGAAGATTGGTTATATTCGCACGATTAGCCAATTGGACATTTTCGAGTTAGAGCAAGTTGCAGACTGGACTACTGAATTTAAAGTAGCACTGGACGACACCAAGATTTACCTGCTTTGTGCCGGTATTGATAAACCCGTGAAGGTTGTTTTGGAAGGTTCTACGATGGCTAATACTGATGGGCCTTTTGATAACGGTAACCTGACTCAGAAGTCTAACTTCCAGAAGTCTTGGGGTACTGCTGTTATTACGAACAGCCTGGCTGGTGTTATTACTTTGTCCTAAGTTTATAAATGTAAATAGAGGTAGATAGAAATAGTAAAGTATCTTGGTTTAACCAAAATTACTAAATTGAAAGATATACACTTCGATATTTTCTACCTCTATTATTGTTTACGAAGAATAGATATAAGGAATTTTAAAATGGCGAGAAAGACTGCTGCTGTATCAAGTGATACAAGTGATAACCATGTTATTGCTACTGGCGATAGTATTCCAGTAAATAGTAATGGGGATGTTGATGTTTTAGCACAAATGAGAGAGATGATGGATGAAATTAAAAGTCTCCGTTCTAAATTGGCTGAAAAAGATGATGCTAAACTTAACGAAAAGTTAGATGGTTTTGAATATGTTCCTGTTATTTCATTGTATAAATATACTTTGAATTTAACAACTGAAGCATATGGTAGGGGAACAAAATATACCTTCTTAAAATTTGGTGATGTGAAGAACATTATGTTTAATGATTTATCTAAAATTGTAAACGTAATACCTTCTTTTTTTGAGAAAGGGTATGTATATATTGCCAGTCCAAAAACAGTACATCAACTTGGTTTTGATGATATGTATAAAAACATTTTGAATAAACAAGCAATGGAAAAGGCAATCGAGGGAAAAGCCGATGCTGTTATGATTTATAATACTGCTAACAGGTATCAAAAAGAAGTTATTCGTGACTTCTTAATTTCTAAAATCAGAGACAATCCAGAGTCAGTTGACATGGGATTATTGGTGGCTTTTGAAAGAGATGCTGGAATAAAATTAATTGAATTAGCAGAGCAGTCTAAAGATTTATTGATTCCTCAAAAATAAGGAGTGAATACTAATGAGTTATGGAGATATAACTAATTTTAGTGTTATATATGCTCAGTTTATGTCATTGGTAGATGATTATAGATTATTGGCATTATACCAATCATCAGTAACAGATTATGAAACTTACTTGGGTGCTTGGCTAAAATTAGCAATAGTTGATTTTACTCCTTATTGTACTCAAGATTTAACACAAATTGATTGGATCGCAAAACGATTCAATCTTGTTTTAACTGATGAAAATACAGCAATGTTAAGTTTCATTATGCAAAAGTATTGGATGAGAAAAGAAACACAAAACTCATTGCAGATGAAAAACGTTGTTCAAGATAAAGATTTTACAAGACACAGCGAATCGCAAAATCTTACTGCTAAGATGGCAGAGTTAGAAAGTATACAAGAAGATGTTTCTCAAAGACTAATGGACTATAAAGTTGCACATTATGACTGGACAGCATTTGCCGCTGCGTTAATGGCATAAAGGAGCAGCGTATGTCATCGTATGATTATTTAAATATCTTTACAACTACACAATCAGATGCAACATTAGTAATGAGAGATGACTTTCAGCAAATGTTAAATGACGGGTTTGCAGAAGCTACAACCAATTATAAAACTGTTTTGGAAGAAACAGTTATGGGATCAAATGAATATGAGGAAGTAGAAGTAAGAATCACACACGTTATCAATACTCAAACTGGTACAAATATGGGGGATGACTGGAAAACTATATTGTTTAAAGATATAGACCATGCCACTGCTCCTGGTTATATGTACTATTTTGATGATAATTACTGGTTAGTAAATAATACTGAGATTGTCAAGAACCTTGCTGCTGCTGTGGTTGTGCGTAGGTGTAATAACGTGTTGCGTTGGATTGATGATAACGGCTCATATCATTCCTGCCCGTGTATTATAGATTATGAGTTAGATGAAAACAAAGACTATCAAACTGTAAAGTCTTCTTTAGTAGCTCCTTCTGCTTTTTCTACCATATTTGTTCAGTTTAACGAAGACACAAACATAATATTTCCAAATCAACGCTTTCTGTTTGGTAATGCCGGATTTACAGGTTCTACTGTTCATAATTGGGCAGTTTATAAAATATTAGGTGGCGGCGTTAACAACTTAAATAATCAACAAACAGAAGATAATCTTAGTAACGGATTTATCAGATTGTCGCTAATGAAAGATTATGTTAATGATGAAACCGACGATATTGTAAATGGCGTAGCAGATGTACTAAAACGAGTATACACTGTGACAATTGATCAGTCGGCTATTACTGGAAATATAGGTAGAGAAGTACAGCTAAATGCAATAACGACATTGAACGGAGTTAGTGTTACAAAGGTTGTAGAATGGTCAAGCGATGATGAAGAAGTAGCAATTGTTACTCAGACCGGTTTATTGGTTTTAAACAGTTTGGGATCATGCAATATCACTTGCACTATTTTGAATAACCCTAACGTTACAGACTCGATTCCTGTTAGTGTAACGCAATTCCCTTCTGTGGATTATCACATTGTAGTATTACCAGAACAAAATTATATACTTGAAACTGATAATCTCACATACACTGTGTATTTGTATAAAAATAATGTTGTACAAACAGATACCTTTACTTTTAGTGTAACTTCTACAGGTGTTCCTCTTGGGAGTTATCTAATTACTCCACTGACAGGAAACTCGTTCAATGTAACTAATCTAAAAATGAGTTTAAGTGAAGATTTGGTAATTAGGGCGACTTCAGGTATATATTATGTTGATATAACTATTAAGTTGAGAGGAATGTGGTAATATGACAGATATAATAGATAGAATAGGTCATAATAAATATTGGCAATTTTCCCAACTTAGTTACTTGTGCATTAGCTATTTAATGGACAACGATGAAGAAATATGGAAACGACTAAAATATGAAACATCAGATGCTTGGGAGAAAACAGACTTAACACACGCAGAAAAGGCTGCTCTTGTTTGGGCAGGTGTGGGGGAAATGACTGACTTTAGAGTATTTATGGATACTGGTCAACCTGACGTATGGGTTGAACAGCCGTGTGTTTTAAGAATATCTCCCTATAATATGTTCCCAGAAAATAGAACTGTGGGTACAATTGATATGATATTTGAGGTATATTCTCATTTTCGTATTAATACTCTTAGTAATTATACAACAAGAGTTGATTCTATAATCGAGAGACTGTTGGAAATATTAAACGGGGCGCAAGTATTTGGAATTGGCAGATTGAGTTTCAGCTTAATGGGGAATAATCAGGTTAGAGCAGACGCCACTGGTGTTCCTCCGTTTAAAGGGCGATGGCTCTTGATGTCAAACAAGGTGGCATAATGACAGGCAAATATGACATATATACTTCTTTTGACCTTCCAGTCCCGTATAAAAACTTACTCATATATCCCGCTTTAGTTAAAGATGTTTATATGTTTAATTATGCTTCTCAAATCTTAATTTTAGAAAAGCAGGGTATAACGGGGGACATTGAAACCATAAAACGAATTTTAACTATGAGTGATCTTGAATATATTTATGCTACTGCTAATACAGAGAACGGATATATGTCAATGCTACATCTTCTTCTTAGACTTGTTTTACGAAAAGATGTCCCTACGGTTAACACGTATGTTAGAGACGAGGAAGGGCGAGGAGTTATTAATATAGATGATACCCTATATACTGGCAAAGACTTTGCAGAAATAAAACAGATTATTTGTGAGTCTAATGATGTAGAATTACCTGATCAAAACATTGATTATAACCTTAGACTAAAATTAGAAGAATCTAAAAGAATCAAAGCCAAGTCCAGTACTTTTAAAATGGGTTCGTTTGAAGATCAAATGATATGTGTTGCGATTAGTACAGGATATAAGTTAGAAGAAATATACAATATGACTATTCGCAAGTTCAACAAAATGATGCTTAGAATTGATCATAAACTCAATTATGAAATAAATAAAACAGCTTCGATGAGCGGGTTCGTGGAATTTAAGGATAAATCTGCATTGAAACATTGGATGGCAGATTTGACACAAAACATAGAAGATTCGGGAACATTAATAGATGCCCAATCTTTTACTGAAAAAATAGAAAAATCGGGAGGTTAATAGATGACTACAAAACAATTTCTTGTTTCCGTAGCAGATGTTTGGGCATATGATGATGATGACAATTTACTTTTTACTGCCAAAACTAACTTAGATTCAAGCCTTGACTTTAAGACTGCTACAACTGATATTCGCGGCGGGAGAGGTAATCAATTACAGTATATTTATACGCACGATGCTGATTTGACGTTGACTATCACAGATACTCAGTGGAATCTTGATTTCATTGCTTCTGCTTTAGGTCAATCGCATGGCACTGGTATTAATATTTATACAGAAGAGACTATTCAGTTAACCGCAGGTTTGACAGGCACAATCACTGGTACTCCTTTGGCTATTCAGGGTACTACGTTGTACGGATGGGTTACACATAACACTGGAACATATGCTGGTCAAACTGAACGGGTAACATTCTCTACTAAAACGTTTACTTCTGCTTGGGGTACTTCTGACGAATATGTCTGTGTTCGTTACTATGCGCTCAATTCCAGTAGCAATTACGTAACTGTATACGCAAACAATGTTCCTCAAATTGTGCGCTTGGTGTTAGATACTCAGGTTGCTGAGACGAGTGAAGTTGGCTTTACTAATACTATTGGTACTGCTCAAATTATTGTTCCTCGCGCCAAGTTGACCGGTAACTTCACTATTAGCATGAAGGCTGACGGTGTAGCAACGACTCCGTTCAATGCTCGTGCTTTGGCTGCACCCAATCCGAGTACAACTGCAGGATGTCTTAATCAGGATATTTTGGCTACGATTAGTACCAGTGTAACAGGCGCGTATTGGTACAGTGACGTGATTGCACTTGGTATTCAATATGGCGACTTTGCTTTAGCTATAGGTGCTACTTATACGCTTGAAGTTTTAGCTGTACGCTCCAACGGTACTACGTTTAGACCTCCGTATGCTGATTTAACATTCGATTCTGCCTCTGATGCTGTTGCTACTATTGGGGAGCATACTGGTTTAGTAACAGGCATTGGCGCGACAAGCACTTCGTTAACTGTATATATTACTACGCTTACTGCTTCTGGTATTACTGCTGCTTGTACTGTGACTGTTTCTTAAAATTTTAGATTTGTTAAGGAGGGGCTAATATAACCCCTCCTTAACTATGGGTGGAAAAATGAAAAAATCAAAACGGGTAATGGTGCAAAGTGACGAAACAGTCTTAGAAGATGTAATAGAGGCTGAGGAGGAAACAGGAGAAGAAGGTGAAAACAACGTTTTAGAGTTGGTAATAGTAGACAATAGTGTAACAGAAGAACCTGTTTTATATCCTGTGGAGTTTCTTTCAAAGGTAAGATTTGGGGTTAGAGTTAACGGTAAATTGAAAATATATTATAAGACCCCAAAATTACAAGATGTTAAACTCGGAGACATGATTGATATAAAGGGACTTTTATAATGGATACAAGTACAATGGAAGCACCCTTTCTGTGGTTTTTTAGAATCGCGAATCTTATTTTCTCAATAACATTAACAAACAGGGCGTTTTTATCATTGAAGATGTGTGGAAAAAAATATTGGGATTATGGCGCAAAAATATTTATTTTATTGACTGGCGCGTATTGGACAATTTTATCAGTGTATCTGATATACCTTTTATTTGTAACGCCGTACCCTGCTATAAATGTCTTCACGGACGAATTAGCAAGAGGTGGTATTACTTTATTGTTAATAATTGCTTGCATGTTTACTAATTATTTCTCAAGGGGGTAACTATAAAATGACTTGGGAAATGTTTATAAACGGTGTATTGACTTTGACGACGCTTATTGGTGCGATTTCAGCATACAAATTAAGAAGAGTAGATGAAAACAAAGGTAATTCTGAAGCTGCGAAGAATTATGCGGCTGCTGCAAGTGAATATGCAAATGAAGTTAGACAATTACGAGCAGAAATGGCTGTTATGCGAGTTAATAGTTTACAAGAATTAAAATCGAAGGATGAGGCTTATTTGACTGAAAAAAAAGAGACAGAAACCAAGTTCAAAAATGAAATTTCCTCTCTAAATATTCAACTTGAATCTCTTCGCAAACAATTTCTCCAATCAATGATAAAAACAGAGAACCTCGAAAACCAAGTTAGAAAATTACAAGAGCAAGTAAGAAATTTGGGTGGCATACCAGTTGAATATGCTGACATTAATATTTTAGGGAAGGAGATAAACTAATGACAGGCTTTAGACGAGTGTTTATAGATGGTGAGAAAGATTTTTATTCCTTCTCTGCTGGTACTAATGTTGCACTAATAGTTTTGAATGCTTTTGATTATATGGAAACACATGCTGGTACAGTTAGCGGCTTACAAACAATTTCTATTCAGGGGGTTGATATGGAAGAAGTTGCGTTTGCCTCTATTGATACTGCTGGTTATGCTGGCAAATATGCAGTTAGCGGGGTTACAAACTGCATTACAATTGCTGCTGATAAAACAACTATTACGAGTGCCGCATTAGCTAAAAATTATATTACCGGAATGTTGATGGTATATCAAATGTACGATATGGAGTATGTATCAACAGACCCGACCTATACAATGGAGTCTTATGCTGCTGATGGTACATTGTTAGGTACTACTCGAAACACAAGTGTTACTTCTTTGACTGCTAAAATGGAAGCATTAGATGAAGAATTGAACGTTAACGATCCTCCTGGTTATTATAGTCACGTGTATACAAGAGGAATGACCAAAAGTATTTAAGTTTTGGAGTATAATGGATAAGAAAAAATTGAATTTTTTGCAAAAAACAACAGGGCAAATTCTATTTGCTGACAATGTTATTGAAACAGAGTTATATATTTCTCCTGCCGTTCAAGGGTATCTCATTTCACAGTATTTGAATGACTTATATAAAGAACCAAAAAGCGGAGAAACGTTTGCATCAGGATTATGCAGATTAAGTGCTGAGACCATGTTAATGATCAATGTTTTGGAAAACTGTACTTCGATTGATACTGATAGTATTAGCGAAGATGTTTTTCTATCATCGCAATTATATGATGTGTATAATCGTGTAAGGGAGGTGATCCATAATTTCTCTGATTTCAGACAAGTACTCGATAAGACAGTAGAAGATAGAGAGAGACAAATCGCATTAGAATATTCTGTTGGCAAGGTATTAGAGGGTGCAGTTTCAAAAGTCATTGAAGCTGCGGAATGGTTTACCAATCTTAAAATTGACGATGCTCAATTAGAGGAACTAAAAAAGGCTGCAAAAGAGATTACTGAAGATTTAGCCAAATCGCCGATTAGTCAAGTGTTAAATGAAGCAAACAAAGAGAAAGCAACAAAAGGAAAAAAGGTTGGACGCTCAACAACAGCAATCAAGCAATAATAATTTAGGCAAATTGCGCAAAGTTTTAAGTGAACGATGCCCGCAATGCGGTAGTCTCATGCAAGAACGTAGTGTAGATATTTCTTTTATGGAAAAAGGAGAAGAATACACTGTGAAGAAAATAAAAAAGGTTTGCCCTGTTTGTTTATATGAGCAAAAATCAAATAAAAATAGTAAAAACCAGTGGCGAAATCATCGAAAGGCTAAAGGGGGCAAACGCCAAGTAGATTCTGATATGGAGTAAATATGGATATTACTAATCAATCTGATCTTGAAAAAGCAATGGGGGATTTACTTGAAGATGTAATAAAAGAAGTTTCTGAAAAAATGCTATTGCAACTAAGAAAGAACATTCTTCGTTATACCTACGGGACTCATGGAAAAAACAAAGATTATTATGACGGTAGTAAACACCCCACATATGAGTTTTTATATAGCTGGAAATTAAGTGGAATATCGAAAGTTGCTAATGAAGTTACCAGAGAGCTTTTTCAAGAATGGGAGAATATGTCTTATGACGCTCCCACATGGTTGCATGGTTCTATTGTTTCAAATCCAAACGATGTACGAGAAACCTTAGCGGACATACTAAATAAAAAAGGATATTCGTCTGACTTGTTTCTATCAGTATATCACGAACCATATTGGGATGTTACTACTGATCAGTTATTTGATGGGGGATATTTAGATAAATGGTTTACTGAAGCACTACAAAACAGAGGAGTAATATAAATGGATTTAACATCGTTTCTTACGTGGCTTGGTAGTTCAGGGGGCAATGCTATTGTAGCCAGTTGGGTATTAGAAAGATTAGCATGGTATCAAAAACAGACTGTGGAAGTTAAACAATATGTTTATGCTGGTGCTGTTTTTGTTTTATCTTTAGCTGCATATTTGGTACTCACATATGTACCAGTAGATGTGGTTAATGCAATTGCCCCTTATTTTGCAATTGCATATGTTACCTTTACATCGGTATTTGCGGGGAAGAGTTTCCACAAAGTTGACAAAACTGTGAATGTAACTCCTGTGGATGTAATCAAGAAAACGTAAATAGTCTTAGTAGGAAGTAGTAAAAAATTACTTCCTACTACTTTTACCCCTCAATTGATAAAAGCGACATTTTACATACACTTTTCGAGAAAATAATACAATACCTTTACAACGAACAGGAAAATTTCTTGATTTTTTCCTTCAAAATGGCGTTTTTCTTATATAATTCTTATACAATTTTGATGATTTTGAGGTGTAATGAACGTTTATTATGAAGACGAGTATTGTACACTTGTTCACGGCGATTGTTTAGATGTAATGAGAGAGATGGTAGAAAAGGGTTTAAAATTCAGTTCGATACTAACTGACCCTCCTTACGGTACAATAACTCCGGCATGGGATAACATTATTTCATTTGAGCCTATGTGGGATTGTATAAAAGGACTGATTGTTGATAGAGGCGCAATACTTCTTTTTGGTACTGAACCATTCAGTAGTCATCTTAGATTGTCAAATATTGATTGGTTTAAATACGATTGGATTTATGAAAAGACAAGGGCGTCAGATTTTTTAAATTCTAAAAATAAGCCCTTGAAAGCACATGAAATTATATCGGTATTTTCAAACGGAACTACTGCAAATGGAAGCAAACGAAAAATGCTATATTATCCTCAAATGAGTCAAGGAAAACCATATTATAAAAAACACGCTACTGATCCTCGTGTTGGATATGTGGAAAAAGGTAACAGAAAAGAGTATCTCGGATTTAACGATAATAAAGGGGAGCGGTATCCAAGAAGTGTAATAAAGTTTTCAAATAATAATCAGGACTCTTTTCATCCAACACAAAAGCCAATAGAATTAATGGAATATTTGGTTTCTACATATACAAAAGAAGGCGACACTATTTTAGATTTTACGTGTGGTTCTGGTACAACTCTTGTAGCTGCAAAGCGGCTAAAGCGTGAATGTTGGGGAATAGAGAAAGAAGAAGAATATTGTAAAATTGCAAGACAAAGGTTAATGAAAGAAGATGAGTCGTTGTTCTAATATTGCTACTTGACAGAATATTGTAATTGTGCTATAATTCAAATGTAAGACAATATTCTAAAAGGAGTAAATATGGTTAACTCAGAACGAGAAGTATTAGGAAATGAACGAGTTGAAAAGCTAATGCGTTTAGCTTATCGCATCAATATGATTGTGCCAAAGATTGCAGTAGATAGATTGACTGGTTCGCTTTCGTTGGCTATTGCTGGCAATATTGTTGGTGAGATATATGCTATTATGGCTGATGCGGATATATGGGAAGAATTTCCAAAACAACACACCTTAACTTTTTATAATGACGTGGTAAATAAAGCAACTAAACTTACAAAAGATGTTATTGACTATGTTAATGATTTTGTAGAAAAAGATATATTTTCAGAACTTGTAAAAGATGAAGATCATTTCATATCGGCTTTTGACTTTTATACTGTTATACATAGATGGGAAAAGAGTAACATTATTGTTTTAAGTTATGATGATAAAAGCAATACTGAAAAGAATGTACAATTGTTTGCTAATACATATTTGCCCGTTGTAAAGGTTGTTAATGTTATACAATATCAATATAAGAAGGAGTAAAATGGATACTAAAACGTGTGAATGGAAAGTGCCTGGGAGAAGTATTTACTGTTGCAATTTCAAGGATTGGGTTCACGAAATTGTATATTGTTATTTTGTGCTAAAATTCTTTAGAACAGAAATGAATAATTTTGTGGTAGCTGGATATAATAAACAGTTTCCAGAAGACTTGTTTGGAAATAAGTTGTTTGATAGTCAAACAAGCGAATAAATATGAACGCCAAATTACCAAAAAAGTTTGAAGAGTTAGATGTTGAGCATATGGAAATAGACGACTTCGGCTTTATTAATCCAGACGAAATGATGGTTGATGAAAATTATAATTTGTGGATATGCAAAACGGCGATTGTTTCTAAGAAGAGAAGCGAGTCTAAATTGTTGTTAATAAAGCGTATTGAAACAGGATTTGTAGTTGACATTGTGTATTGCGGAAGATTTCGGTGGCGGCGCGAATGTTTTACTAAACAATGCGTTCTACCTGTAGTAGAATTTGTCACAAATAATTTATGGTTAGTAGATGCAAACATTATTTAAATTATAACTAAAACATTGGTTTTACACACAAAATAGCTTCCGTTTCGGAAGCTATTTTTAATATTTTTGTCGTTTTTGGAAGGAAATATGCTTGAACTGAACAAAATTTATTGTATGGATAATGTAGAAGGAATGAAATTGTTGGATGATAATTGCATTGATTTGGTGATTACCTCTCCCCCCTATGCAGATTTTCGGCAATATCACTCTTATTCTTGGGACTTTGATGCTCTAGCCACAATATTGTTGCAAAAATTAAAACCTGGTGGCGTAGTAGTGTGGGTAGTGGGTGATAAAACAACCAGAGGAAGTGAGGAATGTGTACCATATAAACAAGTGCTGCGTTTTAAAGAGTTAGGGTATAATATATGGGATAGCATGATATTTCATAGATACATTCCTTATACTGCTTTGGTTAGATATAATCAAGACTTTGAATTTATGTTTGTGTTGTCTAAAGGAAAAGTTAAAACATTTAATCCTTTGAAGATTCCAAAGATATATAATACTAAACCAAATCAAGCAAAAACAAAATCTTTACGACAACCAGACGGAAGAGTAACAAGACTAGACGAAAAAGGAATTAAACGAGTTGAAGAGTCTTGTTTAAGACCAACAAAGACTCGCGGTTGCATATGGCATTATGACTCTGGTTATATGCACACAACTGAAGATAAAGAGGCATATGAACATCCAGCAATGTTTCCAGAGCAATTAGTAGAAGATCATTTGCTTTCTTGGAGTTTGCCTGGTGATTTAATAGTAGACCCCTTTATGGGTTCGGGAACTGTAGGAAAAGTTTCTGTATTAAACAATAGAAATTATATTGGGTTTGATGTTAGCCAAGAATACTGTGATTTGGCCGAACGCAGAATAGCCAAGTATAAAAATCAACCAAAATTAGAATTGTAAGTGCGAGGAAAGGAGAATAGTATGACAGCGTTTAAAGAAGGTATTGTATTGCAAAGTGCAGTTGTGGCACCTGCAAACGGTGTTTCTACGGTTATCAATGACATGAAACAAATTAATCTTGAAGTAACAGGAACAGCTACAGCGTTTGAAGTAGTAATAGAATGTTTATTGTGCAACACTTCGACTACGTATTACCCTGTATCAGTGATGAATTTGGGAACATTGTCCATGTCATCTTCGTTAGTATCGTTTGCATTATATAGTGGGGATGTATCAGCGTTTTACAAAGTTAGAGCGAGAGTAGCAAGTGTATCTGGTGGTTATGTAACCGTAACTGCTAATTTTACTAAGTAAACTTCCTTATAGCAAGTTTCAGGAAGAGTAAGACCAAAGGAGGGTATAATGGATTTAATAGCACGAGGATTAGCGGCAAGTGCAATTCATATTAGTGTAGACCCGTATGAAATATTTGCAACAACTGGAGATAGAGATACTTGGTTTGATACGACTCATCCTGAACGCAAAACTGTTGGTAGATATTGTGTTGCAAATAGTTTACTATATCAATGGGATGGTAGTGATTGGCTAAATTTATCACCTGTGGTCGGAGTAAAACAAGATAGAACATATCTGTATGTTAAGAAAACAGCGATGCAAATACTAACAACAGAGGGTGGGGCAGAGGACATATCGTTTCAATATAGTACTGGAAATATTGATTTTACTACGCCTTCTATAACTCTTGTGGGTGGAAAAACATATGCTATTTCTTTCACGTGCGTTTTTGGAGTAGATGAGTCTACGGCTGATTATGCCACATTGGCAATAGTGGATTCTTCAAATGTAATAATACCCAACACTGTTATAATGGGTTTATATCCGTATGGCGCAGCAACATCCGGTTCAAAAGGCGGAGACATGGGAATTATTACTCCTACAGTAGACACAGTTGTTAAATTACGGGCATATACAATAAGCGGTGAAGTGGATATTACTGCTGATACTGCACTAATAATTACTGAAATATAATAGGAAAATAAAATGGTATTGTGCTTGGATTTGTCCCTATCTAATACAGGAGTATCTTTATTTAAAGAAAACGGAGAATTAGAACTCTGTTTTAGCATACCAACAGAAGCTAAAATCAAAGGAGTTAGTATAACACATGGGGAAAGATTGAAGCTAATTGCAAGCAAATTGCTTGAATTGAGAGCAAAGCACGAGATCACAGTTTTAGTGATAGAAAACGGCTTTACACGACACAATGTTAGCACTCAGATACTCTACAAACTCAGAGGAGTTGTGGAGTATCTTTTTGTAGATTGTGAGTTGTTTACTTATGCCCCTACTACTATCAAGAAAATTATAACAGGAAAAGGCACTGCAAAGAAAGAAGAATTGTTAGAAGTATTAGAAAGAAAGTTCAATATTAAATTCGAGAACACTGACCAAAGTGATAGTTTCGCTTTGGGTATAGTTTATTTTTATAAACAAGGAGTAATAGCCTGGGAAGAAGGCTAATTTTGAAATGCCAAGAAATACGTTTCAACTAAAAACAACGTCAAAAGAGAAAACTGCGTTAATCAACCCTGCAAACATGAATCTTATGGAGTCCTTTTTGCGTGCAAAGAATATCAATGCCAGTGATAAAACAATCAACAACTATCATTCTGATTTGATTATATTCTTTACCTGGATTTTAGATTATGCAGACAATAAATTTTTCGTTGATATTAAGAAGACAGACTTAATAAACTATTTTGGTTTTTGTGTTACTACTTTGAAATGGGGTAGTAACCGATTTAACAGAATGCGCTCGTGTCTGTCATCTATGAGTATTTATATTGAGAAAGTTAGAGATGACGAATTTCCTAATTTTAGAAATATTATTTTGAAGACTATTGAACCAGCTAAAGGAGACAGTGTTAGAAGTAAAACCATATTTAGCGAAAAGCAAATTGATGTTCTATTGCAATATCTTTGGAATAAAAAGAAGTATCAAGAAGCCTGCTGGTTTACGTTAGCCATTGCAAGTGGAGCGAGGTTTGCCGAATTGCTATTATTTACAACGGACATTATTGATTTAGACCATACTCAATTCAACGGACTATTTATTGAATGTAAGAAGCCTATCAAAACAAAAGGCAGAACGAAAAGTGGTAAAATGCTGACCAAATATATTATCAAGAAATTGTTTGCACCATATTATATGGCGTGGATACCAGAACGCAGAAAGATATTAGACAAAGGACACGTGAACCACAACTATCTTTTTGTAAAACCAGACGGGACTCCTGCTATAGAAGGAACTGTAAGGTCGTGGATTAGAGACTACGAAGATATAGTTGGTGTTCCATTTTACCCACATGCACTCAGGCATTATGCCGCAACGTATCTGTCTAAGTTGGGTATGCCCCACGAGTTTATTCAACAGATATTTGGGTGGGAATCAGCAGATATGGTAAAGGTATATGATGATACTACATTTGCAGATAAAAGTTGGAAAGAGTTGATCAAAATGCAAGAAGAGATTGACAAAATGAAATCTGTACCGGAGGAGAATCCTCCAAGTGAATAAAGAAGGAGGATAAATGGCGGGAAATACAAATAAATATAGACTAATGCTTGAGACGGTATTAGATGCAAGTAAGATACAGTCTCAAATTGATGCGTTAGAGAAGAAGTATAACTTTAATCTGAATGTGACACTTAATACACAGGGCGCGGAACAAGCAAAAACTGCTGTAACGGGCATACAACAAGAAATAGATAAAACTAAAGCCTCAGCGGCAGATGTAAAAATAAAAATTGATGTTGGAAAGTCCAGAGATGTTTTGACAGAATTGCAAAACAAAATCAACGATATAAACGCCAATGTTAATACTAAGGTCGCGTCATATAGTGTTAGTACTGATGTAGATAAAGTAACCGGTGAATCTGTAACCAGAGCCACTATTCAATATCAAGACGCTTTACAAAGAGCAGTAACAGCAAAATATCAACTGGTGTCGTTATCAGAAGAGGAATCTAAAGCAACAGGAAAAGCAACTGAGTTTAGGTTGGTTAGTAACAAATATACAGATAACGAAATTGCCAGAGAAAAGTCGCTAAATGCAGAACTGCAAAAGGCAAATACTCAAGCCGATAAATTTCTACAGAAGGCAAAAACTATTGGCGGATCAGATGTAGAAAAGGGTAAAGGAATTGCACAACAACTAAAGGCAGCAGTAAGTACTGGTGATATTGATAAGGTAAGAAAACTAAGTAAAGAATTAGATGTGCTAAATTCCTCTTTGAAGTCTGGCGGCTTCTCTATTCGTAATTGGATTACTGGTTTAGGCGATGCTATGAAGATTACGGTAGAGTTTGCAGCTACTTCTCGTTTGATTAACGGAGCATTAGAGGCAATAGGTAATGGTGTTCAGTATATCAAAGATTTAGATAAAGCCATGACTGACGCGCGAGTCGTAACGGGTATGACTAAAGATGAAGCTAATAGTTTAGCTAAAAGTTATAATAGTTTAGCTAAAGAGTTAGGGTCTACTACGTTAGAAGTTGCTGAAGGAAATTTGGCCTGGATTCGGCAGGGAAAGACTATATCCGAATCAGCAGAGTTAATGAAAGCATCTATGATGTTATCTAAATTAGGCAATATGGATTCTGCTCAGTCTACGGAATATTTAACGAGTATTATTAACGGTTTCAAGTTAGAAGCTAAAGATGCAGTGGGCGTGGTGGATAAATTAATAGCGGTAAAGTTTGCCGAAACATATAGTAATATATGGTCTGGTTATACCAGATAGCAGATGACTATATCGGTCAAAGTCAATTCGCAATGAAGAGACCGAAGGAAGGCTCTATTTATATAGAGAACCTCTACAGACTGCGGGGAGTGTGTGGTAACACATATTCTGAAGTCATCACCCTACAACAATAGGGTTAATATTCAGTCGGGTCTGCAAATACTATGCGAAGTATAAAATTGCAGATTTAGGAAGAAATTCCTAAACGCCTATAATAAATAGGTCTTAAAAGATTTAGCCATAATCTTTAGTAACAGATTTGAGATAATGTGGCTGCGACCAGTGCATCAGAATTAGCAGATGGTATGCAAAGAAGTGCTGTTTCAGCACAAAACGTGGGTGTAAGTATGGAACGCTTAGTGGCTTACATTAATAATAGTGTCTTCATATAGTAATATATGAATGTAAAGTTGGCTTTTATCGGAAAAACTCCTATGGACAGGACGATTCCGAGGGCAAGGCTGTTAGACAATTAACAGAACCCGTAGAGAATAAGTTGCATCCTGGTAACAGTATGCACACGCCAACACCCCTACTTATTTGAGGGGTATGATTTATTCCGAACCACACATATAACCTAAATGAACGTGTGGAAGCAGGCAAAAATACCTGCTCGCCAATATGAAATTGGTCATAAAAGCAACAGATTGTGGTCTTGTGAGTTCCATAAGTAGAAGGTCTGCGGAGTCCATTGGAACTTCCTTTTCCCGATAAGGGTTGGAGGCATTAGAGCATAACACATAAACTCTAATGAAAATTGATTCTAATTAATGTCGAAAGTCCTACTTAATTGAGGATAACGATCAACAAGCATCTATTAATAATAGAGTGCAGTTGCAAAGACTGACCGAATCAATTTCATGTTTAAACATGAAAATGCAACAGTCTGATCACTATAGTAATATAGTGAGAGATACTCAAGTGTAAAGACACTTTCAGAAGAAGTATCTCCTTGCTATTGTATAGCAAAGTAACAAAGTGCGCTACAATGTTCTCACGCATGGAAAATATTAAACTTGGTAAATTGGATGAAGAAGGCGCAAGCATTAATGATGTTGAAAGAGCTTTATCCAGAATCGATATTAAGATTAGAGATAGTCAAGACACATTCCGCAATATGGGAGATGTGTTAGATGATGTTGCAAAGAAATGGAACACATTAACTGATGTAGACAAATCCGCAACCGCCGCTGCAATCGCTGGTAAAATGAGTGCCAGAACGTATAGCGATATACGGGTGATGTAATTATCACTGGAAGATGACCATATCGGTGAAACTCTGGATACAGACAATACCGAGAGAAGACTTGTTTATAAACATTTATTTTAAACTTATTAACAATCCCTTAATAAGTTGCTGATCACAATATTATTTTAAAGGAATAATAATGACAAAGTGGCATTGGAATGAAGAAAGAATAGCTATTTTAAGAGAAGTTTATCCAACTCGAAACTATGACAAATTGTGTAAATTATTAGAAACAGACAAAATGGATACAATACGCCATAAAGCCTCCGAGTTAGGAATAACGGTCAACGGGTATAGATTTTCGGAAGAAGAAATTGAATATTTAAAGAATAATTACCTAATAGAAAGTTGTGAAACTCTTGCGAAACAAACAGGCAGAAATATTTTTACAATTTATGAAAAATTGTCAGAACTAAATCTAACACGAGTAGAAAAGTGGACTGAAGAGGATATGAAACTTTTAAAGGAAGTATATCCGTTTTACACAAACAAATATTTAAAAGAAAAGTATTTTCCAAATCGTGCAGTTCATAGTATAAGAACAATGGCTTTGAAAAATGGTTTGCATAAAACAAAAGAAAAGAGTGTAAAATGGTATGATAAAGAAAAGATGTTAGAAGATTTAAAACAACTATCTGTTAAATTAAATAGAACGCCTTTGGGTGCTGAATTGAGTTTGTACGGATTGCCGACTCCAAAAGCATATGCGAGATATTTTGGAAGTTACACAAAAGCAAAAAAAGCAGTAGGATTAAAAACTTTATTTTCTCCGTTTGGAAGAGAAAACAGTATACTAACATCTTTGCGAGGGGATGATTGTTTTTCAAAAGCAGAAGTGGCAATATGTGATTATTTATATTTACACGGAATAAACTATTTGAAAGAAGAATATTATTCTAAATATTGCAACGATGAAAGATGTTGTTTTAAAAGAACCGATTGGGTAATTGACAATGTTATTGTAGAATATTTCGGATTTCCTAAAAAGCAAAGTTATGTTGAAGGAATGAATATAAAAAGAGCTATTTGCAGGGATTGTCAAATACCTCTTATAGAAATATTTGAAAAAGATTTACACAACTTAGACAATGTTTTTAAAATGTTTATAAATAAGAACTCGTAACGATCAACAGGCTTTAGTTGGTAACAACTAAAGCCACGTCATCAGTCTATAATAAGACTAAGATATGATCTGGACTACAGATATAATATAATAATGAAACTGTAGAAGTAGGAAGAGATTCCTATTCGCTATCATAAAGTAATTGTATACCATGATAGTCATAAAAGTAACAGATTCAACCCGGCAGCGAGAAAATTTTTTGATCCTAATGTCGAACTACGACCAAGTAATAGGTAACGCTGCTGGTAAAGTAGGCTTCTTAAAAATACAAGAAGACGCTACGGGATCAGCAACACAACGCTTTGGCATATACCTTGAATCGGTAGAAGCTAAAGCGAATAGACTAACACAGTCATGGGAAAAGTTAGTACAGCTTATTGGTAATTCAGACGCTATCAAATCTGCATATGATGTTGGTATAGGTTTGATAGATGCTTTGGACGGTATTATTGGTTATGTGGACGAACTACCAGAGCCATTGCGTATGGTAGTAGATATACTTGAACTTTTGGTTATTGATATGATTGCGCTGAATGTTGAAGTTAGCAAAACGTTTCTAATAAAAACGTTACCTGGTATTTTGGGTAGCATTATACCAATGTTGACTGGTTTAACGGGAGCAACAGTAAAACAAACAATTGCTCAATTAGCATTAAACGCTGCACAAGGTTTGTTTGTTATAGCTTTGACTACTATGGTGTATGCTGGTACTAAAGCATATGAATTAAGCCAAGAATTAGAAAAAAGAAATAAAGAAGTAGAAGCGTCTTTTTCTAATATGTTTAAATCCTTGCAACAAGAAGGCAAACAAGCTGGCGATTTAGTTAATGCGTATGCTAACTCAATAAAAGCAATGAGAGCGGCAAGGGAAAGCGCAAGTGGTATGGACGCTTTCGGGTGGGCATTTGTAAGCGATACTGATATTGCTAAAAAGGGTTTAGTTGAGTTAAATATTGCTTTACAAAAAAGTTCTACCAATTATCAAGAATATAAAGACCAAATAATATCTGCTGCCAACGAAGTTGGTCTTTCTATATCTGAAAACGGCGATCTCATTGGTAAAAATATGTATGGTATGACCATTGTATTAGCTGAACATTTTGTAGCAGAAATGTCCGTAATAAAAGATCAATCGCTGTTAGACGGTAAAGAAATACGAGACGGTATTGTTTCTCCAATGGTAGAGGGGATAGAACAGCTAAATAAGGCATATTCAACTTTAGCCTCAACATTGTCATTGCTCAACAAAGATATATCAAATCTAACAAAAATAAGCTCTTCTGCTCTCGAAGGGAAATTAGAATTTACTGATATTGTTGATCTTATGAATACTTATCCCGACCTTATTTCAGCCTTAAAGGTTGAAGGTGGGCAGGTTGTATTAGACACAGATGCGGTAAAACAATATAACCTTTCTAAAATAGATCAGGCAATAGTAGCGAGAGAGGCAGCAGGGGCTACTGAACAAGAAACTGCGATATTGAAAAATTATCGAGATCAGGTTGCAAGAGCAACACCGGATAATAAAGAGTATGCTCATTCATTCCAAGATATACTAAATGCAACCAATAAGCTAATGGCGATTCAGAGTAAACCGTTAACTGCTACAACAGGTAGTACTACTGATATAGATTTAGCCGATTACAGTGAAGTTAATTTAGAGTTTGCGAAAATAGGCAAACAACTAACAGAGCTTAATTACCTAAACGAGCAAGGTGTAATTTCGTCAAATGAATATTTTGAACAACTGAAAGTCGAGTTGGAAAGTATTGACATGACGAAAACATTTGGCGATAACAAAGAAGCTGCCGAAACCTTCTTTAGCGGACTGGTTTATAACGCAAGCGAATCATTACAGCAAATAAATACAATGTTCGATTCTGGTGAAATTGGTATTGTTGACTATATGGGTGAACTTACCAAACTTACAGATGTATTTGGCGTTATAAACAATATGATGGCGGGGTATGGTGATGAAAGCGCGGAAGATAGTGCAGAACGAATAAAAAACACAGAAAATCTTACTGCTGCTAATGAAAAGCTAAAGAATATGCAAGAATTAGCATCGTCTGTAGATATTGCCCGTGGTAAAATATTAGACGAAACAATTCAAGTCGGCACAAAAGATTACGAAGAACAAACGAGAATCGTTGCTGATGCTGCCGCGCAATCTGGCGAAGTGTTTACAGATGTTCAGGGGAATATACTAAAAACATCAGACGACATATATAACTATATGTCTCAAAGTACTGGTAACTTTGAAATAGTGGCACAACAAACAGCAATATCAGTACAAAATGTTATTCGTGATGTAATGGCAAATATCGGTAATATGCTACATAGTTTAGCCGAAACTGTTAGAAACTTTGATTTAAAGATAAACATTAACCCCAAACAAACAGGTGAAAAGTTTGATCTTTCTGCTAACGTTTTTGGCAAAAACATAAATGTTTTGTCTATGAACGGCGTTGAAATTGACTTCTCTGGTAGTGATGTTGGTGGTCAAATTGCTAACTTTATTGAAGGAATAGGACAAGGTGCTACAGAACTTAGTACAACATTTACACTAAATGCTAATGTTTTTGGTTTAGAGAAGTTTAATCAAATTACAGGCACTGCAGGTAAAGCCAGTAGTGCTGTAAAAGATTTGGCTGATAGCACAAAAGATGTAGGCGATGCTGCTAAAGAGTCGTTAGATGCTTTAGGCGATCTACTTAAAATCACAATATCAATGATAAAACAGCAAAAAGAAGCAGAAAGAGATGCTCTGAAAACTGAGTTAAGTGATTTTAAGAAACTGATTGATACTCAGAAAGATTATATTGATAATCTTAAAGAAGAAGCTGATTTTCAAGACGAATTAGCAGATAAGAACAAAAGCCTTGCTACAATACAGCAAGAGCTAATTGATTTAGCAATGGATGATAGTGAAGAGGCTAAAGCAAAGAGATTAGCATTGCAAGATGAAGAAGCTAAAAAGAAAGAAGAAATAGCAAAGTATCAACGCGATCACCAGTACAGCGAAGAAAAAGAAGCTCTTGACCAAGACTATAAGAATTTTGAAACAGTAATAGACGCTAAAGTCAGAGTTATAGAAGAATATTTAGAGAAAAGCGGACAGATTGCCAATGATGCAATGGATATGATCAATAATAAGTCTTCTGCTTTTTATGCGAGTCTTATTGAATGGAACAGAGTTTATGGCGACGGGATTGATGCTACAGTCAAAGAGGCTTGGGATAGTACATACGCAGTATTAGAGAAGTACAAGAACCTTAATGACCAAATAGATTATCAATATGCTTCGCTGAAATTGCTGGAAGTTATTGAAAATGCCAAAAACGCAGCAAAAGAAATAGCGAATACGATAACTGCTATTAGTAATTTAGACACTTCTTTAGCCAATACTACATCTAATGTGGGGCAGCAAGAAATAAACTACGGTCTTGATCTGAATGGCAACGGTATTATCGGCAAACATACTGGTGTAAAATCGGGCGTTGTAGGTGGTCAATTTGCCATGAAATCCAACGAAGAGTTGGCTAAGTTATTAGATGGCGAGATAGTGGTAAATCCTCAACAAATGAACACGTTTATGACTAAAACTTTACCATCTATGATGGGGCAAGCAGCAACAAATATCGCCAATGCCGCAACAAATATTGGCAAAGTCATGGAAATAACAGTACAAGGGAATCTTGATAGCAGTGTCTTACCAGACATAGAGAAAATAGCTAATAAGGTCGTTGGTAAATTGAATAGTGCTTTAGGTTCACGCGGTATTGTCAGAACAGCAAAACCGTTTTCAGTTTAATATAGACCCTAAGTATTACTAAAACAGTAATACTTAGGGCTTGTTATTATATAAAAGGAGAATAAATGGGTTTCTTTGCTCACACGTTTACATTTGATGGCATACCAAGTGAAACTTATAATTTGTATATAGCATCGCCTTCGGGTGGCGATGTTACTACAAATGGCGCGAATGATGTTGAACTTGTAACAGATATGCCTTTTCGTAGATCAACACCTTTTCTATTAGGCGTTAAACAAACGCCAGTTTTGGAATTTCCAGTATCCATTTATACACCAGAAGAACTAACCGCAATGGAGACAACTTTGGTACAAAAATGGTTATTTGGGCAATTACAATGGAAAAGACTTAGAATTATGCAATATGATATGCAAGATATTTATTTTAACGTTTTTTTGAAAGAACCGAAAATACAAAGGATCGGTAATAAAATAGTGGGCTTTGATTGTACTGTCCATTGTGACTCCCCCTGGGGATGGCAGGATATTAACCCTTATACCGTTACATACTCGACTCCTCCTTCCAGTGCCACATTTACAATAAACAATATTACTGACAACATTGACTACACATATCCTGTAGTAACTGCTGTAGTAAACGGAACAGGTGGCGGTAATTTAGTACTAACAAATAATACAGATGTAATTACCACTACTCAGAATAGTATTGTGGCTAATGAAACTATAACGATCAATTCAAATTTACAAATGATCTATTCGTCAAGCGGGTTATCTATATTTGACAATTTTAATGGTTTTTGGCCAAGATTGTTAAATGGAATCAACGCATATACTGTAAGCGGACAAATTTCTTCTATTAGCTTTGTATATAAACTTGCGAGAAAGGTTGGTGGGTAAAATGTATGTAATATATGACAAATTCAACAGATTAGAAAAGCCAGGTATATATCTATGTAATCCTGATTATTCGCGTCAATTTTGTCTTGATAGTGTTTCTAATAATGTAAAATTAACATTGCGCTATAACTCTGCTTCAGATTTAACGTTTACTATTCCGAAAATACAAGTTGTACCAGCCAGTCAATACCTTCCTGCCAACTATCCATATAATCACATCGTTAGCAAAAAGATAATTGAATTGGTGGGAGTCGGATATTTTATTGTTACTGAAGTAGAAGAGCAAAAAGAAGGATATGAGATAGATACCAAACTGGTAACTGCAAAATCTATAGAAATGGAATTGAGCAATAAGAAAATATTAGCGTTTGGTACTACTGCTGCTGTACCATTACACGATGTATTAACCCCTGCTAACGGATTACTTGGAAAAATACTAACAGCATACGCTCCAAATTGGACAATTGGTACTGTAGATGGAGCATTGTTGACTAAATATAGAACGTTTACAGATGTAAACGATACTACTGTATATGATTTCCTAATGAACGATGTTGAAACAACCTACGGATGTGTGTTTATATTTGATACAACATTGAAAACAGTAAGTGCAAAAGCAATAGCAACCGCAGCAACAAGCACAGATATTTACATTTCTTTCGATAATCTTTTAAAAAGCGGAAGTCTCACAGAATTATCAGATGAAATAACGACTGTTTTGTATGTTTATGGTGCTGGTGATATGGATATTCGTTCTGTAAACCCCATTGGTGGTAATAAGATTTATAATTTTAATTATTATAAGTCAACAGAATGGATGTCTGCTGGGTTAATAAGTGCTATTTCTGCCTGGGAGTCCCTGATAGCGGCAAATCAAACAGCTTATGCTAATTTGATAACATCATATAAAACATACAATGGGGAGTTGGTTACATTACAATCCACTTTAACTACAGATGAAGGAACTGTGGCGACATTACAAGATGAACTAAAAGTAATGATTAATGCGGGTTGGGGTACTTATTCGACTGACCCTGCTTCTAATTATGTATTGTTTTATGCACCTAAAAAAGCAGAATTAGACGCTGCTGAGATTGTTGTAGCAAATGACAATGTTGCAATTACTAATAAAGAAGCTCAGATTACTGCTGTTGAAGCACAAATAACTGCTATAAATACTCTTTTGGATTTTGAAACAAACTTTACTGACCCTCAATTAACAGAGTTGAACAATTTTATATTTGAGAATACGTATCAAAACAATAACTTTATTCAAACAGACACTATGACACTTGTGGAAATACAAGAAACATCACAGGAACTATATGATCAAGGTCAAGAAGTTTTGGCGAAAGTAGCTCTTCCAAGATATGAGTTTACTGCAAGCACTATCAACTTTCCCTTCATTAAAGACTATTTTTACTTCACCAATCAATTAGCTCCTGGTTGTGAGATTACAATTGATGCCAGTATTCCGCAAACTACAAATTATATTCCTGCTACGATTACAACAGTTGTTCTTGAAATTGCAATTGACTATGATAATCCAGAAGATTTTACATTGAGCTTTTCTAACCGATTGCGCTTAGACAATGGAAAGTTTGTGTACAGTGATTTGGTTGGTCAAACAGTCAAGACAGGAACAAGTGTAGATTTTGGGCAATATAGTTGGTACAATTGGGATAAAGAGTATAAAGGTAGTGTTTCCACTTTTATTACTTCTGCGTTAAATGCTACTGTGAACAATTTAGTGAATAGCACAAATCAAGAAATTATAATAGATCAACACGGGTTACGAGGGAGAGAACTCGCTACGCCAGGTGTGCCTGGTATATATAAAGACGAACAGTGCTGGCTAACTTCACAAGTGTTGGCATTTACAGACGATAATTGGAATACTGCCAAATTAGCATTGGGAAAAATAGATACTCCTGATGGTAGCACTGCGTATGGAATAATTAAAGACATGGCAATTTCAAAAAAAATATATCATAAGGAACTAATAATATGATTTTAACAGAATTTGTAGAAGTAAAAATAGGGGGAAAAAACATAAAGCATTACAATCGTTTGGGATATAATGTTAAACTATATGATATTATTATTGTTCCAATAGAACATTTGACAAAAGGAAGTCATTATAGAGTGCTATTAAAGTGTGATTATTGCTATAAAGAATTTACCAAAATATATAAAACGTTATTTAGAGAAAGGAACGATTCTGTTATAAAAAAGGATTGCTGTCAACAGTGTATAGGTAAAAAAGATAAAGAAGTTAATATGGCATTGTATGGAGTAAGCAGTCCTATGTATCGGCAAATTGTAAAAGACACCATTAAAAGCACAGTGTTTTCAAGATACGGAGTAGAATTTATTTCTCAAAATCCAGACATCGCTAAGAAAATATCAAATTCTCAACAATCAATGAGTAAAGAGGCGAAATTAGCAAAAAAGGAAAAAACAAAGAAGACCAATAGAAAAAAATATGGTGTTGATTTTGCTTTTCAATTAGATATTTGTCGTAAAAATTTATTTTTAACAAGGACATGCGAATCATCACAACAAAAAAAAGTATGCGAAATATTAATTGATAAATATGGATGCAAAAATGTGTTTGCAAATGTTCCAGAATCTAAACTATTATTAGATATAGTTGTAATAATTAATGATGTTAAAATAAATGTAGAATACGATTCTTGGTATTGGCATGAAGAACAAAGGGATAGAAAAAGAGACGAGTTTTTAAAAACAAAAGGATATAAAATATTAAGAATAAAATCTGGAAAAAATATTCCGAACCCTGAAACATTATTTTTAAATTTAGAAACTTTGGCTAATAATGATCTTGCGTATTCTTATATGATATTGAAAGATTGGAATCAAGAAGGTTATTTAAAAAAGGGGAGATCATAAAATGAGCAACTGTATTATATTAAATAACGGAGATACTTTAATTATGGCGTCTGATACTGCTGTGTCCACAATTATAAACGGAGTTGGGGAACGAGTGGGTAATAATTATAAAAAAATATTCCATATAAAAAATGCTCTTATATTTTGTTCTGGAAAATTATCAATTGTAGAAGATGTAATTAAATTATTTGAGAATCAAGAACATATTGACGTTTATAAAATATCAAACGAACTAAAAAACATTGGTATAAAAAGGTCAAAAGATTATTTTAACATAGAAATTATTGTTGTAAAAATGAGCAATGACGAAATAGAGGCATATCAAATATCAGAATATAATAGTTTTAATGTTATTAAATTAGAATCCCCCACAAAAGGAAATATGTGTATTTTTTCTGCCGGAATAAAAAGTAAAAATGCTATTGCTATTTTAGAGAAAGAATTAGAAATGTCGAGAAATGTTAAAACAGTAATAAAAAACACGTATAAACAATTGGTGTGTGAAGAGATTGGCGGGTTTTGTGAAATATGGTTTATTTCAAAAAACGGAATTGAATTTATGTCAAAAAATGAAATTGACAATATTACAAATAATAAACGAGATTCTTCATTGCTTCTTATTATAGGAGATGTAATTTGTGGTCATCTTTTAGCAGGTAACAAACTGGTTATAGAAAATGAGGATGCTACGTTTTCAGTGGACGGCAACGGCGCGACTCTGACCAATGCTGATTTTACGGTTTATGGTAATAGCAACAATACTAAGATTCTAATTAGCCCAACAGAGGGTTTTCGTATTCAGAAATTAGTTACAGGAACATACGAAGATCAGTTTTATGCTGATCCAAATGGAAATGTTATATTTACTGGTACGTTGAGCGGTAATGCTGCAGAACTAACCACAGGTCATATTGGCGGTTTACTTATTACATCAGACGGTTTATATACTACAGACTTAGTAAACTATCTCAAGAGTAACGGAGACTTACATTGGGGTGCTTTAGACATAAGTGGATCAACTGCAACATTTAGTGGGAATATATATGCCGATAATATTACAACCAGTGTGGGCGATCCTGTGTTTAGTGGTGATTTGATGGTTGGTGATTTTATTTATGGCGGCAGTATGCACGGGCCTCACATCACTATAGAAATGGGGGGAACTGGATTGCCAAGAATTGTTACAGATAACGGATTGGAATTAATTGCTTCATCTCCAACTCCGTCACTTGTGGAAATATTATTGCAAGTAGACGATCCTGTCTTAGGAAACTACATTTCTTTAGGTCAAGGCACAAGTTCTTTATATATAAACGAATTAGGATTAGATGTTTCCCAATGTTCTACTATAAAAGTAAATACTACTGATTATGCAATGGGAGCGAGTGTTCCTGTCGGCGGTGTTACACTGGTTTTTGAAAAAGGTTTATTAATCAATGTCATTGTTTAGGAGATTTTAAAATGGAAAAAGAATTATTAGAAAAAGTCAACAAGTGTTTAACTGAGTGCTATCAAGCCCTCAATATTTTAAAAATTGATGCAACTGATACTAATTTGGAGGCATTATATATAGCAAAAAACAACATAAAAGAGGTGGCTAAATTATTGAATGCCCCCAATAAGGAGTAACAATGAGTTATACATCATACGAAACTTTGAATAATTTAGGCGAAGTTTCATTTATTGCTGGTACTGAATATGAATTTACATTTCATTATTTTACTGACTCTTCACTGCTTAATCCTGCTGATTTAACTGGTTTTACATGCGTTTTTAGAATGGCACTATATGGACAAACAACGGTTTTAACAAAAGCTGTAAACGGGGTTGTTACTTTACCTAATATTGTTACTGTTACATTGGCTACGGCAGATACTGAGGCGTTATTTGGCAAATACCTTTATCAGCCAGTATTACAAGAAACTGCTACCAGCAAAGATTATATATTGGGGCAAGGTACTATAATTATATCGCCCCAGATTGCGAGTAGTTAGCATGGATAATCAGAAGGATTTTTATTTATATTTTCCAGAAGCACCAACCGCCGATTTAGAGCTATATACTGATAGTATCATAAGTAATGTTTTGACTGTAAGAGAATATGATCATAATCCTTCTGTAGCAAATGTTGTTACAATAAATGTAAATAACGGCACTCTTACAGATGACAGTAATGGCGAAATTAGTTTAGACAATGGCGGCTTAATAGAATTACAACGAACAGGTGTACATTCTCTATTTTATCCAATGAGCGGTGCAGGTTTAACTTCTTGTTTAGCAGCGTGTACCACTGGAGATACAGTGTGGTTACCCGGTGGTACAATTGCTGAAGCGTCTTGGACTATTCCTGTGGGAGTAAGCATTGTTGGTAAGGGACTATCAACTATTCTACAAGGTACTCTTGAAACAGGCGATACAAGCACAACTAATATAAGTACTTTGAATGTATATTGTACTGGTGCTGTTGCTGTAAGTGCTGGCGATGGTATTACTAATATTAGAGATTGTAACCTGTATTCGTCAAGCAATACTGCGCTTTATGTTTCTGCTTCAGGCACCGCTAATGTTTATTTTAACACGTTAGAAGGAGAATTAGGATATGACGGTGTAAGCGGTTACACTGTTAATTTATATAGTGTAAAAGTCATAAACAATGTTGGATCACCTGTTGAACCCTTAGCCAGCGATAGATCGGCATGGGATGTAACAGTAGCAATTGCCAAATTACATGCAAGTGACATACAAGCTGAAAACTATGTATATCACTTGCCGCCAGCCACTACTAACGGATACATACCTGTAGTTGTGGACGGTTATTGGGAAGAATCTGCGCCTGGTACTGCAGGAGTACCCGCTCTGATTCATCATACTCAACACGAAAACGGCGAAAGCGATGAAATTAGTGTTGCCGGATTATCGGGAGTACTTGCCGATAAACAAGATGCGGATAAATTACAAGGGAGAGATGTAGATTCAACTCTTCCTACTGATACACAAGTGTTGAAATGGGATGATGGAACATCAAAATGGAAACCAGCAGACGAAACTCCTATAATAGAAAGCGATGAAACTCCTTTAGCTAAACGAAGCATTCTTGATTTTCAAGGGTTTCATTTTGATGATGATCCTGTAAATGATAGAACAATTGTTTCTATTGTATCTGGTACTGGTATGATTACTCCTGTTGATAACGGAGATATTCCGTATGTGGTAACAAGTGAATGGCAAAGCATGAGTCCTGCTGAAATAGGATATGTATTTCCGCCGGTTACTCATGCAAGTAGACACGAAAATGCTGGGGCTGATGAAATTAGTGTAGTGGGGCTATCAGGATTATTGGCAGACCCTCAAACGCCGGTTACTCATCACACCAGACACGAAGATGGTGGAGATGATGAAATATCTGTAACTGGTTTATCTGGTTTATTAGCAGACAAACAAACCCCATTAGCACATAAAGCTACTCATCAATTGGGCGGTAGTGATGTCATAAATGTTACAGGGCTTATTGGACTACTTGCTACGGCACAAACCCCTGCTTATCATACTCAAAACTCGTCTACAATTACTACGAGCGGACTAACAGGCTATTTGACTGGATTGACTGATTTGAGTTCAATATTGACCAGAATAGACAGCATATTGACTACTGCTCATACTTGGACTCAGGCACAAACTATTGCAACCATAATCGGAAATAAATTTTATCCTGCTTCTGATAGTACAACTGCTATACAGATTCTTAAAGCAGATGCCACAACAATAATTGCTAATTTTGATACAACCAATAGAAGAACAAGTTTTGATACTATTACCAATACTCATAGAATAAATATTGCTAATGGGCATGTCAATTTTGAAAATGTTACTAAACCTGCTCAGTTAACAGCGGCATTAGCTGGTGCTGGCGCAGGGAGTGTAAATAACGGAGATCATTATTATTGGGCTACGTACTTGACTGCCTTTGGTGAAACTGCGGTTAGTACTAAGTCAACTGTTGTTACGGTTACAGACAATACAACTGATGGAAAAGTCAATGTTTCAGTTGTAGCCAGTACCAATCCTTCTGTAACAAACATTAAGTTATATCGCTCTTCTATAGCAGGAGGCGCATATGCAGCATACTTGCTTGATACAATAGCTAATACTACAACCACATATGTTGACAATAAAGCGGATTCTGCATTGGGAACAGTTCGTAGCGAGGGAAGAGATAATACCACAGCCGGTTCATTTTATTTAAACAATATAAGAATGATGTACCTGATTGATAATGTTCTTCTTGGTCAAAATTCAGCACCAAATATTACCACAGCAGCACAAATAGTGGCAGTAGGAGCATATTCGCTTGGTAATATAACAACCGGCTCTTATAATGTGGCTATTGGAAGACAAGCCCTATATGGTATAACTGACGGGTTACTCAACGTGGGAGTGGGGACACAGGCTGGTCTAAGCAATATACACGGATCAAGTAATTCTTATTTTGGACATGGCGTTGCCCCAAATCATACGGGGTCAACGTCTGTAATTATAGGAGCAGGCGTTGGCGGGGCGTGGTTAACTTCCCAAAGTAATATTTTAGCGATAGACGTTACTAATACTGCAACGCCTTTAATATACGGGGACTTTAGTACTGCGGGGCGATCTGTTTTGATAAACGGTACTTTAGGTGCTACAAGAACTGACGCTATAACAAACACCATTACTGAAATGTTCAATGTTGATCACGAGTCAAGCGGGACTCCAGCAACAGGTTTTGGTGCAAGAATATCCACATATTTAATGAGTAGTACTACTGCCAGACAAGCAGCAGGGGCATTTGATTTTATTTGGAGTACTTCGACTCATGCTTCTCGTACAAGTAGACTAATTGCCAAACTTGAAAATAATGGAGGAGCGTCTCTTTCAGACATATGGTATCTTGATCCATTTAAAAGCACTTTGCTTTATGATACATCCAATTACTTTGAAACGAATGTATCGAGTGCTGGTTTAACAACCCTAAAAGCAACTGGCACAAGTGCTGGTATAGATATAAACAATGTTACTCGTATTGGCGATATAACTGGCGCAAAGTATTTTAGTGTTCTGAGTACTGGTGTTGCTAAAACAATGGGAAGACAAGTTGCTGTAGCTGTAAAAACAACGGATTATGCGCTAACCGTTAATGATGAGTTTGTAGTCTTTACAGCAAGCGGCACAGCGTTTTTACCAGCGGCAACCGGTTCAGGGCAAACGTATCGTATTGCAAATGAGGGAACTACAGGTGTGGTTGTTACAATTGATGCAGACGGTAGTGAAACAATAAAAGGCTCTACTACTCAAGCGCTATACCCTGGTGAAGATTTAGTTATAACCGATTATGAATCGGGAAAGTGGGCATAAACAATGACAAAGATACAAGCTACACAAATGCTTGGTATTGACGGTCTTCCTCATTCATACTTGTCAGAAGACGGGGCAATGGGTGTGTGGCCTTATTTACAAGCTATTGCTGAAGGAGATGTGGCAAATCATATTGCTTGGACAAAAATAGGATATACTCCAAACTGCAATAGTGTAGAATCAGACGTTTGGAGTTATGGGGCAACACAGCCTGTTTATATTTATCCTATAGCTGCAGCGGGAATGGAAATTCTTAGTAGCGATAATACTCAAGATATTGGAACTGTTATTAAAGGCGATGCTACTGGTAACACTGTTCAAAGTGATGCTGGAGGTTCTACAACCACCCTATTGGATGCCGATGTAGACTTCACGGCAGCAACAGCCGTGGCAGCAGGGGACTGTATTATTCTCGATCCTCACGGAACAACTCCTGAATATGGCTTTGTAACAACAGTTGCTGCGCATACTCTTACAATATCAAACGGGTTTTCGTCTGGTGGAACTGGTACGTCTCGCTATTACGCTGTTATTGACAAATCCGCTCATACTGGTGCGCAAATAGTAGGATTTGATTATTTAGACGGGAGTCACGCGGAAAAGAAGGAATTGGTTGTCCTCAATGGTACAACCGTTGTTCCAACGGTAAACACTAATATTTATCGTATCAATTCTTTCAGGGTGTTATTTGCAGGATCGACTGAAAAATCAATAGGAAATTTATCTATTCGCGCAACTGCTGATACTCCTGTATATAGTTATATTCTTGCTGGGTTTACACGAGCAAGAAATATTGCATATACTGTCCCGACAGGTAAAACATTATATGTAACAAGTTACGTTGCTGGATTTGGTGTATCTGCGGCAAGTGCTAAAAATGTATATGCGAGAATATTTACAAAAGCAAACATTGATCCTACAACAAAGTTCAATACTGGTTCGTTGTTTTATCCATTTTCGGAGGTAATGATGCAAAATACAACTGTTGTTATACCTCTTGAAATACCGACAAAGCTACCCTCAAAAACAGATATTCGTATCGGGTGTATTAGCTATGTAGATGCTGGCGCATGTAATGTAATATTGCGAGGGTGGATTGAAACTAATTAGGAATTATATAGGAGATAAAATATGGCAACTCAAACACAAATAAGCGATATTGTTA